GTCGTCCTCATGGGAGACACGGCCTTCAAGCGCAGCGCAGACACCCTCAGCGCCACGCTCACAGTCGCCCTCATCAGCGCCGTATTCGCATCCCCGATCTTCACCCCGGCCACCTACCAGGTGCCCGACGTGATCCACGCCTGGGTGAACTTCGGCCTCGCAGTACTCGCATTGCTGTTGATGATGGTGACGGTGTGGAACATGTTCCGCCGCTACCCCGACGTGCCCCTCACGATCCACTGGAGCGCGTGGGCTATCAACGGCATCATCGGCTACGCCCTATGCGGCTTCATCCCCACCATCCACTTCATCCACGGCATCAGCCCGTGGGCCTGAAAGGAGCATGATCATGAACGGTAATAAGCAGCATCCATCAGGTCTTGAGGCTTTGGTCATGTGCCTCGCGTTGGTCGTGATCCTCTGCATTTCCTTCTATGTGGGCACCAGCGGTATCGGTGCAATCATGAAGCGGGCAAATGAGTCCCACTCCGTCAATCACGTAGGCACCAGTACTGTCCCTGACGGTTCTCTCGACGACCTCAACAACCTGACCGTCAACGACAACCCCGCACCGCCCGAGAAGTACAACCGGGTGGAGCAGTTCGGCCCCGCCTGGAAGGACGTGGACCACAACGGCTGCGACACGAGGAACGACATCCTCGCCCGCGACCTCAAAAACATCAGCGACCGACGTAACACCTGCGTCATCACCGCCGGCCAACTTGCAGACCCCTACTCGGGCAAGTGGATCGACTTCCGCAAGAAGGACGCATCGAAGGTGCAGATCGACCATGTTGTCGCCCTCGAGAACGCCTGGCAGTCCGGCGCATACAAGCTCACCCAGGAAGATCGTGAAGCTCTCGCCAACGACCCCGACAACCTCCTGGCCGTCAACGGTCACGACAACATGGCCAAGGGCTCCAAGAGCGCAGACCAGTGGATGCCACCCAACGCCGACTACGCCTGCGCCTACGCCTCTAAGCAGGTGCAGATCAAGAGCCGCTACGCTCTCACAGTGACCAGCAGCGAGAAGCAGGCCCTCGCCGACGCACTGGCAACCTGCACCACCAACTAGAAAGGCCTATACCAATGGCATCATTCACGACAGCGCAGAAGCGCGAAGTAATCCAGAGACATTATCCCACTGCCAACAGCATCGCCGTGAAGGGCAACGTCTTCTTCGTCGCCTTCCCCGATGCGGAGCCCATCATCGGCTGGCTCCACTCCCCGCGCGAAACCCTGTGGATCCAGGCAGTTGTCCCCGTGAGCGCCTGCCCCGCCCTGCGCACGGTCCCACCGCGCTGGTTCATTGAAGCAGCACGACCCTACATGCGGGGCGATGAGCGAAAGGAGCGGTACCTCTACACGCTCCTAGCAGCTCAGCAAACATTCCCATCGGGGGATTACATGCGCTGGATCACTCTCAATGAGGGGCATCCGCTCAGAAAGGCGTTTGGTGACTATTGCGCCTTCGACATCGAAGGCAAGGAGACAGAGTTCCGCATCAAGAACGCCGAGTTGGAGACGGTCAGGACCATTAAGAAGGCCGACCTCCTCTACGTGCTCACGGATGAGCCAGGTAGCCTCTTCTACGAAGTAACACCTTTCTGATAGCCATGACTTACACGACAAAAGATATTCGCCCCGTCTTCGAGCGTGACTGGGGCATAGTCCGCAGATTCGTCGTCAAGGGAAACGTTGCGTTCAGCGTCATTGGTACGGGTGTTCCAGTGTTCGGCTTCGTTGTTTCCGCCGCCAAGCCTCGCGTGGAGCCATGCGTGAGCCTCAGCAGCACCTCGGTTCCTCTGGACGTGGTGCCGCCCCAGTGGTTCGCGAACGCAGCCACCGAGTTCATCACCAGCATGGGGACTGAGGCGCAACGGAACTACTGGACTACGCTCGTCGCAGCCAGCAAAGCCCTTGGTGGCAACAGTGGACACATCCAGCTCGACGAGCAGCATCCATTCGCACAACACACAGGGGCAGTGAGCCTCACCGTGTGCGTGAACCGGGTTGAAGCTGCAAACCGGAATGGAGACATGGTAGGTGTCTACACGAAGCCCGGCATCATGCACGCCCTCACCTCCCAACCGGGACCGATCATCTCCTGGTCCTAATTGCGGCCAAACCGGAAGGAATGAAACATGGCTTTTGCACCAAGGGATGAAGGCTATGTGCCTCCACATCTCCCGACTATCAAACGTGAAGTTAATAAGTTGATGGATGGCGTGAAGCGAGTCGGAGCGAAACAGACAAACGTATTCGTTAGCGCCACATCAGGCTACCTAATCGGCAACATCACTAGGGGAGCGTGGGTGGGGATGCTTACCCCTGTGGAACGATGCCCCGCAATGGACGTGGTTCCCCCTAAGTGGTTTGCTCGCAGCGTCGAAAAGGCCTTACGGGTAGGCACGCCGCAACAGGTCGCCTACGGGCAAACCCTCCTCATACTGGCCGAAGCCACATACCAGGGGAGCGGCTGCATTACCCTCTCCGACAATCACCCCCTAGCTGTTGGAGTTGACGGTCTACAGTTCTGCCTAGATTACGGAACAGTGCGGGCATATGATCGCCACGGCAATATCGTCGGACCATCAATCGGGAAGAACCGACTAGCGCAGATCCTCACTGCAAACCTGGGTGAGATCGCATTCATGGAATGAAGCCTGACCCACCCCTCATTCTCATCACGAGCGGCACCTCCCCTCTGAGCACATCAAGGGAGGTGCCGCCCCATGTTGCAACATACAAGGAATCAACTGAAAGGAACAGTAATCATGACACCGAAACAAAAGCGCCCCACCGAGCTCACCCGCGACACGGTCCACGCGCAGAAAGACCTCGCCAGCGTCCTACGTGCCTGGGCTGACGACCTCGAAAAGGGAGGTGCAGACATGGATGCGCTCGCCCGACGTGGGGAGCTTACTGCATGGGCTCAGAGACGTGCAGAGCGTCAGATGCGACATGTGAGCGCAGCGTTTGAGCGCGTGATTACGTGCGCGTCTTCGGCTGATCGTCGAGGCGTGTCTGGTGGCCGATGAGGTCACTGTGGAGAGTCCCCCGGAGCTGCTGGTTGGTGGTTCTGGGGTTTTCTCAACCCTAAATAGTGTGTGACCCACTTAACCAATTAGGGGGATGTTAGCGCTTGCGGACAAACTAACCCACAAGCTACGATCAAACCCATAACCCAGTTACACGAGAAGGAGACACCCCCATGACCACCAACACCACCATCAACTACACCAGACTCGCCGACACTGCGGCCAAGACCTACACGACCTCCCGAGATGCGCGCTCCCGCGCCGCCGCCAACCTCGCCGTCGTAGACAACGACCGACGCGGCTACCAGGACATCATCACCGCCGACGGACACATCGACGTGCCCCTATTCGCCGCCTGGTTCACCCAGGATGAAAAAGACGAAATCTCTCAGCGAGCGTCCGCATATTACATGGCCGCCAACAAGTTCGAGGAGTACACGCGGGGCACCATGCACTACTTCGAGGACGCGATGGCCGTCAGTACCGCCCTCGCGCTCACCACCGAGGTTCACCGCCTCGTCCACCAGGACAGTAACATGGGTGCTCTCCTGCGCGAACTACGCGACAGCGAAGAGGGGCAGGAACTCGCCGTCTATCCCGACTTCTCTAAGATGTTCTCGTTTGTCGCCAATTTCGAGTGCCGCGCCAACAGCGCCAAGGGCGCTCTTCTCGATAGCGCATCTGACACCCTCCGCAAGGCAATGGCACCCTACAACAGGGGCGCTGTGACGCTCATGCTCATCCGCTTCTTCAAGAGAGACACAGACGAGCATGGAAACCTCGTCTACGACAACCACTACTTTAACCTCCGCAACCTCCCCACACCGCACGATGTTGAACGCAACAACAACATGCGCGCATCCGAGTCCAAGCTCTGCACATACGACACCGAACTCACCACAGGCAACTACGTGGAAGCGCGCGAACGCCTCAGCGACTCCATCTCGCGCGCCACCAAGAACATGCAAAACCGCATCAAGAACGGGCTGGGCACCCCGAGCAACTAAAAGAAGACGGACACGCAGAGAGAAAGGCCAAGACACCATGACCGCAATCACCACCACCCCCGCCCGCGCCCGACTCACCGACCCCCAGACAAGCTGGGACGCAGCCCTCGAAGTCAACGCCACGAAGTCGTGGCTCATCTTCGCGGAACTCAGGACCATCGAGAAGGATGAGTGGATCGGAGAGGAGTTGACCAACGAAAATGAAAAGCTGAACATCGAAGGACTCTTCACCGCCCTCACCCCGTCCCGTGTTCGGACCATCGTGTCCGACTGGAAGAAGCAGGGGTACGTCGAAGAACTGCCCAAGCGCGCTAAGACCTCCACGGGGCGCACCGCCAAACTTCACCGACTCACCCCACAGGGGCGCGAACTTGTCGCAGTTCTGCGCGACATCAACCGAAAGGCTCATCAGTGACAGAAGAAGACCCATCCCCACCAGTGGCGGAAACACTCGCCCGCCTACAGCTCACCCTTAAAGCGCGCCAGACCAGCATCGCCCATGCTCTCATCACAAGGGCGCGCATCAATGCCCGAAACTACCCGTCGGAGGCGACACTGCCTCCACGAATCTCACGCAAGAAAGGCAAAGCTCAACATGGCAGCGAAGAAGGAAGTTAAAGTCCTCCGCAAGTCAAAGAAGTGGGATGACCTCGCCCCGCGCATCATGGCTTACGCTAAGCTCCTCAAGGACAGGGTGAAGAATGCCGAGGGCCCCGTCAAGACGTACATTCTCGAAAACCTGGACGAGCGGTTCCCGGCAGTCGCACAGAAGGGCGGCTACAAGATTGATGCCGATGTCCACGGTGACTCCGGCACGCTCTCCTACCGCAAGCCCTCTCGCAAGCCGGGAACCGGCCTCAAGATCGTGGATGCCCTCGCATTCATGGCTTGGTGCGAAGAGAACGGTATTGAGCACAACGCTCAGCCGACCGTCACGTTCCCCGAAGAGTTCGTGACCCAGGAGAACCTAGCCAAGCTCATCGAACAGGCCGGTGGCGTGATGCCTGACGGCATGGATGACGACACCACGCTCAACGCAGCGACCCTCACGGTTCGCATGAGTGAAGAACAGGCCAAGCACCTCGTGGACGATAAGCTCACCGTCCGCAAGCTCCTCGAGATGCTGGAACTCAAGGAAGACCTCGCCTGACATCCCCTCACATGTAGAGAAAGGTTACCTACATGACCCCCAAGGCAAACGACGCGCAGCCTGTCGCCAAGAAGGCTGCATCCAAGGCCCGCGCCTCCAAGATTGTTGAGAAGGCTGAGGAAACCCCTGCGATCTCGTATGAGATGCCTGGCTACAAGGCGCTCAGTGAGGAGGAAATGCGCCGTGACTTGGCCGAAGCTGGCATCTACGCTCAGGCGCACGCGCTCGTGCCTTATCAGATGCGAGGAAACACGGGTGACATGTATCTGCTCATGCAGATCGCCAAGCACCTGAACATCCCGTTCGTCACAGCCCTGCGTGGCCTGTCGTTCATCGGTGACAAGGACGTGAAGCCCGCAATGACAGCGCAGCTCATGTCCGCGCTGGTTCGCAACGCAGGCCACACGCTCCGCGAGCAGTGGGACGCGGAAACCAACACGGCCACCGCCACCATCATCCGCAAGGACGACCCCGATTTTGAGCACGTTGCCGTCTGGGACGAGGAGAAGGCCCGTGTCGCTGGCCTATGGGAATCGACCCCCACGTGGGTCCAATATCCCAAGGCCATGCTCACCGCCCGCGCCATGAGCGAGGTGTGCCGTCATGCAGCGTCCGAAGTCCTCTTGGGCTTCAGTTACGTGCCCGAAGAGTTCCAGACTGCCGAGTCGGCCTCGCGTGTCCTGGATATGCGTGAGCAGGTGAAGCACGACATGGACCGCCTGCACCTCTCGAGTGAGAAGGTCGCCGAAGTCCTCGACGGCGTGGCCCTCCCCGGCATCCCCGTCGCCCTCATGACTCCGCGAGAGCTGGAGGAAGTCAACGCCCGTATCGGCGTGATCGAGTACGAGCGCGACAAGGACAAGATCGACGAAGTGCGCGAGCGCATCCAGAAGGGCCGCGACGTGCTGAACCTGAGCGAGGGCGCGTTCGCTGAAATCGTGCGCCGCAACGTGCGCCCCGGCAGGGGATACGACACCATGAACTTGCGCGAGGCAGAGCAGGTGCTCGATGTGCTCCTGCGCCAGGCGAAGAAGTCGGGTAACCGTTCCGGCCAACGTCAGGCTCAGCCCTCCCAGCAGGCACCCACACAGCAGCAGCACGCACCTCAGCAGCAGGTCCCAGTCCAGCCCCAGCAGAGCGCTCAGCAGCCTCGCCCGCAGGCGCAGCAGGGCTACACCCAGTACATGCCCGCACAGCCCCAGGAGGCCCCCCAGCAGCGCCCAGAAACGGCTCGCCAGCCACAGCAGGCCCCGGCTCCCGCCCCGCAGCAGCAGGCCCCCGCGCAGGAGTCCTACGGCCTCTACGACGAGTCTCAGCGCCCCGAGCAGTATCCGCCGCTTGGCTCCCAGAATCCGCAGGGCATCTCTGGCCGCATGGCGATGATTCAGCGCGCCATGAAGAAGCAGGGCGTCTCCGAGGAGGAACTGCCCTTCGTCCTCGCCTACGCCTTCGAAGACGACGAGCGTGCAGATGTGGATAACGTGGATGCGCTGACCATGGACGACATGACCATCCTCCTTGACAGAATCCAGCGTTACGCAGCAGAGAGCAAGCCTGCCCAGGAACCCACCGCTGAGCTCCCCTTCGACGGCGACACTCCCGCCGACAACATGGACGGCCTGGAATCGTCCTACAACGCGCACGGAGGCGAGGTGGACGATGACCCTGAGAACTGGAACGAAGGCTGGCCGGAAACGGCAAAGCCCGGCGGCGGCGCGAACCAGTAGTGGCCCTAGCCAGCAAACCCGTGAACTCATCTACGGGCGCGACATGTGGCGGTGCGCCAGGTGCGGTAAGGACATCACCTACGTCCAGTCCAGCATCCAGCACCGCAAAGCCCGCGGCATGGGCGGCACGAATGATCCGTCAATCAATAGCCCCGCCAACCTCATCGTCCTATGCGGGTCCGGCACCACGGGGTGCCACGGCCACGTCGAAGTGAATAGGCGCGAAGCCCGCGAATACGGGTGGGCGGTCTCCCAATACGCGGACCCCCACGACGTGCCCGTCCAATACAAGGACGGCCTGTTCCTCCTTGACGATGCCGGCCATCGCAACCCCACCAAATAACCACACAAACCATCACCTGAAAGGGGTGAACACATGTCCAAGCGAATTTATATCGCCCTCCCTATCGGCTACACGCGCGAGACCGCATACGCAGCCGAAGACGCTCTCGCCCTCCTCGGCTACGAGCCAGCCAACCCCGCCGACAACGGCACCAACGACCGAGCCAACCTGCGAATGCTCACCCAGTGCGACGGCGTACTCCTCGTCCCCAACTGGGAGACCAGCCCCATGAGCATGATCGCCGTTACCGTCGCCCACCACCTCGACATCCCTGTTGGTACATACGATCAGTGGTCCGCCCGCCCCGCCACAGGGGGACAGTGATGAGCCTCAACGACCAGGACAGTGGAGCGCTCAGCTCTCTCGTCATGCCCGAAGCCTGGACCGAGAGGGCCGCGTGCGTGGGAGCCCTCAACCCCGACGCTTGGTTCCCCGAGCGCGGAGCAAACGGCAACATGGAAGCTCGCCTCGCCCTGAGAGCCTGTGCTGACTGCCCCGTCAAGGATCTGTGTCTCAAGGAAGCGCTCGCCCAGGGCCCCTCCTGCGAGGGAATCTGGGGCGGCACCACGCACGCCGAGCGACGCAAGATGCTCCGCATGGGCTGCAAGACCCTCGAGGAGTACAAGGCCCTCACTGAGCCAAAGATCGAGGAACCCGCCCAGGCCCCCGAACAATCCGAGCAGGACACGCCCACCGTTGAACCTGCCGCCCCCGTGAAGGACAAGACCACGACCTTCCCCGACATCCTCTCGGAGGTGATGCAACTGCCTGGGAACTACACAATCGGAAGCCTGTTCTCGGGCTATTAACGGTGGCCTAGACCTCGGCGTACAACTCGCCCTCGGCCCCGCACGCCTCGCATGGGTGAGTGACATCGAACCCGGCCCCCAAGCCATCCTCGCCCAGCACCACCCAGACGTGCCCAACCTCGGGGACATCACGCGAATCGACTGGAGCCAGGTTGAACCCGTAGACGTGATCTGCGGCGGCTCACCCTGCAACGACCTGTCAATGGCCGGCGCTCGAGCTGGCATGTTCAAGAACACGCGATCAGGCCTGTGGGAGTCCATGTTCCACGCGATCGCAGTTATCCGACCCCGGCTAGTCGTCTGGGAAAACGTGCAAGGAGCGCTCAGTGCATCAGCTTTTAGCCTCATGGAACCCGACCAGGGACATCTGGGAGGACGGCCAACCGGACCTGTTCTCCGAGCACTCGGGCGTGTACTCGGAGACCTTGCCAGCATCGGGTATGACGCGACGTGGACAGTTGTTCAGGCTTCCGACGTTGGAGCGCCCCACAAACGGGCTCGAGTCTTCGTTGTTGCTCACCCCCACGGCCAACCTTGGCTCGAACGGTGGGAGCCAACCACCCGAGAAACGCCGGGCGGGCGGTCATGGCCCGACGTTAGCGGACGTGATCGAACACCTCGAACACTGATCCCCGCACCAACCGCATCAGACTGGAAGGGCGGCTACCACCAGGAGGGGAAGGGGATGAGCCTGTCTCAGGCGACCAGGTTCCTCCCCACTCCCGTCGCTCAGGCACCAGGGAACACTGCCGAAGCCCACCTACGGAAGAAGCCGGGCCGCACTCAAGTCACCGACTTGGGCATCATCGCCCGCGAAGGCCTCTTCGCAACCGGAGGGAACCTTCTGCCCACCCCGCAGGCCACCAACGCCACCTACTCATCCAACGGCTACGGCCCCAACCTGCACGAAACCGCAGGAACCCTACGCGACAGTTTCGGCCCCTACGCGCCTGCCATCGCCCATTGGGAAACCGTCACCGGGCGCGCAGCACCAGCCCCGACAGAACCGCCCCTGCGCGAGGGAGGCAAACCGCGCCTGTCTGTCCGTTTCGTCGAATGGCTCATGGGAATCCCCGACGGTCACGTCACGGGTGTGGGCCTCTCGCGTGAGAAGACACTGCGCGCCCTCGGCAACGGGGTCGTCCCCCTGCAAGCAGCCGAAGGTATCCTGCGTGCCCTCCAGCAAGAACGTCAAGCCGCCCTCGAGGAGGGCTGGCCCGAATACACGCAACCAACCAACAAGGAACAGTCATGAACGCCGTCGCGTATATCACCACACGCAACCATAAGGCCGACGCAGCTTACCTCAGCGCACAAGGCCTCCGCGTCACCGTCGAAACGGACCCAGACGGAACGCCATTCCTTGCGCTCGCAGTGCCGAACGGACACCTGTGCGAACACCTACACTACGTGAATCCAGGCGACGCGATCGTCTGGAACGCCGACCACAAGCCATTCTCCCCCACCGTCGTACCAGAGCCACTTGTGTCGGCCATCAAGAGGTACATCCAATCAACACAGAAGAAGTCGCGCCGATGAACGCTGAGGACATCCTCAACGCCCTACGCCACCACTATCCGACAGCGGCGTTCGTACCCGAGCTCACCATCAACGTGGCGTAGAAGAACCTGTGCGTGACCTGTCGCCAGGCGCGGACCTTGGCGAGGCTTTCTCTCTTCGCATCGGCCCGGCCCACCTTGATCTCGATAGCTGTGCGGATGCGCTTGTCGAACGTCAACTACCGCGACGACTAGCGTCGCGGTTTGTCCCTGCCCGGCGGTAATGGGAGCCGATTAACGTCGGTTCCTCCCGCTTTTGTCACCCTTACGGGCTGGCGGAACACCAGAGGGGTGGTTGACAGCACCCCGCCCAAGTCAGACCTTGTCCGACTGGGATTCAACGAGGCTCTGATACCCGAGCCGTTGAATATTCATCGCAGCCACACGATCATCATTAGACCTGTAGCCACAGTTCGAGCAGCGGTATTCGTGCAACCGCTTATCCCTATTCGCCTTGCGTACTGTGCCGCATTTCGGGCAGGTCTGACTCGTATAACGCGGGTCAACCACGATGACGGAATGCCCGGCTTTATTGGCCTTGTATTCGATCATCTGGCGGAGCTGGTAAAACGCCCAACTGACCTGCACATACCTGTCTTGCACGCGGACTTTTTCGGTTGCGTGACGAACACCCTCAAGGTTTTCCAACGCGAAGAGCGTGGGCTTGGACTGTCGGCTGACGAGTGCCTTAGAGACCTGATGATTCACGTCTCTCATCCAACGGTTTTCTCTCTTGCCGATCTTCCTGAGCCTGCGTCTTGCGCTGCGCGTCCCCCTCTTTTGCAGGGAGGCGCGTAGCCTCTTGTAATGCTCGCGCTTGCTTTTTACCTCCTTCCCGTCGTAAAAGTCGGTATGCCCGTCACCGTCGTAGCTGGTGGCGAGGAAACGGATACCCAAGTCCACTCCGACGACTTGCTGTGGTCGGGATGGTTCGGGTAGTTCCACGGTGCTAGGAATGAGCAGGAGCCACTTCCCGTTCCGGTTCAACAGTCGGGCCGTACCGAACTTGCCATGGCGGTATGGTTCGGGCATATGAGTCCAGTTAACGGGGACTTTGATTCGCCCTTCAAGAGTATTCACGCTCAATCGCCCGTCTTTGAGGATGCTGTAGTCTCTGTTCCATACGAGGTCGTAGCCGGGGGAATGGTATTCCGGTTGGCTGGTCGCCCACGGGCTTCCGTGCATGTCTTTGATGGTCCGATAGTTCCCGATGATGCGAATTATGGACGATTGCGCCATCTGCGCGCCCACGTGGTATTCATCGCGGAGCCTACGGTAGACAAGCTGGTTGAGCGTTTTCTGACTGAGCGTCCTATGCTCCCACGCTGTCTTGCTGGCCATGTTGCAGCAGTCGAGGTAAGCGGAGCACGTGTCGGAGAGTGTCTTAGATTGGTCGGGAGTCGCTTCGACACGCACTGCGTAGGTGAGCGTATTAAGCATGTGCCTCTCCCTTACCTGGTATTAGTTTCAATGACTGTTATTATAGTAACAGGTTATTGAAAGAAAGGGAAGGTGATTCCTCCCCGCCCACAAGAGGCTGGGAGTCCTCGCCAAAAAATCATGAACCCGCGAATCACGCAAGCCCTACGCCCAGCCGAAGATGGGGCCATGAAGCGCAAGAAGAAGCTCCGCTGGGGCAAGACCAGCTGGTGCGTGAAGCCTCCCCGCAAGATCCGGTACCGCACTAAGCTCGACGCGAAGCTCGCCCTCGCCTCCACGCAGCGCTCGCGTAACCCGCGACGCGAAGAGCGCCGCTACTACAAGTGTCCAGCGTGCAAGGGTTGGCACCTCACCTCACACTGACTACCGCGCGGTAATAAACCGTAGCGAGTTGAGTGCTTGGGTCTCGTTCTCCACGGGGGCTAGACCCGAGCGAAGCGAGCCGCATAGCGCATAACACTTACCTAAAAGGGTTGATATATGACCAAAAGGTGCGCTTTGGGGGACATGTTTCTACGTTCTGGTTTAGGTTCGCGCGCTACGGTGCTCCATTTGGCACGAGGTAAGCGCAAAAACCTTGTGACCCACTTAACCAATCATGGGGATAATGTGCCCCCAAAACAGTGGTACCGTTGCCACAATAAACCATCCATGCAGACACACAGAAAGGAACGTTGCCATGGAACAGAACCAGATCCTCGGATACCTCGGGGGCCTTTTTCAGAAGAACGCGCCGATCACCGACGAGGTGTTCAGCGCGCTCAAGGAGTGCCTGAAGCCCCGCAACCTCGATACAAATGACTATATGTCCGGCGAGACGGTGCGCATCCGCGCCGCCATCGACTCCCTCGGCTTCCGCCACGGCAAGAACCTCAACGCTTACGTCGAATACCAGGAGAACGAGGGAGAAGCACCCTTCGTCTTCCTCACCATCGAGTCCGAAGACGGCCACTTCTCCTCTCGGCATTCCAAGCTGACCTTCAAGATCAACGAGACCGGCTACGCGAACACTATCCTTGAGTGCTCCAGCCGCAACGGGGAAGGCTGGCACGCATACCAGATCCCCACCATGCTCGGCGTGGGCGCAGCGTACTACGCGCTCCTCGCGTGGGAGGCCTACAAGGGAATCGAGGCGGGTCGCCTCGAAGCGGTTGCGTGCGAGGATAACTGGAATAGCTACCTCGAAGACTATCCCGAGGTTGAAAACGACCCGCGCACAGAGGAAGAATGCCTCACCTCGGCGCTCATGCTCCTGGCGCAGAATGCCGAAGAAGTCGGCGATGAGGACGACGAAGAGGGGGGCGAATGAACGCCACCTACCTACCGCCCACCGACAAGGCTGCATCGCTCGCCTCTCTGCTTCAGGTCCACTTGGATCAGGCAGAGCGCGTCACCGACCCCCTCACTCATTTGGAGAACATCTCCATGGGCGACCTGCGAGTCATCGACCGTCGCAACGGTCGCGCTTACCTACGTGACGGCTCCACCGTCACTGCTCGCAAGAAGAGCAAGACTAGCGAGTGGGTCGTCGAAGCACGCGGCCCCATCGAAAAGAAAGGACAGTTCATCCGATGAGCTACAACCAGTGCATCTTGGGCGTAACCTTCGAGGCGGGCGACCTCTCTAAGGCGACCTTCACACAAGCCGACGAAGCGATGTTCGAGCAATGGCTCGTCAACTACATCGCCACCCACGACGAGCTCAGCAAACAGGGACGTAGGGGCTACATTGACCTAATGTTCGCCTGGGACTTCACCTACGGCCCCGACGGGCGACTCGTAGGCCTGTCAGCCCATTTCCCCTGGGATGCTGATTACGTCCCTAGCTTCTTCCCTATCGAGCTGGCGGGGACCAGCCTGTTCTTCCGCGAGCGCGGCGTGCGATTCAAGCTGGTCATCAACACGGCTGACAAAGAGGAAGGTGACCGCTGGCAGATCACCACCACCCACGGCGGCGTGTGGGAGGCTTGCGGGAAGATCGTCTACGGCAAGCGTGAGCGCATTGCCTAAGTCGATCACAGTGTGGGTGCCGGGTAAGCCCGAGACGCAGGGCTCTACCCGGTGCTTCATGCCCCAAGGCTCCCGCAAGCCGGTCATCGTCCACGACAACCCCCGGCTCGAAGCGTGGCGCACCGCCGTCACCTTCCTTGTTAAGCACGCCGCCCACAAGGCCCGCTGGGACACGCCCCTGGACGAGCCAGTCGAGGTAGTCGCTGAGTTCTACCTCCAACCTCCTAAACGACCACGGTTTAAACTCCCCGCCGTCAAACCCGACCTCGATAAGCTCCAACGAGCAATCGGCGACGCTCTCGGAAACGGGATACTCCGGGACGACAGTCGCATCGTCCACTGGAACGTGTGGAAGTACTACGGCACAGAACAGGGCGTGAAACTCACGCTCACTAGACTAACCCAGGAAGAAGTCACCAGACTCGCTCAGGAAGGAGAAGATGACCAATGATGAAGACAGCGAAAACGACGCTGCGTAGCGTCCTGTGCGCCGCTCTGTTTGCCCTCGGAACAGTCTCCACGCTCGCGTGGCTCATCGGCTTCGGCAGCGGCCTCGTAGCCTTGTGCGCAGCACTGCTGCACCCCTCCCTCGTCGTCGATGCGGCACTCCCGCTCCTTGGAGCTGGGGCCGTCAGCTTCGCCGCTAGAGGCATCTCCATCTTCGGCTTGCGCCTCATGACCCCGAACGACAAGCGCCAATCCCTCCGAACCGACCTCATTGGATGGATCGGCTTCGTCGATGACGAGACCTTGCGGATGACGCTAGATGCAGGAAAGGAAGTGCCAAATGGGTACGCGAAGACCACCAACTGACCAGCCGCGCCCCTGCCAACTCAGGCGCACCCCCGAAGCCATGCAGGTCACCAGCGACAACCTACGCCAGGTAGCCCGATGGTGCCACGGCGCTCTACAAACCGAGGGCGGCAAGATCGCCCTCATCGAAGTCACAAACACCATCACCTCACACACAACCACCGCCCACGTCGGCGACTACATCGTGCGCCGATACCGCGGCAACCGATCCATCTTCACCGCCATTCCGCGCGACGAGTTCGAGCAGGAATGGACACTCCGACCCATCAAGAAGGAACCCCGATGAGCAACAACGACAACGAGCTCCGCATCAGCGGAAACCTGACCCGCGACCCCGAGCTGCGCTACACCCAGTCCGGCAAACCCGTCGCATCATTCACCGTCGCCGTCAACCGCCGAGTCCGCGACCAGTCCGGCAACTGGGTGGACGGCACCACTCTCTTCGTGCAGTGCGTAGCCTGGGAACAACTCGGCGAGAACGTCGTAGAGTCCCTGCGAAAGGGCGCGACTGTCGCCGTCTCTGGCAGAGTCGAGCCCAAGGAGTACGAGTCGAACGGTGTGAAGGTTCGTGGCTTCGAACTGATCGCCGACGATGTCAGTGTCTCCCTGCGTCGCCAGCAGGCCACCGTCAAGAAGACCACCCCCTCACCCAGCGGTCAGGGTAACGGCTACGGGACGTACAGCCCCAACACTCAATACACGACAGACCCCTACAGCACAGGGGCACCTTTCTAGCCCAGACAGGACACAACAATGGCCAGCGCCTCCCACATGTTCCCGTTCATGCTCACCCTCCCCGACGGAACCCTCCACGATGCAGTCCGCATCTACGCGGAAACCCTCGAGGCCGTCGCCGAATGGTGCGGCGGGGAAGTGGGAGGCGCAGCCATCCCCGGCAAAGGCACCGTCGCCGGCATCCTCTACCCCACAGGCAAAGGCCACGATGCGTTCGCGCCCGTTGGCTCCTACCTCCTGCGAGGATCCGTCTCTGTCCAGCACATGAGCGCCGAAGAGTTCAACAAGATCTACACGAGCCTCTGACAGCCCATGCCCACCCAGACGGCGCAGCAGATCATCGCCACAGCACGCCGCAACGCAGCCGCACTCCCATCCGAGCAAGCCGCCGCCCGCGAGCGCCGCAACACGGCACGCAAAGCCGCTCACAAAGCCCGCGAAGCAGCCAAACCAGTACGCGCCGCACGAGAACTCCCACCCATCGACGGCGCGCACTGGGCAAAGCGGCGATACGGCTCCAACTGGCTCTACCCAGCAGTCCAACTCACCAGCCCCCACGCCGCACGCCTCATCACCCAATGGGCACCACGCACCACCCGCTACGTCGAAACCCCCTCCACGTGGGGCCTGTACGTGTGGAACAGCAGGCGCGGACCTGAACCCGTTCTCGCACAAGAAGGCTGGTACATTGTGCGCACAAAGTACGGGCTACGAGTAATGCAACCAGCCGTTTTTCAGCAGCTTTACGAACCCTTCGCGCCACAAAACAAGTAATACTCACCTAGCGGCAGGCAATGCCTGAAACTGCAACAAAACAAAGGTGGCAACAACCACATTACGCGCATTAAAGAGGCGTTTTTAGTTGCAAAACAACCACTTTCACAACCGCCACAAACTAATACGCCAACAAAAACAAGAAAATGCGCTTGAAAAACATTCAGCGTACATATAGGCTTTCCACGAAAGCACGGAGCGAGGGGGTGCTCACCCCCTCCATCAACACAGAAGGAGTCAATACCTTGACCGTCACTTTTAAGCGCTCGGCCCTCACGAAGGCCGTCACGTTCTTCGCGCTCGCGGGCCTGAGCGTTATCGCCCAGCCCGCGGCAGCGACGTTCGCAGCGCCCGACAATGCTACCGACGGCGCTCCCGCCGCCGCTACCCCCGATGGCGGCAATAGGATCATCGCATCGGACCCCGGCACATCTACCGCAACTGGTGGCATCAAGATCACCAACACGAACGTGAGCGGTCGTTACGGAGACAAGTTCTCCGTTAATGCAACGCTCGACATTAAGGTCAACTACGAGGGCGATAAGGTTGAGAAGGGTGCCACCTTCTCCGTCGGCCTGGGTGATGGCCTTCAGATCCCCAGCGGCTTCAACTCTGTGGCCCTCAAGGCCACGGCTCTCGATGGTTCTGAGAAGACCATCGGTCAGTGCGTCGCCGCTAACGGCACCTTCACCTGCACCGTCACTGAGAACGTTGCCGAAGTCCTCGGGGGCAACGGCTCCATCAAGAACGGCTTCGTAAAGCTCGAAGCCACCCTAACCAAGGCCAGTATCGGCAAGACCACCACCGATGTGGTAGTTGACGGCACCAAGCACACCGTGTCGCTCGGCAAGGGGGTTGTCGGCGAGGAAGTCACCCCCGGCGACCACAAGTTCTGCTTCTCTCACGGAATGACCCCGGAAGGCCTGTACGAGTTCATGTGCTGGCTCCAGGCCCAGGGAAACCCCGGTGACACGATCACCATTGTTGAGGGACGAGACGACATCACGTTCAAGAAGACCGTGTACACCACACCTACGGAACACGGCGACTGGGCTAACCCCTCGGCCACAGGCAAGGCAACGGTGAACGGAAAGACCATCACGTTTACCATCCCCGACGGCACCGGCACGCAGGAAAACCGTGTCGGAGTCCTGGTCGCCACGTCTGAGAAGACGATGACCAACACCGCCACCGTCAACGGCAAGGAAGTTTCTTCCACCGTTACGTGGCGAGCCAAGGGTTCCTCGGGCGCGGAAACCGACGAGGACGCCAAGCCGGTTCCACCCACGCCAACTCCGACCCCGGACCCGACACCGGAGCCGACACCGGAGCCGTCCGAGCCTCCGGCCCCCACGCCTGAGCCCTCGGAGCCTCCTGCTCCCACCCCGGAGCCGTCCACGCCTCCGGTCACCCCCGACCCTGAGCCGCCCGCTCCGACACCGGACCCCACCCCGGAGGCACCGAAGCCGGACCCGAAGCCTGAGCCCACCCCGGAGCCCTCGGAGCCCCCGGCCCCCACGCCTGCTCCGACACCGGATGCTCCTAAGCCGGATCCGAAGCCCACGCCTGAGCAGCCCACCCCGGACCCGAAGCCAACCCCGGACACGCCTCCGGTCACTCCCGACCCAGAGCCCAGTGTTCCCCCGGTCAGCCCGGACCCCAAGCCCAGCATTCCGCCTGTGACCCCTACCCCGGACCCCTCGGAGCCTCCGGCCACGCCTGAGCCGAAGCCGTCCGAGCCGACTACCCCGGTCACGCCCAACACGCCCAGCACCCCGGATACTCCTCCGGTGACCCCGAAGGCCCCCACGCCTTCCGCTCCCGTCAGCAATGGCGGTGGCACGCTGGCCAAGACGGGCGCTGACGCTGGCCTGATCGCTGGCGCTGGCGTGCTCGCCGTCGCCGGTGGCGCTCTCCTGGTGGCCCGCCGCCGCCAGAACAAGAACTGACACCAGTCAGCAAATCGGGAGGCCCCAGAGATGCAATACTCTCCGGGGCCTCCCCCTTTTTCACTAAGCAAGGTTTTTGCCTTACTCCACAACGCTTTTAATGTTGACGCAATAATGCACACAATGCTACAGTAGGGCATTAAGAAAACAATTCAAGGAAAGGAGCAGAAATGCTCAAGACAACGAGAGTCGTTAACCTGATTGACGACTTGGACGGCGCTCCCGCCGACACCACCATCGACTTCTCGGTCGGCAGTAGCCGCTACACCATCGACCTATCCAGCGAGAACGCAGCCAAGTTCCAGGCTGCACTCGCCCCCTACGTCGAGAACGGTCGCCGAGTCACTGCCACGCGCAAGCCTCGCAAGCCTCGCAGTGCAGAGGATCGCGCCAAGCGTGAGAGGGCGGCGAAGATCCGTAAGTGGGCCGAAGAGAAGGGTTACCCCACATCCGCGCGAGGCAGACTCAGCTCAACCGTCATCGCCGCCTACGAGGCTGCACACAAGGACCACTGACACTCAGCAGTAAGGCAAAGGAAATCATCATGAAGATTGTGTTTGAGGACAACATCATCGTTGACCCGTCTACCAACTCCGCCACCCCTCTACCCAATATGACCATTACAATCGGCTACAAGGACATGCCTGCCGTCGCACCCATCGACATGCGCGGCGAGGTGGACCTGTGCACTCTCCCGGTGGGGACGTTTATCGTCACTGTGGGTCCAACAAAGGACGTTACCCATGAGGACCACCAGTACATGAAGTGCAAGCGCTCGTGGCGCGGCTCCGACGAAAGCACCTGGGACGACCATTCCCTCGCGGAAGAGCTCACCGAGCAGACGCTCGCAGGCCGTCGAGCCATCGTCCGCGACATCCCCAACTACCCCATCTACTAAGGGAAGCAGGAGAATCGTCATGTATGATCCCGGTGCTCTCACAGAGCTCGCCCTCAAGAATGGTGCGAAGATTAGGCGCAGCGCAGATGAGATCGGCGATGCCGTTTTGGAGTCCCCACAGGCGAAGGTCGCAGAGTTCGATGAGCCTGACTACATTCACTTCGAGGTGGAAGAGGGGAGCGACGACATCAACGTGACTTTTGGTGTGCGCGTTTCTGCCCCTGTTAGCGTGTACCTTAGCAGCACGCCGCTTCCCGATGAGGAGTCTTGGGTCAGGCTCATGTGTGAAGCGGCGTGGGATACCACTTCAATGCGCATCAAGGAGGGTTCCCTTCGCATTGATGACGACAAGTTCAACTCCAGCGAGGCTGTGGCCGCAAATAGCGAGAGGCTGACGAAAGAAATTGAGCGGCAGGCTCGGGAGGAGATCGTATTTGATCGCTACCAGGTAGCAGAGCGCCTGAGCGGTAGTCTTCCCGGCAGCGAGATCGTGTCTCTTTCCTACCCGCATGATGACAGCGGGGAACACGTCGGCGGCTACTTCATGGACTACCTACATGCCGTTCGCTTAGGCCTTGTGGAAAGGCCTGAGCCGTGGGTGCAGGTACTCGTTGATGACCTGCGCGCCCAGTGTCGAGCACTGTTCGACGGCGAGGAGACGTACTGCGACCCGGCCAGCGCGGAAGCCGGGGACGGCTCTTTCCCCAACGACCTGTACCCCATCCGCATCAGGATCCGCAACATCCTGCGCGCCGGCATCCGTGGTGACGGCGAATGGGCGGCGTATGCTCCGCTGATCCGCGCAGTCACCCCCGAGACCGTGCGCAAGCTGTACAGGCTCCCAGAAGAACTCCCGCTGCTGAAGGTGGACGAACTGCCGGTCTCCGCCGAAGACACGAAGACCCTAGGAGAACTACTCTCCACCATGGAGCTGATCGGAGTGTCTACGCCCGATCAGGGAAAGCTGGTTGAGCACTGCCAGCGTTTACGGAAGCTACACGAAGGCTTCACGCACTACGCCGAGCTCTGGGAGCGTCTTGCAGAAGGGGACGCAGGGGAGGATGTGGTTACGCGCATCGCCGACTACAACGAGCAAGTCAACTCCGTCGAAGACTGCTCCAACGCCATCGCAGACGCACTCAGAGCTGTGGAGCGGACTCTCAAGGTGAACGGCGTTCTCCGTTACCTGTACCAGGCCCAGGAGAAGCGCGGTAAGGTCAAGCCCCTGCAAGACCTGGACTGCCTCGCGTTAGGCGCATACGTTCAGGACTCGCCCGACGCAGACTCCTTGGGAAGGGTCCATGGTGGGAAACCTCTAAGTGAACTGAACACGTTCTTCACGTATGAACAGGATTTCGCTGAAGCTGAGAGTGAGCGTGTGTACAGCGACAACGCTGACTTCCTTGCGCGCTATTTCCCGTTTCCGGTTATCGCAAACATTCCAGGTATTCGAGCATGGAATAGCCTGAACAGCATTAGCAACGAAAGGCTGGCTGCCCTAACCATCAGCGCGCTAACGCATAATCGAAAGCCGTGGTCGAAGGACGCGCATCGTGCTCTAATGACGGCTTTTGTAACTGCGGGAACCTATGACATGTCATACGTAGAGTCTCATGGTGCAGAGGAATTGTCAGCGGTTGCACCCCATCATGAGGTACTGGCTCCGCTGGTCGATGCAGCCAAAACGCTGTATAAGGATCTGCACAAGACGTACATGCTCCCGCATAGCGATGAAAACACTGTCTATGAAGTTGCTCAAACATTCATTGACGACATTAACGCCATCTTGCCGCTTCTTGACAGCTTGTATGAGCTAAATAAGCAGTGGATTGCCGTCAAAAACCACCTGCTGCGCGACGGCAGCACAATGGATAAGGAATACGAGCAGGAGAGGCAGGACCGTGCTCAAGTCGTAGACCTCCTTATGAAGAAGCTGGGCCTTGCGGATGCGGACCTGGAACGTGTTGGCCTAAGCCAGCAGCTTCTTCTTGGGGAGAGCGAAGCACTCTCTGAGTTCCTGGCGAAGAAAGCACTTATCCAGGTTTCATGGGTGAACTACCAGTTCATGCGGCCAGAGTATTGGGACGGTAGTCTCCATAGTGCCCGCAATGCGTCACATAAGGGGCTATTCAGAATTGCGGCCCCCGTGTCGATGATTGGGGCGCGTCATGGTGGAGTGCAGGGCATCGTAGTGGCAGAACTTATCCGAGCGTTTGGCTACTCAAATCACTCTCGACGCGATGTCGTTTTCACGAAAGAAGAATCAGAGATGGTTCTTGACTATGTGCGTAACGGCGACATTCAATCAGAGGTCCCCGTCGCTTGGGGAACTCAAGCATCCTACGCTAATGCTTTTAGCCCTCTCTCACGCAAAGTATGGAAGCCCAGCCCACTAGCTAAGGTAGAGGATCAGGCAGCACTCATTAGAGGCTTGTTTACGAAGCTAGACAGTGACGGCCATATCATCATCAGCCAGATGATTGCACCTGATACGGATGATGCGAGTGCAGCAGATGAGCGTGCACGCTTGGCACACGAACTCGAATCACACTGGGTATATAACGCCGGCTACTACGGTTGCATTGGCATAGAGAGCGCGCTCATCGCAGTTGGCGGAACGAGCAGGGGTGACACAAGCGTGTGGAACGGAGAAGTAATTCCACACTTCCGAGGAACAATCGGCGACCTGTTTGACCTTGACGAAAACGGATACGTGAAGCTCTCCTCGTACAAAAAGGCACAGCTCGTTGGAGGCGACCCACGGACACAATGCACGTATTGGCGGTTGGAGCGCGGGTTCCAATACGACTTCGTGAGTAGCTACAGGAAATAGGCGGAAGATCGCCAGTTGATCGTGCCCGCGCGAAGGGGAGGGGTCTACTTTCGGGTAGATCCCTCCCCTCTGCTGTGTGCGGGGCCTAGTTCAGCTCACCGTAGTGCCCTGCCGTCAGTCGGCGAGAAGGTGGTAGATGAGTGAGGGGCACGTGTAGGGCGTGGCTCCGAATCGCCCCTCGAGGTAGTTCTTGGTGATGTTGCTCCCTGACTGTAGGCCGGTGAAGTCGGAGAGCTGGTAGAGCGTGGTGGCCTGGGCGCTGTTCTTCTCTGTGAACCAGATGCGCTCACGGTTGCAGATGGGGCCGCGGCCAATGTCCATGAGTGCGATGTCGTGGCTCGTGAAGATGAGCTGGGCTCCCGTCTGGTTGACGGTGAAGGCGGTGAACCAGTTGATGATGATGCGACCAAGCTCCGCGTGGAGGGAGGCAGTCAGGTCATCCACGACAAGCACCTGCCCGCTGGTTAGCGCGTCAACGGCTGCGGCGGCGAGGGCCAGCCACATGATGCTCCCCGAAGACGCTGAGAGCGCCGTGTGGGGGACTGTGTGCTCCCCGTAACGGAACTCGAGGAGGTGGGGGAGAGCCTTCGCGAGCGTGACCTCCGCAGCCTCTCTATCTGTGGGCGTGTGGCGTGTGGAGCGTGCTGGCCGCTGGGGGGTGCGCAGCTCGATGCTCGTAGTGCCAAGGTCTGCGACCTGAGCGAGCGTGCTTAGGGCCGTCGTATCGAGGCGGCGCGACAGGAGGTGCCTGGCGATATGCAGGTATGCGTCCTCCATCGAGGGAGCGCCGACACGGAAGACCTTGACCCCAGTCGTGAGCGCGTCGCGGACGGGTTTCACCTGCGGGTCGCCCATGAGGGACGCTCGAGTGAGAACCAGTTCGTTCACGTTGACATGGGGGAGACCTTTTAGGCCGGTCACAGCCCCGTGCATGTCGCGCGAGTAGATGGTGTTCCACCGCTTGCGGGCAACGCGCAGGCGCTCCCCTGCAACGCCGTCTGCGTTCCGAGACAGGCTGTACTCGTAGCGCATGTTATCGAGGATGAACTCGACGCTGTAGCAGGTGGGCTTCGATGCGTCGTAGGGCCTGTAGGGGAGCGCGTTCGCCCCCAGGGGCAGGAGGGTAGTGATCGCACTCTTCATGTGGTGGAAGGCTTCTAGGATGTTCGTTTTCCCAGAGCCGTTGGGGCCGTAGATGCCTGCGAGGCGGTGCAGGTAGTCGCCCCACTGGGTGCCTACTGGCGGATTGAGGGTGCGTATTGCCGATAGGGCGAGGTTGAGGGTGGCCTCATCCCTGATCGACTTGTGATTGCTAATTGTGATGTTGAGCAGTTGCATACCCACAAAGTAACACACATAGGCGTATTTATGATATTTTTTATCACGAACACGCCGAACAGTGCTCCAAACCGAGAAAGCGAGACCGTCATGAAGGAAGTCCAATACATCCCACTTGGGGATATTTGGCCACAAAACCTATCCAAAGAAACACAGCAGGCGATTCGACACACCGGGTATCTTGCAGACCTAAAGCCGGACCACCCAGCCTTCACACAGGATACGAATAGCTGCACCATCTTCGCGCAGACGCGCCGCCGCACATGTCCAACCCCCGAGCTCCAGTACCACTGGGACAAAACCCGGCGCTTCCTGGAAGGAGTCCTCCGCATGAAGAGCGTGGACATCTTCTCCGTGGCCTACTGGGCATGGCAGACCTCCCTGTGGATAAAGGACGCGCAAGATGACTTCACGCGCCAAATGCACGAGCGCAGCGGCGTGCTCGTCGCCCCCGACGACGGGACCGTCGTCGGCTACACGATGTGTATGCCAGTCAACTCCACCTCCGGCACACAGTGGAGCGAATCCGTGCTCAGGCCCGACACATGCGAAGCCTACGGTCTCGACGCTGACAAGCCCATCCCGGTGGGGAACGGCTACTGGTTCGTACACCCCGCCATCATGTACGGCCAGCAGATCGCGCACGTCCGCTACGTCAACGTCGGTATGGGGGATGCCATCAACTCGTAACGAAGATGCGCCCAGACGAAGCAAACGAGATCCCTGTCGAAGCGACGAGCTTGCCCCTGTCGCTTCCTGCTCATGTGCGCGCCGTCGCCCTCGAGTATGCCTACGTGGGCGTGAGGCTCAGCAAGCATCTCAACCAATATGCAGGGTTTCCGCAACCTCAATCCCTGGATGTGGCAGACGTTGCGCTTGATCCGTCACATGCAGCGGAGCTCCTGCGCGCTGAATGGGGGCTTTCTGACAGGCCAGTCCACAGCATGATGCGCCTCCTCGAAACGGTGGGAGTGCGTGTCTTCTCTCTCGGACAGGGGCAAGCAGAGGTCAGCACGTTCTCCTTCATGTGGGAGGGGGTGCCTTACGTGTTCCTGCAAACAGGGTGGGATGCTGTAGCGCAGCGTTTTTCCCTCGCGAGCGAGCTAGGGCACCTCGCCCTGTACGCCACCGACACTGAACCAGTTGGCACGCTGCGCAGGATCGAAGAGGCTAAGGACTTCGGGCGAGCGTTCCTCATGCCGCCGTGTGCACTCTATTCCCATGGGAGTGCCTGGACATCGCGCGATGTCATCAACGCTTCCGTCATGTACGGAGCGCCTACAGGGGAACTGCTCTGCCACCTGTACGCTCTCGGTGTCATCAGCCTTTACCAAAAGGCTGAGGTCGCCGCCGACATCAAAGGTGATCGCCATAGCTGTCCTGTTGAAAGGTCGGAGCACCTACAGCGCGTCAGTCTCCACACGCTACGCGAAGCTGCCAGCAAGACCGGCATCAACGTCGCAACAGCATCCGAGTACCTGCGCGACCTGACCATCCGATCCGTATAACCAACTGGCATGAGCCCCTAGCGGCACTCTGCCCCTATAGGCACAATCATCCAGAGAGGAACACCATGAGGACATTCTTCATCGTTCGAGGAGCGCCCGGTATAGGCAAGAGCACCTTCCTCAGCCTCTACCAGGCCCGCGGCCAAGTCGTCTCCCTCGACGGGATCCGCGACGTGTTCGCCATGCCCATCCCCGACTGGGACGGCGTTCCCGGAAGGTCCATCTGTGGGGATACTGAGGGGACGATCTCCCGCGTCCTCGAGTCCGCCTTGCGGTCACGCTTCGAGCAGGGTGGGGACGTGTTCTTCGACGCGACCAACCCGGAGCTGCAACAGTTCAAGCACCTCGCCGACCTGTCCCGCGCCTACGGCTACCAGGTCGCCGTCATCGACATGCAAGGGAACGCCACCGATGAGATGATCCTCGCGCAGAACGCGAAGCGTGCGGGCAGTGTCACCTACGTCCCCGAAGAAGACGTTCTCAGGATCTCAACGCGAGTCCGTGAGGGCACCCGCGAGTGCCGCCGATACGCGGGACGTGACATGTGGGTGTCTGCCCAATGGGAAGAACGCGACTGCGGGCTGCACCTGGTCAACCTCGATGCCATGCGGGACTTCGTGCGCTCTACCATCAACGGGCACTACGTCAAGACGATCACCCCGAAAGCGGGGGAGCGCGTCGTCGTCATCGGGAGCGCCTACGGTGGCGCTCAAACCCTCAGCCAGGCACTCATGGAAGCATGGGACGCAACCAAGGACGCGAGCGCCGTGACATGGGTGTTCCTCGGGGCTACGCTCGCATCCAGCCCACACGTCGCCCAGGCATGGAAGATCCTCAAGTACTTCGAGACCCAAGCCAAGCAACACGGCCACACCACCATCTTCCTTGAGGGGCTAGATGAGACCTTCCTGCGTGAAATCCTCACACGCGCCACCAGCCCCGACATCTTCCCCGACGCTCGAGAAGTTATCGACGCAATCACCCAAACGGGAACACAGAAACGCGACCTCTTGCGCCACCTGAACCACCTCACCTGCGCGCTCACCATCCACACGGACAGAGGCACCTACTACGTCACCACCGGCGGTACCGCAAACCAGGACCGCACCCTCACCGCCCTCGAGTGCACCAACGGAGCAAACGACCGCACCAGCACCTACCGTAGGAAGATCAACTACGAGGACTACCCGGAACCCCTCAGTGAGGCAGCAGCCCGCGCCGACATCACGATCATCCACGGCCACAGGAACACACCCCACAACATGCCCCGACTCGTCGCCCTCGAAACCGCAACCGCGCCCGGTTACGTGATCCTCTGACAAGTCGCCAACACTCACAGACCACAACCGCTTTCACGACGAAAGGAACACCCCTCATGGGACAACGAGGCGTACACGCCACCATCACTCAAGACGAGCGCACCGGCCTCGTCACCGTCAACCACGTGACGGTCCAATGGAGCACGCACATCGCCCAAATCATCCAGTTCGCCCTACAGCACGCGGGCAAGGACGGCTACACCCAGGACGAGTTCCTGAAGCTCCTCAAGAAGACCGTCGCCGACATGGAGCACATCAGCGCCTTCAATTGCTCCGACGAGGATGATACGTACTACGACCGTCACGACCCCATGGAGGGGTACTGCTTCGTCGCCCACAACTACGAGGACGGGAAAGAATACCGACTCGGCATCGACAAGGGCGACGGTAGTCTCCTGACGAGCTACAAGGAGTCGGAACGCTACTCAATTCCTCGCGCGTTCGCCAAACGCAAGGCAGCTGAAAAGTTCATCAAGGAACACGGCCACGCTCAGGATGCGGTGTCATACCTGTGGGATCTGGACACCAACCAGTTCACGTTCTTCACCGTCCGGGGTGCTCTCGAGGCCTACGACTTCGCAACCGGCGAGACTGTCACCTGCAAGGAGATCACCTACAGTCTCGACCAACTGCGCCACCCAAACGCATCCGTCAAATACAACGGCAGAATGTCGTCAAAACGGGTCATCCCATTCTGCGAGGGAGCACTCCCTGAAGTAGTCCCCGCTGAGGAGGAGAGCGAGTCCGACATCGCCCTAGGCGCAAACAAGCGCCTCCCCCTCCAATGGCCAGGCGGCAACACTCCCACCCACGCCCGTATCGCCCTCCTGAATCGCAGCGCAGCCCAATACGCTGCCGTTGTGTGTGCCGAAGGCAAGGAGTTCCCTGCGAACCTCCTGACCGTCGATCAGACGCTCGAGGGTAGGGTCATTGACCGCAACCCCTTCGTGTACGACCCCCACAATGAAGCGCAGCCCGCCTACGTCGTCACCGACTTCTCTGGCAACCCCCAGATCGGGAGCGGCGAGTGGGAGTTCTCCAAGATCAGCGCCAAGACCGGGCGCGTGGACCTGTCCCGCACCTACAAGGTCACCGGCAACCTGGAAGAAAACACCCTCGACGAGCTGTTCAACAAGGCCGTCCAGGGTGGAGCTCACAAGCCAGACGCATACTACGGGCGCAAACCCGCGTGGCTGGCAGACCTCATCCGCGACGTATCCACTGGTCCGTGGACGCTCGGTGACGTGGAGTACTGGTCGAAGCGCTGCGACGTGCCCTTCGACTACGAGACGCAGATGCCCGACACTCCGGCGGGCCTACAAGAAGCGTTCGAGCAGAGCGCCCTGAAGTACGCCGACGCGATGGACACCAACCTCGTTGCGTTCCCGAAGGGCACGCCCGTCAAGAAGCGTCTCGACGCGATTCAGCGCCGCTGGCTCCTCGGCCTCGCTGGCCGTCCAGTCGTGCCCGACGAGATCGAACTGTCTCCCATCGCGGACGGAAAGCTCATTGAGGCATACCTGAAGCCCTGGGACCGCTCCCTCGTCATCCCCATGGGGGATGCGCTCGACAAGCTCGTCTACCGTGCCCTAGCGGCAGCAGTCTACGACTACGCGGACAACCGCAACGCTCCGCTGACGAACCTGCGTCTCACCGCAAAGGACAGTGAGGTCATCATGTGTGCTGCGTTCTCCCCCGCGTGGTCAGCAAGTAAGCGCCTCAACAACCGACAGGCCGTCATCAAGTTGAGCGACTGGATCGCGAAGCACTGACCCAAACGAGCCTCGGCCACGACACAAAAACCGTGGCCGAGGCTCACCATATCCCCAGCCAGGAAGGCCCCATAATGAACGAACAGTCAGCTCTCTACGCGACGATCAGCCGCGACGCTCGCACCGGACTCATCAGCGTTGACTACATGACCGTCAACGACGGCGAGTTCACATTCCTCGCACTCCAACATGCCCTCCAACGCGCAGACAAAGACGGCTACAGCCGCAGCGACTTCCTGAAAGTCCTCAAGAAAACCATTCACGACATGGGTACAGTCGAATCGTTCGCCCTGATCGACTCGAACGGCGACTACGGCTTCGACGGTAGCGCACCCCTCAAGGGTTACTCCGTCGTCCCCTACTACACGGAAGAAGTAGGAGGCTCCGAGCCTAGCTACGTCGGCCTGAGCAACAGGAGTGTCGTCGAGCGCAGCTGCGAGGCGCGCGCGTTTGCTCGCCGTGAAGCAGCCGAAGCGTTCGTCAAGACCCACCCCAGCGTCCAGGAGGGTGTGTCCTTCCTGTGGGATCTGGGCAGCGATCAGTTCACGTTCTTCGCTCATGAGGGATCCAGTCTCGAGGCCTACGACTTCGCAGACGACGAGATCAAGACGTGCCGGGAGGTCACCTACAGCATCGACCAGGTGCGCCGAGCCGCAGGTGAAGTCATGTACGAGAGCGACGGGGAAGAAGACACCATCATTCCCCTGTACGACGGGCCCCTTGCTGAGGAAGACGACGAGCTCACGGACCATGAGCGCTGCGTCAAAGCGCACTCGAGACTCCCCATCCTCTTCCCCGACAACGCCAACCACGAGATCAAGCAAGTCACCATCGAACTCCACAACCGAGTTCCCTCCCAGTACTTCGCGCTCGCAACGTTCGACAACGAGTACGAAGGTAGGCGATCATGCCCGACGAACCTCCTGCGTATCGACCCCAGGCTCCTCAACGCTGACATCTCCCACAACCCGTTCGTCTACATGCCACCGACATCAGAACAGGCCAGCTACCCCGCCTATGTCATCACCGGCTTCAAGGGCACCCTGTCCACGTGGAGCGGTGACTGGCAGTTCTCCAAAGTCAGCACCACTACGGGGCGCGTGGACCTGAACCGCACCTACAAGGCGACCGGCTCTCTCGACGAGAACACACTCGACGACCTGTTCAACCAGGCCCTCCAAAACGGCGCACAGGAACCCACTCCACTGGAACACCCCACCCCCGAATGGGCCGAAGAGTTCATCACGGCGATCAGCACGGACCCCTGGACCGTCGCAGACGTAGAACAGTGGTCCCACATCTGTAGAGTCGCAGGCGGTTACCCCTTCCCCGACCTTGAACTCGACAAGCAGCAGGCACAGAAGGCCTTCGAGGAGAGCGCATCCAAGTACGGGGCCGTCCTAGACACGAACATCGTCCCCTTCCCCAAGGAGAAGGAACTCGAGTCTCGCCTGCGATACATCCAGAAGCACTGGCCAACAACCGATGCCAGCGAAGAACAGAAGCAGATCCTTCCGTCAGAGATCGAGATTGCGCGCATCTGCGACGGCACCCTCGTCGCTGCCTATGTCAAGCCCTGGAAGCGCACCATCGTTGTCCCCATGTGCGACGCTCTCGATAAGATCGTCTACCGCGCAATGAGCACCGTTGAAGCAGCTGGCCTCAACGCACCGACAAGCTCGACGGTACTGCGCGTGACTTCCCCGAAGAACGCGGAAAGCGTCATCTGCTCCGTGTTCTCACCCGCATGGGCCCGCGCCCTCGCCCCCGAAGGGGCTACAGCAAAGGCCCCCACCCTCGAGCAGTGGATGCAGTACTGCTGACCACTCGCGCCCCGGTTGCCTCACGCTCATCGTGGGGTGGCCGGGGCGTTCGCGTAAGCGTCACTGCATCAACGAGAGCAATGCTCTCCCCATAAAGCCAGCACCCCGCAACCACTGGGGAACCACGGAAGGAACAATCAAATGGCATCCCTGCCCCCAATCAAGTGGCCCACAGGCCGCACCCCCTCCAAGGTTGAGATCTTCGCTCACCAGCACAAGGGCGGTCGCGTCGCCCTCCACGTCGTTGAACTCGACACTCACCTCATCTACCCGGCGTTCCTCCTGGAGGACATGACCGGCCACTGGAGCAGCACTGAGGGCTGGCGGTCCAACCCATTCCTGTGGGTCAAAGGCAACGAGGGCGACACGCGCATCCTCCACTTCAAGGGCAACCCCTCCACATGGGAGGGCGTATGGCAGACGCAGAACAAGGTCCGCGACGTGAAAGCACTCCCCGCCTTCGCCAACACGTACAACGACGGTGTTGACCGCAAGAGCGACGAGCTCATCAACAGCTTCACCTACGAGCAAGCCAGCGAAGGCCACGGGCCCCTCGAGGACACTAAGACCGCCGACACTCTCCGCATCCCCCAATCGTTCTACACGACGTGGGGCAAGATGCGCGCCGACTACCTCGCCGAGTATGACAAGTACGTCGGCATGACCCCCGAGCCCGGCGGCAACGTCACGGTCGCCCACAAGGAGTTCTGGACGAAACTCTGCCAGAAACAGAAGGGCGGCGAGGCTATCCTCCCGTACACGCCAGTCGCCTCTCTGTCTGACGAGCGATACCTCCTGCTCCGCGACACGCCACTCGCAGACAAGAACGATCTGGAAGGCCTTGTCCCCTTCAAGAAAGGCACCCCCGAGGAAAAGCGGGCAACGTACATTGCGAAGAAATGGGGAGTCGCGGACCCCCGCACAGGCAACCTCATTGGCTTCGACCAGATCCGCGTCGAAACCAGCTTCACCGGCAAGACCGCAACCGTCTACGTCGCCCCCTTCAACATGACGTTCCTCATGCCGAACATGCCGGCCCTCGACAAGGAGATCTACCGGAACCTCGGCAAGATCATCGAGCTCGTCAAGGCCTACGACCCAGCCCTCGACGTGACCTACCCGCAAGGCGCATACACGTCCCCAACGAGTTTCCCCCTCCAGCGCGTCACCAGTCCCCACTGGATCGTGCTCTCACGGAACTTCAACGCCCTGACCGCGCCAGACCCCACCGCCCGCAGGTCACGGACAATGACCCTCAGCGAATGGGCGCGCGCCAACTAACCCCCTAACGCGGAGGGGCAGGAACACTCACACCCTGCCCCTCCGCTCCGCCATCTCGAAAGGACCACGACAGGAACACCCGCCATGCTGACCAGCCCCTACCAGCAAACCAGCAACCAGCCCATCTCCGTGTACGGGCAACCCCTCGGAATGCCAGAGTTCGACGGTGAGGACTACGACAAGAAACAGAAGCGCGCCTACGCGGCGTTCCTGCGGTCCCGACCCGCCAACTACCTACCCACCCTCGAAGCGCTACGCCCCCAAGGATGGGACATCCCACGCCTGTTCGAGACGGACAGGTTCATCGTCACTGAGCCGTGGGACGCATCCCTCCCCGACGTTGCAGCCCCCCTGAAAGGCAGCATCGCCTTCCGCTACGACAAGCCCCTCGAGGTCACGACCTACGACGAGTACTACCAGAAAACCGGCACCCAGCCCGTCACCTGCCCGTCCGGTAGCATCCCCATCGCCTCGCAAGTCAACCTGCGGCTCTCACCCGAGCAGGCGAACAACATGCCTGACGGCTTCAAGTACGCCCAACGCGCCCCGCGGTCAGACGAATACCCTGACGGCGCGTTCCTGTACTGCGTCCCTAAGACGTTCCTCGACAAGATCGTGCCCTACACGCTGATGCTGTCCCGCAAGCCCCTTGCGCGAACCGTCGAACGCTACATGTTCCCCCTGTGCGCCTACAACACGTCCCTGTATCTGTCCGTCGTCCGCGAGTCACCCTTCACTACCCGCTACCGCGACACTGCCCCCATTGCTCTGTGGGCCCAGTACAACAGCAACTTCGACAGGGCCATCACCATCCTCATCGACATGTGGGGAAACCAAGGATGGGTGCCCATGCGCGGCCAATACGCGCTCACCACTGGCGAAGACCTCGCCTACAAGCATGACCTCTACGACGACAAGCTCCCGGCCCCACCAATCAACTAACAGCAAAGGATCAAAAGCTGTGACCACGCAACACAGACACTACGCGACGATCTCCGGCGAAGACCTCTACCGTCGCGTCATCGAAGCAGCACAGAGCGGCAAACGTCTCCCCGCAGGGGCGCTCCTCGATGCAGACAACTACGCTGATTTCATCCGCGCCGTGACTAACACCAACGGCATGGACGACAACACGGCGGCGACTGTACGCCGATACCTGGGACTGGCACACTCAGCCCAGCTCATGCCCGTCCAAGACGAAGACCGCTTCCGCCGACTTTTCAACACACCTACACGCCCGCGCCCGTTCAATAATCCCACCGAGACCGACGCGAAGATCCTCAGCGGCCCACACGGCCCCTTCCTCTACCGGCAGCTCATCCGCCACTCGAACGAGAAAACAGCCGCCAACTTCCTACGAGACCTGTGCGCCAAGTACCCGAAGACAATGGAAGGTTCGCCACTCTACATTCAGGCTTTCAACATGCCGAAGAACGAGATCGAACTGGCCGACAAGATTGATGGGCCCAAAGTCCGCAAATGGACCCAAGACCTCATCCAAGACATCACCGCAACAAGCGAAACGATCATTCAGACTATGCGGAAGATCAAGGGCGGCTTATCTGACTCCAGCATCACCGACGAAGACAAGGCAGCGCTCGCGGGCGCAATCGCTGGCTCAGTCGTGAGATTTGATGGCCCCGCCCACGTCTACAAGTGCCTACACCACTGCGGCCTGCTCGACCTGTGCCTCCACCACTTCGGCCACCTGCTACCACGCGACTGGCTCAATACCCCCATCAGCGTCTCAATGCGCAACACCTACCCTTGCGAGTGGAGAGTCTGGGCAGGGTTCGCTCCCGTCGCCAGCCTCTACCTCGCAGAAGACGAGACCGCCGAGCCCAGCATCAACAGAGGCGAATACGCGCACACGTTCTTCATCGCATACAACGCTGCCCTCGCCGCCGCAAGCTCAACCCCTCTCATCAAAAAGCGATGGAACTACCTAGCGCTAAACAAAGCGCCAGAACAGCTCATCGACATGTGGATCAAATGCGTCACCGGACGCATTGATGAGTGCTACGACTACTTCGACGAACACTACGTCGGTGAGCCGGACGGCCTCTGGGGCGAAAGCATCGACCCCACATGGGATGTGCACTACGCCCTCATGTACGCAATGTGCAGCCACGTTGTTCCACCTAGCCTCTACAAGCGCATCAAGCACAACGGCACACTGATGGCATTCCTGTTCCGCTACGAAGCCGTCTCCGTCGCGGGCCTGAGTACCAGTGACCGCCGCTCTCATCGAACAACCGTGGACGAGATGGTGAAAGCCGAAGGCCTCATCAGCGCAACCAAGCGCCTCTACGTCGAAGAGCTCGAATACATCAACAGCGAAGCTCGACGCACGCGCCCCCAGAAGTAACCCCCAAGGTAAGGCCCTGCCAGTTCGCGCCGGCGGGGCCTTACCCATCTCGAAAGGATGATCCCCCTCATGGCCAGCCAGAACTGGACCCTCACTCCCAGCGGCTACTGCTACCCCAACGACGCTCCCGCAGACGGGTTCCAACTCCCCCTCAAAAGCACGCCACCCGCACCCGTACCTGTTCGCGTAGTGAGCTTCCTGAGCACACTCACTCAACAGCAGGTGAGCGTCTGGGACTCCCAAACCCCCGACACTGCGCAGCTCGTGTCAAAGCTCGACGAAACACGCATCTCCCAAGCGTTCCTCACCGCCGTCACCAGCACAGGACAGTGGGGGTGGCTGCACGTCCCCGTCGATCACGAGTCAGGGCGGGTCGGCTTCAACACGATCTGGGTTCTCCCCGTGGGTGGGGTTGCTAACTGTTAGCAATACAATTAGCTATCATTAGCTATCCTGTGTTATTGTTGCTGCCATGCAGGTTCGAGAATGGGCTAGACAAGAAGGCTTACACCCGCAAACCGTGTGGCGGTGGTGCCGTGAAGGCACCATGCCCGTCCCAGCGGAACAAACCCCGACAGGTATGTGGCTTATTCACGACCCCAAATACGAGACCACGCCCGCCACGCCACAGGCGGGTAGGACCGTGTGCTACGCACGAGTCTCGACCAGCGACCAGAAGAATGACCTGCAACGGCAGGCTGACAGGCTCAAAGCGTTCGCCGTCAACCTCGGCGTTAAGGACGCGCAAGTGGTCACCGAAATCGGTTCCGGCGTGAACGACAAGCGCCGCAAGCTCAACCAGCTACTCAAAGACCCGACCGTGGCCACGATCATCGTGGAGCACCGAGACCGGATCGCCCGTATCGACACTGGCCTCATCGAAAGCGTGCTAGAAGCATCAGGTCGTAGGCTCATCGTCGTAGACGACACTGACCTCGACAGCGACCTGGCGCGTGACGTGACCGAGGTTCTGACCTCGTTCTGCGCTCGCCTGTACGGGCGCAAGTCCGCTGCGCGCCGCGCCCAGCAAGCATTGGAAGCTCTCACGCGATGAGCACGTATGAGGCCGTCAAGATCCGGCTCGACCCCACGCCGCGGCAAGAGCGGATGCTCGCAAGCCACGCTGGGGCCGCGCGGTTCGCGTACAACGCTGGCCTCGCTCACGTGAAAGACGCGCTCGAAAACGGGGAGGCCCCCGAGTGGTCGCATTACGCGCTGCTCCGCTGGTGGAACGCGAACAAGGACATGCTCGCCGTCAACCCGACCACGGGCGCAGTGTGGTGGAGCCAGAACAGCAAAGAAGCCTACAGTATGGCGTTACGCGACCTAGCTCAGGCGTTGTCGAACTGGGTGAAGTCCCGCAAGGGTCAGCGCAAAGGGAAGCGCGTCGGGTTCCCCCGCTTCAAGTCGAAAAACCATGTCGCGAGGTTCGCGTATTCCACTGGGTTCACCGTTCCCGCGGCCCGCGACCCTTACGGGTTGAAGCTCCCCCGCATCGGTCGCGTGCATTGCACGGAGAACGCCCACGAGCGCATGGCTGGTGCGCGCCTTATCCGCGTGAGCGTGTCCCGCCGTGCGGGATGCTGGTATGCGAGCTTGACTGTAGAGCGCGAACCACGCCCCAGCAGCACGCCGAAACTAGGCGCAGTCGGCGTTGACCTCGGGCTGAAAAACCTCGCCACACTCTCGGACGGGACTGTTATCCCTAACCCGCGCGCCCTGAACACAAGGCTGAGGGCACTGCGGAAAGCCCAACAAGCGTTGAGCCGCAAAACCAAGGGCAGTGCTCGACGCGGGAAAGCTCAAGAGCGCGTCGCCCGCCTACACGCCCGCGTAGCCGACGTGCGAGCGGATGCGATCAACAAGGCCACAACCATGATCGCCAGGACATACAGCGTCGTGTGCATCGAGGACCTAAACGTTGCGGGCATGATGAAAAACCATCGCCTCGCCCGCAGCGTAAGCGACGCTTCCCTCGGGGAGTTCCGCCGCCAACTCGAATACAAGACCGCGCGCACCGGGGCCGTGTTGCGCGTGATCGACAGGTGGTACCCGTCCAGCAAAACATGCTCAGCGTGTGGGGCAGTGAAAGCCAAACTGTCCCTCAGTGAGCGCGTCTACAGGTGCGATGCGTGTGGCCTATCCATGGACCGCGACCTGAACGCAGCACTCAATATCAAGGTCGCCGGGAGTGCCCCGGAGACCCTAAACGCGCGCGGAGGGGACATAAGCCGGGCCGACACCGTGTCGGGCAACGCAGACCCCGATGAAACGCGAACCAAGCAGCCACCCACCAGTGGCGTAAGACTTGGAGCTGCTTCGGGCAACCGAGGCATGTAAGTGAGGCTGGTCAACAAAAACCAAGCCACTTACAACGGGTTGCAGGTGTCCTACAGGGCACAGCAGACGTGCGCGGCCGCGGCTTCTACCTGGTTGATGAGGTGAGCGGGCGAACCGTGCAGGTGTGGGTGCGTGAGCGGGCGGTGCCGTTGATGCATTGGATGCTCGGCGTGAGAGTGCTGGTTGTGGGGCGTATGGATGATGCGGGGAGGGTGGTGTTTGCTGAGGATGTGCGTCCGTGTCCGATCTTCACACCACCCACTATGTGACCTATCTAACCAATATTGTGGATATTAGGGCTTGCACATCCAAAGTGGACGACATATGCTATGAAACATCCCAAACAGGGATACTACTTCACTCAACAATCCAGAAGGAGCATTCACAATGAATACCAAGAAGGTCATCGCGGCACTTGTCGCATTCACCGCCGCTGCCACCCTCGGCGCGTGCACCAACCCCGGCAAGGAGATCGCCCCCTCCAAGGACAAGACTCCCGCCCCCAATGCGCAGCCGACCACCCCGGACCCCGCGCCAACCACTCCCGCGCCCGCGCCCACAACTCCGGCCCCCAGCACTCCGGCTCCCACCAACCCCGTGTCTCCGCGAGTGCCCGTCTCTCCTGCGCTGACTACCCCGCAGCTCGGCCAGGGCAGCGGCTTCTATGGCTACACCAGCACCGCCTCGCAGCCCACTTTCTCGGATGGTGGCTACGACTACACCACCCCGGCGGACAACACCGTGTCTGCCGACACGAGCCATGCTGCCGCCCAGGCGCGTTTCGCTGCCGCCCAGGCCGCACTCCTGGACGCGAACAACGTACTGACCGACGCACAGAACAAGCTCTCCGCAGCTCAGGACGCGGAAACCGCCGCCCAGGGCGCGCTCGCGGATGCGAAGGTCAAGGAGGCCGACGCGAAGGCTGCGCTCGACGCTGCCATGCAGGCTAACCCCGCCGGGTCCGTGGCCTACATGAAGGCCAAGAACGACCTCAACGATGCGAAGGCTGCGACCGTCGCCGCCCAGAAGAACCTCGACCAGGCGAACGCTCAGCTGGCCAACGCCCGCACCCAGGCCGACAAGGCACAGGGCGAAGCCGACACCGCTCACTCCGAGCTCGACAAGGCGAACACCGCCCTCAAGGACGCGCAGGACCGCCTCGCCTCCGTCATGGCCGACCAGGCCACTCGAGCGCACGCCGCCGTTGACGCGGAAGCTGCTCTGGACTCCGCGAAGGACGCGAACGCCGACGCGCAGGCCAAGAAGGCTGAGGCTAAGGCTGCTCTCGAAGCGTCTACCGCCTCCCTCAACACCGCTCAGACGAACCTCGACGCAGCCAAGCGCGCCGCCGAAGTCGGTGGCATCAACTGGGATGGCCTGACCGTCTCCGAGAAGCAGGAACTCGTCCGAGCCTTCCTGCTCCAGATGATGAACGACTACCGTGGGCAGTACCGTCTGCCCGCGGCCCCCATCGGCGTTGACGTGCAGGCATTCGCCCAGGCGCACGCCGACACCAACCCCGGTTTCATGGTCGGCCCCAACATGGCCGACTGGGATAAGGCCAGCGCCGACGGCCTCACCAACCGCCCCTACGGCTCCCTGTCTACCGGCACCAGCTGGGAGGGCCGTAACCCCCTCGAGGCCGCTCAGGATGCCTTCGAGAAGTTCCGCAACAACCGCTACGGCGACGGGACAATGCTCAACGAGCGCATCAACGCCTTCGGTATCGGCGTGAGCGAGGACGGCCACATCGCCGTCGTCGGCTTCATCGCCGACGAAAACACGAAGGGAGCGTACACCTACGCTCCGACCGGCGTTGACGTGTGGGGCGGCAAGGAGATCCCGCAGGCCACGAACCCGACCTACTCGCCGTCGCACTCCTACCCCGGCTTCGAGGGCGACGTGGAGACGAAGGAGGCCCCCAAGGTCACCAAGGCCGACGGAGCTAACCTCGCGCAGCTCGAGCGCGCCCTGAACGACGCTCAGGCCACCGTCACCCGCGACAAGGAGACGGCGGAGAAGGCCACTGCCGCCGCCGACAAGGCTCAGGCTGACCTCGAGGCCGCTCAGGCCACGCGCGACCAGGCCGTCGCAGACCGAGACAACGTTGATCCCGCCGCCGCACGTCAGGCCGTGACCGAAGCGTCCGACGCTCAGGCCAAGGCGCAGGAAAAGGCCACCCAGGCCGACGAGTTCGCCCGCGAACAGGCCGAGCAGGTCGCACCCGCCCAGCAGAACGTCGAACAGGCCACCCAGGCCGTAACTGAGACCGTCAAGGCCCAGGAAGTCGCCCAGGAAGCCTACGATACCGCCGCCAGCGATGCTGCGGACATCGTAGCCGCCGACAAGGCCCTCACCGATGCCCACAAGGGCACTGAGGACGCGCTCGCAGGCGTGGCTGACGCAGTTGCCAACCGCGTCGAAGCTGAGGATGCCGTCGCCTCCGCTCAGGAGAATGTGGCATCTGCTCAGGCCGACGTGGACGCAGCCGTGTCCGAGCTCGGCAACTGACGGGGAGGTTCGAGAAATGTCCCCTACCTGGCGTGCTGCTTCTGGGTTCGAGTGAAGTAGTGCCTGAGTGCGCCGGGTAGGGGAGTTGCCCCAGGTTTCGTGTTGGAGCCTGGGGCTTTCCTCCACCCCAAATGCGCTGTGATCTACTTAACCGAAACATGGGTTCCTAACTGTTGCACACGCAGTCACCCGCTGCTACATTAATCCATGTTGGGAGAACAACTTCTCCGACTCCCGACAAGTGTGAATAGGGACAGCCGCCCGAGGGGAACAACGACCTCGAGACAGTAAACCTCGGGCGGTGATGCTGCTCTAGCTCAACGGCAGAGCATCCGCCTTGTAAGCGGACGGTTGAGGGTTCGAATCCCTCGGGCAGCTCCACCGCCACAAACCAGTGGCGATGAAACTGAATACGGGGTGTAGCGCAGCTTGGTAGCGCATCTGCTTTGGGAGCAGAGGGTCGCAGGTTCAAATCCTGTCACCCCGACGACATGCTCAGCATGTAAAAGCCTGGACGCTATCAAACCTGGGAGGCCTACCTGGTTTGGTACACACGGTCTGGGTGGGGCTGGAAAGCTACCAGCCCTCGGCACCTAGCTCAATTAAGCAGAGCACCTTCCGAAGCCCCGTCCCACAAAGGTTCAGCCTTGCGGCGGCGGAGGAGTAAAGGCGTGAAGGAGATGCTGGTTCGAGTCCGGCAGTGCCGCCACCACAAGGATCTCTAGCTTAATTGGGGTCGTTACGCGGTGTTCTAGGCCCGCAGCGCGACTCCCTGGGTAAAGCGCCTGCCCGAAGGACGGCAGGAGATGACAGTTCGATCCTGTCGAGACCCACAGATATCATCCTTTACTGGGTTGGCATCTCGGTAGTGAAAGCGCCCGATGTGTGGGACGAAAGCCAAGTCCTCACGCGCTGGGCGTGGCTATTGCTATCCGTGTCGCCGGGAGTGCCCCGGAGACCCAAAACGCACATGGAGAGATGGTGAGTCGGAGCGGCCTGTCGGGTCGTGCAACGCGAATCTCAGCGAAGTGTGAACCAAGCGTCGGCGGAAACGTCGTGTGAGGCTTGGAGCGGATGGCCGCAAGGCTGTCCTGCAAGTTACAGAAATGTGGCTTGTAACGGTAGCTCCCCCTCTCTGGACCGCTAGGTCAGGGGTGGCACAACAAACAGAGACGGGTTCGATTCCCGTGTCGTAGAGAACGGAATACAGGACAAGTTCTCGGAAAGAGGTAATTCCTCTTTTCTGGGCTGTTAGCTCAATTGGTAGAGCGCCTGCCTTGCAAGCAGGAGGTTGCGGGTTCGAGTCCCGTATGGTCCACGGTTGCTCTCGTCAGAGGTGCAGCTACATAGCTGCCAGGTGTCCTCCGGGACTACCTGGCCTTACAGATCGTTAGCTCAGTTGGCTAGAGCGTCTGGTTTACACCCAGAAGGTCATCGGTTCGAGCCCGGTACGATCTACTGGTGGAGTTGCTTCGGAGCTCTACCAGTCGCCCCGCCTTTCGTAGGGGCAAGCGAGAATCAATCACACCGTCAGCCCGCCTTGCGGGGCGGGTTGGCGTGAAGCGCATTTGGCGGAATTGGCAGACGCGCTGGATTTAGGTTCCAGTGCCTTCGGGCGTGTGGGTTCGACTCCCACAATGCGCACGCTCCTCAGTGAGGAGTCTCCTAACACAGGTGGCGTGAGGTCACCTGGACAGTAAGGGGCTCTGCTCCTCCAACGGCTTTGCTGCATAGGCTTTGGCTGGAGTTAACAGATGTCAAGCACCCATCTTAAGGGCACCACCTCACAACGGCGAAGGCCTCCGACCGTCTTTTCTCTTCTCTGGTTGGGGGCCTTCCGTCATACCTGGAGTGTTTTCGCGTAATCAAACGCCAGTGGCGCAGCGTTGCGCTCTCTAAGATGGGAGAGCATTCTCCCGCGTTTTCACGTTGACGCAGAAAGGAAACCCATCACCAATGAATCGCTCTCGAAGCGTCGGAGTGGGGCTGGTAGCAGCCCTGTCTCTGGCGTTCATCCCCGCCGCGTCGTTCGCAGCCCCATCGCAGACGGACTCCTCTTCGGAGGACACGTCGATCACGGCTCCCAGCAACCCCTCCGTGTCCCAGGAGGACCGGGAGGCGGCTGACGCTCAACAGGCTGAGCAGGACGCTCGAGCGGCCCGCCCCGCCCCGCAACTGCCCCCAGCACCCACGCCGTCAGCGCCTTCGACGCAGACCCCGCCCCTCGTCACCGCACAACCGGACGGGAGCGTCGGCAACGATAAGGTGCACATCCTGTCCCTGTCGGGAGCTGACTGCATCGTCGTCGAGTCGAACGGCCACTTCGGGATCGTGGACGCAGGCGACGACAACGACTACCCAGACGGGTCAGACCCCCGCTACCCGTGGCGGGCGAACATCGCAACATGGGGGCAGGAAGACCAGGTGCGTCCCTACCTCGACAGCCTGGGCGTGAACTCCTCCAACCTCGACTTCTTCATCGGCACCCACCCGCACTCTGACCACATCGGCTGGGCTGACACTCTGATCCACAGGTACCGGCCCAAGCACATCTACACTCCCGTCTACGACGACTCCTACTCGGTCGGTGACGACGTGAACCCGCTGTGGGACAACCAGAAGATCTACGACGACCTCGTAGCCGCAGCCTCATGGGCTCAGAGCACATACGGCGCGACGTTCGACCAGCACATCAAGCCCGGACAAGGCGACCTCATCCAAATGGGCGACATGCTCGTCCAGATCATCCCCCTGTCTCCCGACGAGGAATACGCGCACCCCGGCAAGCTCACGAACACAAACCTCATCAGCTACACAGCGAAGATCACGGCCCACGGGCGCAGCGCCTACCTGTCTGCGGACCTCGAGAGCGGCGAAGGGAAGGAAGACTACGTAGCTGGAGTGGTCGGGCACGTGGACTGGCTGAAAGCAGGCCACCACGGCCTCCACACATCGAACAGCGAGTCCTTCCTCGATGCGCTCTCTCCGTCGCTCGTCATGAATACGGGCTATGAGTTCCAGACCCCCGACCGTCTCGGACTGCCCGCTCTGAGGGGCCGTTACGAGTGGTTCGAGGCATACTCGATGCGTAACGCGGGCATCCCCGCCCTCGTCGGCACCTTCACTCCCGGCGGGATCACACGCCCGTACATGAACGTCGGCATGGGGCATACCTTCGGATCGACCACGCCGCACACGTACTGGTTCCATGATGGTAAGCCAGCGGTCACGCGCGGATGGTGGAAGGGCTTCTACGACGGCTGGCACTACTTCGACGGATCCGTGTCTGCTGTTGAGAACGGCTGGGTGCTCGACAAGGGCAACTGGTACTGGATGGACGGTCTCTCCCACATGGCCGTGAACACGTGGATCCAGGACGGCGACAAGTGGTACTGGATGGACGACTCCGGCCACATGCTCCGCGACGGCTGGTATCGCATCGGCGGCACCTGGTACTACCTCACCGGCTCCGGTGCTATGGCGACCGGCTGGCTCAACGACCGCGGCTCCTGGTACTACCTGCACTCCAGCGGCAAGATGGGGCAAGCCTGGGTTCACGACGGTACCGGTTGGTACTGGATGGATCCCTCGAGTGGGCGCATGGACGCTGGCGGCTGGCGTAACATCTGGGGCTCCTGGTACTACCTGAGCGGCAGTGGTAAGGCCGTCGAAGGCTGGATGCTGGACCGGGGCTCCTGGTACTACATGCAGCCCGGCAATGCGCAGATGCGCACCGGCTGGATCAACGACGGCACGGGCTGGTTCCTCCTGTCGAACAGCGGCGCGATGCGCTCGGGCGGCTGGGTACAGGACAACAGCAACTGGTACTGGCTCGACGGCAACGGGAAGATGCTCACCGGCTGGCTCCAAACAGGCGGCGCATGGTACTGGCTCAGCCCCGACAATGGGCGCATGGCGACTGGGACGGACACCGTTGACGGTCGCGCCTCTCAGTTCGCCCCATCGGGCCGCTGGCTCGGATACGCCTAACAGCCCCCCGCTGAAGGGATACATGAAGAAGCGCCCACCTCGACTCCTTTGTGAGGTGGGCGCTTCGCTATGCGGCTCTTGATGGCGACCATGCGCCACGCTCAGTTTTTAATGTACCAAAGAGTGTGTCGTGTGCATATAATAGGGCCGTGGGTAGCGGCAACTACCCATAACCGATGACAATCGTCCGCCCAGTTCACACCCTGGGTGCTCATCGGATCAGAGGATTGAGTTTAGATTCTCGAAGATCGCCGTGGCCAGCTGCAAAACCGCCACGGCGATTTTCATTGTCTGGCCGGGAGTGAATCGACGGAGATCTTGCGTAGGGCATGATGGAAGCCGCCCACCATCTTTGAAGCCATGACCCGCTGACGGCGGCTCTCTACCACAGGTTATCGACCGACTACACTAGAAACCACAATGCCCACACCAGAAAGGAACCCAGTGAGCTCATCAACTACAAGAAACCGCGTGTTCGCCGGCGGTAGCGCTGCACTCATCATGCTGGCCGGACTCGCCGGCTACGCCACCTCACCCGCTTACGCGGACCCCGCACCAAGCGGACTGAACGCACACCACATGGACACACTGCCCGTCCCCCCGTCGAGCGGCCAAGACACGACCGTCACCGTCCGCTTCCGTTACGACGACGCTGCACCCGCGTCAGGGCGAGGCTTCGTCGCCACCATCGGCGAGGGCGCATCCTTCGAGCCGCACTCGTGGTCGATGCGTGAGCCTGTGGACAACACACCCATCGGTGAGTGCTCTACGCCGGACTCCAAGACGCTTGTCTGCTCCGAAGATGAGCGCGCCGACGGTAGGACCGCCTACGAGAATGGTGTGGTCACCTGGACGGTGAAGCTCGACCGTGAGCTCATCAACCAGAAGAACCTCCGCTACGCGCTCGTCACCCTCAACGGGGACACGTTCCCCCTCACGCTCCACCCCGCGACTCTGGGTGCTGGCACCACGATCCCCGCGAACTTCACCCCCGAGGAGGGGGAAGCAGGTGGCGCGCGCCCCGCCGACCAGGCCACGCCGACACTCGCCCCGACGGCGACGACCCCAGCGCAGCCCGACGCTCCGCAGTCCGGCCCGCAGTCAGGGCCTCAGCCTGGCCCGCAGAGCGGCACCACAGTCCCCGAAAAGCCCGCCCTCGATGAGACTAACCATCCAGGCGATGGCACTCCCGCGACGAGTGAGCTAGTGGCTCCCAACGTGCCGCCCCTGGACCCTAACGCCCTCGACGGTAACGGCACCGGCGTGAACCCACTCGACCAGCCCAACACGGGCGACGGCGAGCCTCTGGAACGCCCCGATAACCCCAACGAGGGCCTGAGCAACAACGACGGCACCGGCAACCCCATTGACCCCACCAAGCCAGTGGAAACCGCGCCGGGTGGCGCTACTGCGGCTCCCATGGGAGACCAGTCGGTCGCGCCTGCGCGCCCGGCTCTGCCCACGGACCCCTCGCCCGCCGCTGAGACTGCGACACCCAGTGCGACGGTCGCGCCCGCAGGCGCAGACAAGTCCCCAACCGGCACCGCCAATGCCACGGTGGCAGCATCCAAGTCTCCGACGCTCGCGAAGACCGGCGCATCCTTCTGGCCACTGGCTGGTTTCGCCGTTGGTCTCGCTGGTATCGGCGGCACCCTGCTGGGTGGTCGAGTCATGCAGAAAGCACGCCTGCGCGTGAAGTAACAAGCCACACTGTTACACGCACGGCCCCGTCAATGGTCTCACTCAGGCCTTGGCGGGGTTTTGCGTCCCCAGAAACGCTTGTAGTTGGCATGTTACAAGCCTTTGCGAGATACAAGCCACGCCCTGTTGTACGCGAATTGGGCGACCTACTGGTCAGTATGATGGTTTCGCCCATCCGGCCCCACATCTGCAAGGGAAACATGAACATCACCGCAACACGACATATGCGAAAGGCTCTTGGCGCGCTCGCAATTCTGACCCTCGTCGGAACCAGCGTCGCCAACAGCCAGCCAGCCGCCCACGCCGCCGCCCCCACAGGGTACGAACTCTCCTGGAATGACGAGTTCGACGGCCCCAACCTCGACCCCTCCAAATGGGGATACGCCTACGGGTGCTTCGACACGAGACTGAAAACCCAAACCCACTACACCGACAGCCCGGAGAACGTGAGCGTATCCGACGGCTACCTTCACCTAACCGCACGCCACTCGCCCACGCGCGAGAAGTGGAACAAGGAAACCCGGAAGATGGAAACCATCGACCGGACCTGCACGCGCACCGAGAACGGCCAGAAAGTCACCTACCCGGCCCCCTTCACCTCTGGCATGGTCCAGACCCGCGACGACAAGGGCAACGTCAAGTACGCCGCCTACGGCGACTTCTACGCCGAGGCCCGCATCCAGCTCCCCGCAGGCCCATCCTCATGGGCATCGTTCTGGCTCACGGGTACACAAGGTGGCTGGCCGGGCAACGGTGAGATCGACGCTGTAGAAGCCAAGGGCTACGACCCGAACTACCTCCAAGCGAACACGCACACGCCTCGAGCGGGCAACCCGTCGAAGTCCGAACAGCATCAGGGGCAGCTCGGTGGCGACGGCACCAGCCAGACGCAGTTCCACGTGTACGGCGTAGAGAAGACGGGCGAGAAGATCACGTTCTACCTGGACGGCGTTCCGCGGCACACGATCAACTACTCGGACATCGGCGGCGCTAACCCGTTCGTCGTGGACGGTAACGGCATGGTCATTCGCCTGAACCACATGGTTGGCGGCACCTTCCTCACCTCCAATTCCGGCGACACGACCTACGTGGACGCGACCCCCTACGCGGACAGCTACATGGGTGCTGGATCGGACATGCTCGTCGATTACGTGCGCGTCTACTCGAAGAAGCCCGCCGTCGAGGAACCCGAGGCTCCGGTTGTGCCCACGCCAGAGCCAACTACCCCGGTCAAGCCTGCGCTACCGACAGATCCCAGGCCCGCCGATCCGACACCGACAGAGCCAACCCCGGCTGATCCTGTTCCGGCCACCCCCGCACCAGCGGAGCCCACGCCAGAAACCCCAGCTCCAGCAGAGCCCACACCCGCAGACCCGGCCCCCGTGGAGCCCGCGCCAGCACCATCGCCAGCAGTGCCAGAAACACCGGCCACGCCCCCAGCAGAAGACACTGCAACACCTGCACCAGCACCGACTCCCGAAGCGCCCGCGCCCACTCCTGCTCCGGCAGAGCAGCCAACCCCAGAAGCCCCCGCAGTCGAAACCCCCGCGCCAAGCGCAACCACACCAGCTCCGACCGTGGAACAGGCACCTCCAGCAAACCCTACCGATGGGGCTACTCCTGGTACCGACGGGGTGCATGGGGCCGGTCCCTCTACGTCTACACCTGGGACCAATGGGGCGGCTATTGGTGGGGCGCTCCCCGCTGGTACAGCCCCTACCGTTACGGCTACTACTCGTGGTGGTGACGGCACACTAGCGAAGACCGGCGCAGACATGAACCTACTCGTGGGCGCACTGTCCACAGCGTTCGCCGGCATCGTCTTCGTCGCCATGCGTAAACGCCAGACACGCCAGTAACGCACCACAGCGCCTCTAGCGCACACAGAACGCCCCAAGGGGGACGCAGACACGCACTGCACCTCCTTGGGGTGTTCCTGCGTCTCCTACGGGCCTCTACGGCTTACAGGCGGGCTGCTATGACCCACACATGCCCTCCTATGACGGGAAAACTCATAGAACAAGGCCCCTATGACATAGAAACCCCCTCCTATGACATAGAAACAGGCTGCTATGAGACATGTGGTCACACACAAACGTGCGCCCCAGGAAGGTTACAGAGAACCCTGTGGGGCGCACGCTAGTGGAGGCGTTGCTATAGCTGTAGAACTAGCTCAGCCCTTGCGATGATTCCGCGCTGCCCAGGAAGCGCTTTCACAGGGGTGACTCGCAGCCATTTTTCCTCTGCCTCTGTGATGTACCGCCAAATGTCGGTCGGCATGAGGGGCGTAGAAACTAGCTCTTGGCCGTCTACAAGGGCCTTCCGCGTTGTATTGTCACTACCTGCCACGAAGTAGAACTCCTTGTCCCCCTTTTTCAGATGCTCTTTTGCGACTTCCATGAAGTCTCGCGCTGCTGGGCGCATCCAATCGCTTGAGACGTACTGGTAGTTCCTGGGAGGAGCCCCGCGTTCTACATACAGTGGCCTATTGAGGTCGTAGCTAATTGCGACACTCCCGTCTTCCGCTCTGTTAACAGAGTAGACGAACTTCTTGTAGCTCTTTCCATAGCTGCCGCAGTATTGGACCATATTTGCACTGCCCCAGCAGCGATCTCTACGGTCCAAGTAGCACAGCTCGAGGTAGCCGGTGACATCCCGCCAAACCATTTCCGCTACTTCGTCTTTGAAAATGACGCTCCAGCCAGGCTTGACAAGGCGCTTAATCTCCTGAAGAAGATGGCCACCGTCATTGAAAGTTCCGAAGCCACCCCTAAACGGGCGCGATTGAGGAGGCGCATTCCTTGCGCGCTTCGCCCAAACGATCTCATCCGATGGGTAGTTCTCGCTAACTGCATCAACAGTGCGGCGAACTTGCTCCCACAAAGCATTTTCTTTGTCTCTTTTAGCTAGGGCACCTTCATCATCAATCTGAATGTACGCAGGCGAGTGGCCATCCGCCACTTCAGCTAGAGACTCCACCGCATCCAGCACCTTCTTGACCTGATCGGCCACTTCTGGGAAGTCTAGCGGCTTCGGCGCTGTACTGCGATAGTCTTCCTTGCTCTGGAAGTACTTCTCATTCATAACGAGCGCATAGAGCGCATCCATCTCTCGCCTGCACGTATCGTGTGCACTGTTTAGACGTGCGCGTTGCTCGCCTGCGATGACTGGTCGTTCAGGATCAGCATCCCGGCTTTCTAAAACTTCGCCCTGTGCCATTCTGGAGAAGTAAGCAAAAGGTGAACCTTTTTCTTGTGGGTCGAACGTTGCTTTCTCGTCCCACACTTGCAGCCAGCCTTCAACTTCGCACAAAAAGCGACAAATGGACAGGTCGAACATTTTGTCGAACATCTCTTTGCTCTGTTCTTTATAGACACCGGCATACAATGCGTCACGTAGAGAGACCCAATATGTCTTATCCGCAAGTTTGTTCTTCCAAAACTGTGGAGTTGCAGCCCCCACTGTAGCCTTTACATGCTCGGTCGCTTCATCCAGTCGGCCTATATGCACATTCGCCGCATACCGCGCCGCCTCTTCAAGCAGGTAGCCCCAAGTCTTGTTCGGGTCGAGGTGCATAGCGAGCGGTTCCCCATTCTCGTCCCAGAGTCCTGTACCCTCATCGAAGTCAGACTCATCTTTCCACGGCTGCAAGTAGGATGAAGCTCGATCTGAATACACCCAAGGGCGAGTGAGCAATGAGTAGAGATGATTGGTGTCATCGGGCGACAGGGGGCGCTCTGCAAGCGTTGGCAACCTGCTTTCTCGAGCGGACTCCCACTCTAAAAATCTTTGGGCCGCTTTTCGCGCAAACAAGTTATAATGGTCCGAATCATTGACGATTTCTTGAACCTCCGTGAGCAGCGGGTCGCTCTTGCACTTTTCTGCAAACTTCGCGCCTTCTTCTGCCAAGAAGATACACATTGTCTCATACAGTCTCTTTGATAGAGGGGACGTGTAGGGTTCGCCAGTTCTTGCAAGCCAATCGATTGTGTTGTACATCGAGTCTGGATCAATTGGTTGCGCAGAGAGTACCTCTCGGGTGTTGTCATACGTTTCCACTTTGCTCTCAGTGCGCCAGTCATCATCAGCGTTATTATCCCTATAACTGATCCTCACCTTATATTCTTCGGGGCTAAACGGCGCTACACTGCCGCAGTAGTGCTGTTCGAGAATTGCGTTCACGTGCTCTAGTGTCGGCTCCCAGTAGTCAATATCGCCTTCTGCGCTGAAGGCGATAGAGTCTCCCTTAAGCTGCGCCCAGCAGAGGATGGCGCTTGCGTAGTTCTTCGACCACTCCCCTGTAGCTTGTTTTTCTTTAAACTCATTCACTTGGCGGCGTATATCATCTGCCCATTCATTTTCGTTGAAGTGTGTGAGGCTAGTGCAAACCTCGTAATCGAGTGGGCGGCTGGAGACATGTTCGCCGTCGCTGACAGAAAGCCATGCCTGACGTGTATCTGATTCAAGCTCGCCGTCCGTTGTGAGGTTAGGAACCTGCGAGGTGAGAGCGACTGTCAGCTTTTTGTCCTGCGAGTCATACGGGTATGACAGGAAGATTTCTTCCATGTCTCCCGTGTAACAGATCCAAGGCTCATGGTCTCTGTATCTGGGGGCAAACAATACGGATGCGACGATGTTGCGGATCTGTTCGTCTGTGATGCGTTGTGCTGCGTCGGGGCCGTGGAGTGAGTCGAGTAGGGTCTGCTCTACTGTGGACGCAGTTTCGAGCGTCTGGGCTAGGGCGTTGGGGTTGTACATGAGGGGTTTGTCCTTTCTGGTTACGCTTCCATGTCGGGGTTGAGGGTGAATCGTTGTCCGTGCAGCATGAGCGCGTACTGTGTGAGTGTTCGCGCGGAGGTGGCGGCAGGGAGTAGGAGTGGTGGTTTCATGATGGATACTTCGATGCTAGCTTTGGGAATATCCAGTAACCGGAGCCCTCGTCTCGGTGAGTTCTCTGTGTTCGATGTCAATGCTCTCAGGGATTTTCAGTGAATCGGAGAACACCATGATTTCCTGCGCTTTCACAACCCTATACGCCGAATAGTTCAATGAGAAGAGCCTGCTCCGCCGCCCACCATATAGCTCCTGAACCCGGGGAACGTTATCGTATGTGAGAACCCAACGTGCAACGTCAACCTCATTCAGACACTTAGCCAGCTCTTCATGGTCGCTAGCGTCAAATGCGTTCATATAGAGCGACCCGGCTTTTTCAAAGTATGGCGGATCAGCGTAAATAAACGCGCTTTCTTCATCAGCGTAGTGCTTGATAACGTCTCTTCCATCAAGGTTGGTCACCAAAATCCGACTGGCATGAAGGCCGATCAGTCGGATGCGCTCCACCAGTGTTGCCCGGTTGAACCTAGCATCGATCTTGTAGTTGCCAGTCTGGTCTTTGCCCCCGATTGGTCCCCCATTGAGAACACCGGAGCGGTTGGTGCGGTTCAAGTAGAAGGTTGCGAAGCCAAGCGACAGCAGCTCGTTGCGAGGACTGTTGTCGTAGATATCGCGTTGCCTCTCCCACTCCTCCACCGTTAGGTCAACGGTGCGCACAAGCTCGCTGAACGCTTGGGGTTCATCAACGACGGCGCGCCAGAACGCATACACGGCGGGGTCCAGATCATTGATTGCGATGTTTGAGACCTGACCTGAAACGAGGAGACCGAGTGCGGTGCCAGCGCCGCCAGCGTATGGCTCGACGTAGGTGCTTGAAGTCAGATCGTTGTCCCTGATGATCTGACGGAGACGAGAGTACAGGAGCCCCTTGCCACCGGGATACCGGAGTGGCGATACAGTTACACGCCGCGGAGTTCTTGGGGATGTTCTCGCCGGACTCATGGTTTAAGTACCGCCTTCATGATTCCTTCAATTGTCGCCCAAGTCTCACGAACGTCATCAGCGGTCGCGAAAACTTGATGGTTATGGTTCGCCCCCTCCATGTCACCCCTCCAGGCCGAGAGTTGGAACGCTGATGACCTTCTGTGTGAGGACGTGGAACCCCTTCGGCTGCTTGGGGCAAATCTTGTAAACGATGACCTTATCCACCGTGTACGGCCCCTGGCCCATGACCTGCGTAATCAGCACGTCCAACGTGCAGCCGGTAGCGTCAAGGATGGCTCGAGCGCGCTGCGCGAGAGGTCGCAGCATTTCCTTGGTCAGCACATCGCTGGCGCGCACAGTTGCCCCCTTGACGTGTCCAGTGGAGATGGTTGTTGTGTTCCAGCGACTCCCTCACTGCCATACATGATGATTTTCTTGAGGGCGTTCACGAGGCAGATGTGCGCTTCATTCCGGCTCAGCGGCTCAGACGTGTTGATGGCATAGTCTGCGATCATTTGCCACGCAGCTTGCATTCCTGCTTCTGGGCCAGTGAGGCGTGCTTCTACGGCGATATGGTACACAATTGGCTCCTTCCCCGTGAGAGGCCGTCAGTCCTCAAGTCCGAGGGTGGGGATCTTGTGTGTCGTGGTGGTGACACCGTGGCTGCGTGGGGTCCACTTGGAGGGGTTGATCTGGTAGGTGACGACCTCCGTGTAGGTGTGACTGTGTGTCTCGGGGGACATGAAGACAGTCACGCACACCCTGACGATACGGGCGAGCTTCGTGTCCACGAAGTGCTTCTTGAGGAGTTCGCCGATCACGTGCGCCTCTTCGATACCGAAGGTGCCGTCTCGATGCGAATACGTCTCGTTTGCGGTCACGCAGAACTTCTTGTCCAGTGTGCCGTCGGAGGCGGTGTAGATGCGTTCACCGACGAGGATGATGGGGTAGCCGGGTCGCGCTTTTCGCGACTGGATGGCGACTTCGTAGCCTGCCTGCTTGACGGCTTCCGGGTTGGTGACTGCTCCGACGTGGGCTTCGACCTGTAGACGGATCATGAGCGTTTCCTTTCGTTGGTTGGTTCGGTGCTCACTAGATGAGTGTCGTGTGTGGGTTGTGGCGGTTACTTGTTGCGGCGTAGGACGAGGACTGTCTTCGTTGGCCACGGCAGGCGGTTGATGTCGTAGAGGCGCTGGAAGTGCTTGAGGTAGGTTTCGTCCCACTCGTCGTATCCTCCCTCCGGCTCGTACTCTCTCCACCATCTGATTGCCGTGGTGAGCATGGAGTACGCCTGACTGTAGGGCTCTGTGGACTCTCGGGGGAGACTGTCGAGGCCCCATACCGAGTGGAAGGCGATCTCGTAGAGACTGGTGGGGTCTGCTCCGATCTCGAGGGTGTCCCAGTTGACGGGATGGGTGCACCTTCCCTTGAAGTGGACGATCTTGTTGATCGCGAGTGCCCCAATCCAGGTAAGGACTTCACGCATCGCGTCTTCGGACACGACCTTGAGAGACTTGGGATCCTCGTTGTCGATCTGGTAGTTCGGGCCTGCCCAGTCGCGGACGATGAGCACGCCGCTGGGGGCTGCGAGGTCGCGGATGAACTCCAGATCTTCAAACCAGCTTTCACCTGCCAGGATCTCGTGCATGACGCTGGACAGGAACACCACGTCGTACCCGCCCGCGCGTTCTTGGAGATCTTCTCGCGTGCGGAAGGCGGCTCCAGCGTCCCGCATGGCGGTTTCGACGGTGGTGCTGATGTCGTGGCACTCGTACACGCCGCCAGCGGCTTCGACGCGCTCGCGGATACCGTCTTCAACGGGCATACCGCACCCGTAGTCGAGGACACGCGACCCCGGCGTGACGTAGGGTTCCAGCGCCGCCCACTTCGCGCCAAGCGACGCAGCCATGCGATGCACGTACTCGGGGCTCGTGGAGTCCAGGTAGTTGTCCATAGTGTTTTCTCCCTTGTTCGCGTGTGTAGCTGACTAGTGGTGCAGCTGATCGAGCAGGTTCTTCTGAGCGTCCAGAATCTCATTCACAAGTGACTGCGAAAAGCCGTTGACAGCTCTGAGCAATTCCTTCCCAACGCTCATTCGACGCTTGGATTCGTCGATCAGGTTCTTCAGGTCTTTCTCCACGTCCCATGTTGAGGGGAGGGATGAGATGTTCAGCGCATAGCAGCTGCCCGGCAATCCCGTGTAGGAGTTCGCAGGCTTGTTGAAACTGCGCACGAACATCCGTCCGACAACCTCACTAGGGAAAGGCCGCATCGTCTCGTTAAGCGCGTGTCGGGCTTCTGATGCAGCATCATTCACCGCTGCATCATACTGGGACTCCCAGTCCCCTAAGAGCCACCATTCAGTGCCTCTAGTCATGTCAATGAAGAGTTCGAGCTTACCTTTTTGATGTAGCTTTAGCAGGGTTTTCCCTGTCTTGTTGGGGCGGTGTAGGAGGCGTTGCAGTTCAGCGACGAACGCGAGAACTGCACCTCGCTCTTGAATCATCTGCCCTAGGAGGATCCCCTCCTGTGCCCATTCCTCGAACCTGTCAGCAGCGTGGAAGTAGTCGCGAGCTAGGCGCGAGAGGTTCCGCTGGGTCTCGTAGTCGAAGCGACGGAAAATAGGCTCTACGATCTGCCCGCTCGGATCATCAAAATAGGCCGTAAACTCCCGACGATTCTCTCGGACGCGGGGAAGCAGATCAGCAACCTTGCGGGCTATTTCCTCCCCACCTCGATACGCTTCGATACCCTCAGCGATGAACTGGTCAGCGTAGCCAACCTTCGCGAGGTCCAGCACGCTTTCCGACAGCCTAGAGGCAAGCTGTCCGATGTAGTCGTTATCAGCAGTCATTCGGGTATCTCCTGTTAGCGGCGTTCGTTGAGTAGTGCTTGGGCGTGGGCCATGATGCGCACGAGCGAGTCGATGCGGGCTTCTGGCGTGGCGGTGGGGGTGCGCCAGGTGTTCCAGTCGTCGGTGCTGCCGTTGTCGGCGTTGTAGGCGTTGAGGGCTCGCGTGAGCACCTGGTAGTGGCCCTCTCCTGCGAGCGCCATGGTTTCGGCGCGTAGGACGGTTGCTGCGGCTCCCAGGAGGATGATGAGGTCTGCGGGGGAGCGTAGGGGGTCGCCTTCGAGTTCCGCGTCCGCGTACACGCCGAGGAGTGTCCGTTCCGCTTCGATGGCCGCGGGGGCGAGCGGGGCTCGGTCGTAGCGCCAGGCGATCTCCTGGTCGAGGAGACCGGAGCCGATGATGACGGTGTACGTCGGGGCTTCCTCGACGGTGGGGGTGTCAGTTGTTGCCAGCATTGTGCACATCTTCCTTGATGTAGTCCTGAGCGACGAAGGTGCCGATCAGAGCGGCGGCGGTGATTGTGAAGGCGATGCCCAGGCCGGAGTCCCATGCGCTGCCGTCGCCGGTGGCGGTCGTCCAGATGAGGACGTAGAGCGTGAGGGCAAGGCCGGTGAGTGCGCCCGTGATGAAGCTGTAGGTCTGCGACTTCATTGTTGGTTCCTTCTGTCTGTTTGCTTTCTGGGGTTGATTGGTAGTTTAGTCGGTTTTGTTGCGCACGCAAGCGTATTTAATTCCCATATTGGTTAAGTGGATCACACGAGGGGGCGAAGGGGGAAGGTACAAAAACAGGACCGGCCCAAACCCACACGGAGAGGTTCAGGCCGGTCCATAACCCAGAAAGCGGAAGGAACCCGAAGGCCACCGCCAGACCGATCATACAGGCAAAACGCCCAGACAGTCCAGTCAAGGGGTCTGCTCATCTGGAGCTAACAGCATCATCGCGCGCATCCTGGCGGATCCAGGACTCCACCCTTATAGGGGTAGGCCCAGTGGTTGCCGAACCAGATGGAGTGGTCAATGCGGCTTGGCCTGCGCATCAGCTTCTCATCGCTCGCGTAGACTCCTCGGATGGGGAGAGTGAACCAGTTGCCTCCAATATCTCTCCGCGTTTCTGTTTGGAGTTCCTGAGCCCAGATTGTCTTGGCTGTTGCCCGGACGACTTCGTAGTACTTGTCGCCTGCTCGGAGGATGGTGCCGACGGGCACGGCTTGGGCGGCAGGCGTTGTGGTAGACATTGAGGTTTTCCTTTCGTTGGTTGGGTGTTAGCTGTCGTATCTGGGATCGTGGACTTCGCCATGGTATCGGCGCACCCGGTGGCCTCTGACGTAGAGACCGCCATCTTTATGGAGGCGGCAGGGGATGATGGTGTCGTTAACGAAGCCTCCCTGAACGGGGATGCGAGCGAAGTCAAAGGTGCGCAGGACAAACGCTTCGACGGTTGTCACTTGGCGTAACCAGACTGTTTTCGGCGCGCTGCGCACTACTTCGTAGTAGTAGATGCCTTCACGTGGATCATAGACGCGGACGATGGCTTCAACCAGCATGAGAGGCTTGGGCTTATCCATGAGAGGTTCCTATTCAGGCTTGTACACGATGCTCATGGTCAGCCCGAGTCTAGTGTTCGCGTCGGGGCGGATCACGCCTTTATTGTCGATGCGGCGCATGATTACATCCCCGATCTTGGTTGAGCAGTCGAGCGTCGGGGGGCCGATTCTCGAGCGTTCAACCTTGATTTCTTGGAGCCAGAGTGTTTTCTCGGCGCACCTCACGACCTTCCACGCACGCCCAACTGGAGACCAGTAGATCGTCCCTACTGGGGGGAGCGTGAAACGGTCTCTCATGGATGGCATTTCATCACCTTCTTCGCCTAGTTGGTGGGCCTGTAGATGTCAGCGTAGGAGTGTACGTACACGCCTTCATGGATGCGGAGGCATCCGTCTGGGAGGACTCTGCGTTCGAGGAGCTCTAGGTCTGATCGGACCATGCCGGGGATCGGCTGGTCATGCGTGTTTGTGACGAGCTGGCGGAGCCACACGGTCCTTTCGGTACGACGTTCGACCTGCCAGTACTCCACCACGTTGTTGTGGTTTTGGGAGTAGTAGCTGACTCGGTACATCGTTCCGATGGGCGGTGCGACGATTCGTTGCTTGCGCATGTTGATGTCCTTTCTTGGGTTGGTCTGACAGTAAGCGGAGTTTGTGGCGTATGGGTGTAGGCGCGCCGACAGGACGGGCGTAATCAAACCACATTCCTAAGCCTGGTGGAGCTTGGCCGGCGCGCCGTCACGCACGCTGTCAATGCTTGATCCGCCCTTGCTCATCGAGCGCAGAGCCAACCCCGACCTCCGAGAACGTCACGTGGGCGAGAGTCCGCCCGCCCGCAAGACCCGGATGTGAGAACCAGTAGCCACGCCCAACACCCACGCGCAGGTAGGGGGGCAGCCCAGCCGCCTCGCACGTCTCGGGGGCGAGCGTGTACCCATCCCAATCGACGTGCCCGGACTCGCTCACGCTCGCCACAGACTCCGTGTATCCGCAGATGGCCCCGGCCTTGTCAACCAGCACGCCGTGGTGTTCGATGCGGCGACGCCGTAGCGCGTCCGTTTCAGCGTTGGACGCTTTGCCGATAGCCTCGGCCCAAGCTGTCACGGGCGCTGGGTTCGCATCAGTCATGCGCAGCATGTCCTGTAAGTGGTGTCGAACCTTGTTCGCGTAGTAGTCATTTACTGGCTGTTTGCGTGCTTTGGCTTTCGCGCCTTTTGCTCCACCATCGCTCATTCGGCGTTCGATCTCCTGGAAGATCTGGGCTGTGCCTTTGGGTGCGCGCTTGTAGGTTTCGTCGATGCGGATGTTGGTGCCGTCGGCGCGTTTGCGTAGGCCACTCTGTGTGTATATCCAGGTTCCGCGAACGAGCGCGTACTCGGTGACGGTCTTGTGTGTGCGTTTGTCGATCCAGTGCGTGTAGGTGACTCGAACCTTGCGTGGGGCGGCGGTTTTCGCTGCTCGGGCTTTCTGTTGGCGTTGCAGCCACACTCGGTAGAGGTCTTGCACGTCCTCGGGAGTGTAGGTGTCCTCCCACTGGTCGATTCCGGGCCGGAAAAACTCAGTCTTGTTGTAGAGCTTCGACGTGTGGTGCCACTCCTCAGCTACGAGGAAGTACTCTCGCAGGAACTCAAGCGGGTACTCGTCAAGCTGTAGGTACGCTCGAGCGTTGGCGGGAAGCGCGTTCAGGATGTCAGCCTTGCCCCACTTGGAGCGGGGGCGTAGGCCGCGGTCGTATGCGTCGATGGCATTGTTGCTCATCGAGAAATCGTCAGCGTAACCGGCCATGAGTCACCACGCTCCCGTACTGTAGCCCATGGAGTCGAACGACGCGGGCGGGACAGGGAGGCCGTCGATGCAGGCCTGGCACATGAGCTGCCCTCGTTCGAGGACGATCTTGTAGGCGTTCACGGCTGTGGTCCTGAACGTGTGGGCATTGATGCACCACCAGGTGTAGGTCTTGGTGGGGTCGCCCTCCCAGATGGGCGTGTTCTCGCGCCAGTAGGGGGCGAGTGCTGCCGCGTCCACGTAGGGGATCTCGGTGTCGTTGGTGTTGGTGCTCATCGTGGGAACCTGTTTCCGTACTGTCCGTTGATGGCCCGGTCGAGGCCGTAGTCGAGGATGCGTTCTGCGCGGTGCGTGGGGCGACCGTATTCACCCACGTATGCGGGGCAGGCCCCGCTGCCTTTAGGGCCGACCGTGAGGAGGACGCTCGAGCGGGCCCTGCTGGGCAGATAAAGGCCTGTAGGACTGGTGCGGGGGCGGGGACGTTTCCCAGAGGGGCTGAGCCAGGCTGAGGTGTCGTCGTAGCCGACCTGGAGCTTGTGGTAATCGCGGATCTGGGAGATGAGGAGGGCCAGGAGAGACACATCCTCCGTGAGGAGCGTGCGCAGGTGCGAGACAGGTAGCGCGTTGGGGGAGACGAGGATCGCGCTGTTTGCCTGAGCGTCGAGGCCACCCGCCCACCGGAACGGCTCGTACTCCGCCTGGTAGTTGTTGATGACGTGGAAGCTCTTGACGACCTTGGGGGTGTCGGGCGCGTGGACGATGGAGCCGTCGAGGTCAACCATGAGCGCGTCAGGGTTTCCCTTTTCGATGAGGAACACCGAGTCCGGGTACGTGAAGTCCATACGGTACTCGTACTGCTTGCCGGGCTTGATGTACCTGGAGAAGAAGTCTGTGAGTCCGAGGTCGCGTGGGGTGCCGATCTGGAAGAGGTCTGTCCACATCAGGATGAAGCTGTCGCAGACTTCCCGGATGCGGACGACGGTTTCGGGTTGTGCGTCGTGGCCCGCCCATCGGAGGCCTGCCTGCTCAGGGTTGTGGCTGTAGGTTCGCTGCATTTTGCCGTTGAGGAGGTCTTCGAGGGGGCGGTGATTGTGGGGGATGTGGTTGTGGTACATGGCGGTCTTTCAGGCGTAGTGGGAGATGCCGACGGCTCCGATTTGGGTGCCGTTGCGGTCGCGGACGGGTTCGCCGGGGACTCGGATGTCCGGGCGGTGGTAGATCTTGAGGGCTTCGGCGGCGACGCGGGACACGATGATGAATACGCCGGGGATCGGATCGGGCAAGCCGATGCACTGGTCCGGGTGGTTGATGTTCAGTGTCTCGGGGATGCCGGGGAACGTCTCGGGGAGTGGCTGGTATTCGTCGGGGACTCGGACGACGGTGCCCGATGGTGGGATGACGCATAGGGGTGTTTGTTTGTCGTACCCGTACATGGTGAGTGCGTGTGGAGTGCCGTTGATGTAGACGACCCCGTTTTCGGCGGCGATACCTACGAGACGGCCGACGCTGGTGTCGATTGGGATGTTGCGCAGCATGTGAGCGTGTCCTTTCTGGCTGGTTTACTTGTTGAGCGTCGTAAACCAGGTGGTTTGTCCGTTTAGGAGTGGCTTCGCCTGTGCTGCGTCGAGGACGACCACGGGCGGGGGCGTGTGGTTGGGGCCGGGGCTGCTGGCGGTCGCTGCTGCCCATGCCGCCTGGTAGTTGTCATCGGGCTGGGTGGGGGTGCGGTAGCCGGCGACGTAGAGGGTCGGGGCTGTGCCGAGGGTGGCGAGGTCGAACATGGACGCAACGGGTGTGGCGGGGGTCTGGTTCCACGGGTAGATGAGGGCCGTCATGTCCCACCCGTCGGGGAGGTTGCGGACCTGGAGGTGGTTGTCCGCGTCGAGGCTGCGGAACATGGCCTCCCAGGTCGCCATGGAGGCGTTGGCGGTGACCATGTTCGTCACGTTGTCTGCGTCGGGGGTTCCGGCGTTCATGTGGGCGACGTAGAGGACGGGGGTTGCGCCGTCAGAGAGGAACACGTACCCGTCGAGGCTGGCGGGGCAGTCAATGGGGGTGTCGGTGAGTGTGGGTGCGTAGGCGACGGGGTAGATGCCGGTCTTGAGGTACTGGTAGCGGCTGGTGAGCGCGTCTTGGACCTGCGTGCGCTGTGAGAGGCAGGTGTCGTGGTAGGCGACGTTGCTGGTGTTCCAGGCTGCGCCGTCGGGGAGGGACGGGAATATCGTCCACGTGGTTGTGTCGCCATTGGCTGGCTTATCGGTGCGGGTCTTGTCGAGGCCTCGTTCTGACCGGCGGGTGATGTCTTCGACGTGGGATTGGGCTTCCTGGTATGCGTCGCGCTCAGGGTTGAAAGCGCCGCCCAGGTGCATCACGATAGCGACGATGACGACGACGAGGATGATGAGGGCTACAGGGATCGTGAAAACGGCGGCTGTGCGCGCTTTCTCCTGCCCTTCTTCGCTCTCGTAGTCCCAGGAGTCGATGGCGGCTTCTGCGCGCTTGTAGGGGCTGCGGGGGAGTCTCATTGCGCGTCTCCTACCGTCTCGTACTGAGCGTCGTACTCGTCTGTGGTCATGACTTCCCAGTCGCCCCACCCGTGGGGGCCTTCGACGATCACGGTGCCGGGGCGTGCGACGAGGCCCGTGTTGTGTCCGAGGGACAGGTAGTAGCCATGCTGGTCGCGGTTCAGGGTGAACGACTGGTAGTACTTCTCTGCGAGTTCTTCGATGGACGCTTCGGTGACGAAGAAGGCCGTGTAGTCGGCATCTTCACGTCGAACTGCGTTCACTACGTGGACCGCAGACTTGGCAGCTTGCGGGTTGGCGACGGTGAGGAGCACGTCGGCGTGGCATGGCTTGTTGCTTGGGCACCAGCACATGAGGTCGTGTCCGGCGAGGTGCTTGCGGGCCTGGCGTGCGACTGCCTGCCCGTCTGGGGTGGAGCGCAGCCATTTGGTGAACAGGGCGACTGCCTCCTCGTGGGTGGCGACGATCCCCGGCTGTGGTGCTGCTGCGGGGTCTACCTTCCACGGGTTGCCGTAGATACTTCCCCTGCCGACGTAGACGGCCCCGGCGGGGGCTTTCCATCCGCGAGTGCGTTGACGTTGAATGCGCTTAGGGCTCATAGTGTGTCTCTTTCTGTGGGAGCGTTGACGGCTCCCAGGTAGCGGGTGATGATTCCTCGATGTTGAGGATGCCTCGTGATGAACTTCCAGAGGTTGCTCGCTGCCGTTGGGTGGATGGAGGCGTTCTCGATCATGACGGTCAGGTTCACGCCTTCGCGTTCGTACCGCTCGGTGAGGGCCTGTATCTCTTGCCTGAGTTCCGCATCTTCGTCGTAGATGCCGAAGTGCTGATCGGGCTTGTATGCCTCGGGAGCGCGGTTGATGAGCTCGTGTTCCGTGAGCCCGTATGCGGTAACAGCGAGGGGACTACCGTCGCTGGCGTGATCGGCTAGGAGGGGGATGTTGCGCTGCCACATGCTGCGCTGCCTGTGTCCAGCGTTGACTGCGACGGTACGCGAGTAGGCTGCGGCGTTGAGCTTCACTGCCTTGTCGGGGTTGGCGAGGAAGCTGGTGATGATCTCGACGGTTGGAACGTCAACATGCTTGGCGATGGTGTCGATGTTGGCGAAGATGCCCCAGACCTGGTGATGGCTGGGGCGACGCACGCGGGGGAAGTACTTCACGCTGCCTTCTTTGCGACTTGCTTAAGGCGTTGTTCGCGCAAGAAGTCCTTGAGCTTGGCCAAGTCGTAGTACGTGGCGGTCTCTGTCTGCTTCATGAGCCCTCTCCCATCTTCTTCGTAGTGGCCTCTACCGCAACGACTGTGGGGCGCGCGCACGCAGCTAGGATGAATAGGTTCACGCCGGGAACAACCACTAGGAGCGATGGTGTCCAGTGGTAGCCCGCATCAACGAGCCTGCGGCTTGTGGCGGCGAGGAATGGGAACGTCTGGATGATGAGCCAGACCGAGAACCCGAGAATGATGGGGATCGCTCGAGCGATGGCCTCGTGGCGGTTGTGGAAGAAGTCGCCGCGGGTGGTAGCGATGTAGATGAGGCCGGTTGTCCACCACCACCACACGATCAGGGTTGTAGCGGCGTAGAAGCCTGCGGTGGGCCAGTAGTCGCGTCTGCTCATGGGCGTAGCAAAATCAAGAGCTTGCGTGTAGAAGTTCTTGACGATGGAGCCAGCGCGTTTGAGGGCGGGTGGGATGGGGATGTCGGTGACCTGAACGTCCGGGTCTAGGTCTGGGTACTTTGTCATGGGTGTTGTCTTTCTGTGCTGTCTGGCTGGTCGGGTTCGTCTGGCATGATGCTGACGTACTCTTCGGCTTCTCGCGGGGCGTTTAGGAGGGCCTTGGCTTTCGGGTTGGCTCTGATCGCCACTTCGACGACGGGCTGAGGGAGACGGTCGATGCCTTGCCACATGAGGGGCCGGATCAGGTTCCGGTACTTCTCAGGCTGATGACCTTCCCAGAGGATGCGCGCGATGATGGGTGAGCGCACCTGGAAGATGATTGGGTACTGGACTTTCTTCGCGAGCGCCGGGAGCGCGAGGTTGAGCTTTGCGAGGAGTTCCCCGGTGCGGCTGACGTTCTCCGCGTCGGATGGGCGGTATGTGCGCCACCAGACGGGTTCCTTAACGCCCTTGATGAACAGGGCGACGCACGTGTGCCCGGCGGCGTTTGTGTAGACGCTGATGAGGTTGCGGGGGGTCTTGCGGGGTGTGGTCACTTCTTCTCCAGTTGCTTCCAGGTTGTCGTGAGGTCTTCCTCGAACTCGAGGAGGGTTTCGTACACGCGGCCAGCGTGTAGGGATACCGTGTCGTTGGGGATCGCGAGGCGGGCCTGCACGTAGGGCACGCCGCCGTCCTTGATGGGCTTGTAGGCTCGCTCGAGTGGCGCATCGTCGGCGTATAGAGCGTCAGCTTCATCTTGGCCCACGTGGGGGAGATGCGGGAGGGCAACAAACTCAGCCGGTGTCAGGTCCGCGAGCGCAACTGCTTCGCTGATGTCGTCCGCGAGCGCAGGGTCCGCGCCTTCGTAGAGAGGTTCCCCTGGCTGCACGGTGAGGATCGAGAGCGGGTTGCGAGCGCCTACCTGCTCGACGTACTTGTGCACGTCGTCAGGGCTGACGGTCGTCACGCCGATCCCCTGAATGGCGTTGTAGGCGTAGTCCTCGATCTTTGCGGGGCAGCGCGGGTTGACGCAGGTGATCGCTGCGAGGTCGATAGAGGAGGCGAGGGGCCACTCGCATCGTGGACACTGCGAGGGGAGGGCTGATGCGAGCTTGGGGGCGACGCTGCGTAGGCGTTTGGCGACCTCGGTGATGAGGGGCACCGGCTCACTCCTTCCTGTGAGGCGTTTCGTTACCCTCATAGTTTATCGCATTTTGGGGCAAAACCACGGGAAATAGCCCATTGTGAGCATGTTTTGGGGCATGGGAAACCCCCTGCCGTTCCCAAAGCGAGATGCGGCAGGGGGTGGTGAGGTCAGAGCCAGGATGTTGGTAGGCCTCGCTTGGCGAGCTCGTACTTGATGCGGTCGGCGACTTCGCGCGCAAGGGCGAGGCGCGGGTTGTCGGCTCCGTAGCGTTCTTCGATGTCCTTGAGGCGGTCCTCCATGCGCATGGGCGCGCCGGTCGGTGAGGTTGTCATGTCGGCGGCGTTGATAATCAGGAGTTCATCGTCCATGAAGCCGACGGTGGGGTCTCCGTGATCGTAGACGGCATCTATTTCAACACCCAGGCTGATGAGGACGCTGCCGCCCGCGTGAGCGTGGTCGTCTGGGTCGAAGGCGTATCCAACGTCGTGTAGGAGTCCCAGGACGTAGAGCTGGCGAGCCTTGTTTTCGGTCTTCCCGAAGATGGTCTTAGCGATCTCGTAGGCGCGGTTCGCCGTGGCATTCATGTGCGCGAGGCGACTGGGAGTTAGGGGGGTGAGGGTGGTGGTCATGCGCGGGTTCCTTTCGGGTTGATGTGGGCGCGGATCTGGTCGAGGCTGACGGGCTGGTAGGCCCATGCGTCTACTCCGACGTTGATGTCGAAGCTCCCCCATTCGGGGCGGGTGGGCGCGTTGTCGTGGGTGTGTCCGTAGAGGAGGATGTGTGTCTCGTCGCGGGTGAGTGAGTTGCCGTAGAGGACTTTCGGGTCGAAGGCGTTGGATGCACACCCGGCGGGTACGCCTGTGTGGGCGACCATGTTGGCGACCTGCCTGGACGGATAGTGCGACAGGATGAGCGTCGGCATGTCGGCGACCTGGAGAACCATCGAGTCGGTGATCGTCGAGAACACTTCCGCGAGGCGCAGCGTCGCCCACCTGGCCTTCGGGTCATGGTTGCTGCGGATGAGGTGCATGTGCTTGTAACCGACACGCCTAGAGACCGGCTCTAGGAGTGCGACGGCATGGTCGATGTCGCGCTTCCTGCCGAGCGAGAGGTCACCGAGGACGTAGAGGTCGTCCCCGGATTGGAGGCAGCGTAGGAGGTTGCTGACGATCAACTGGTCGTGCTGTTCGACGCTGCGCGCCCCACGGTGCATGAGGGCGACGCTCTCGTGGCCGAGGTGTAGGTCGCTAGTGAACCAGTGCGTCATGGGCGAGCGCCTTTCATGCTTTCGTATGCGGCGACGATACTGTCACGTAGGGCGGCGTAGAAGTCTCGGTTGATGGGGTGGTAGACCTCGTAGCGTCGCCCTTTGGAGACGTTGTACTGCGAGGGCATTCGGAGACTGTAGGTCGAGTCTGGTTCTCTGATGAGGCGCATGTCTGTGATGACGAGGAAGTCGCCGATATAGGCAGCTGCTTCGCAGAGGAACCCGCGTGTTGTTTCGTCGGGGATGTGGGTGATCTTCACGCGCGTGATTTCCGGTGTCATAGGTAGAGCCGTCCTTGTCTGCTGACGATGTTGCCGACGCGGATCTGCTTTTCGACGGCGGCGCGTGGGAAGTATCGGATAGTGTCTTCAAAGGTTGCGCCGGGGTGGGCGCGCAGGAACTCGCTGATGGTGGCGGGCGCTTCGTACACGGAGTCCGTGACGGCCCCTGTAGGCGCGTGTGCGGCACGAACAGGCTTCGACGCTACCGCTGGGCCTTTGGTGCACCCTGCGGCGCTCTGTGGGGCTTGCTGAGTGCGACGGCGACGCTCACCATCAGCATCACGACGAGAGCCCTTGCTGCCCGTCGCCTTGGTCTGTGCGACACGGCTGCGGGTGGCCTTCCGGTCGGGAGCACTTGGCGCTGGCCGTTGATGGTTAGGATCAGCACTCATGGCCTCCAGTTCAGAGTCGGGGAAGCTACTGACCAGAGCCGTGAGGGCATCGCCAGTCAGGGGCGCTTCACCTTGGATCCGTCGTAGCGGCTCGATGTACTCCGAGCGGGTGGCCGGAGTGATGGGGCGGGGGTGGGAGAGAAACGCGAAGCCTTGCTCTCGTTCTGTCTGCTCGAACTCGTCGAACATCTCCTGCATGAGGGCTTCGTAGTCGCCGGTGCCGATCACCCGGTTCTGGTGGTAGGTGGTTTGAGCGGCTTGGAGCTGCTGCGCGACTTCGGGGTCGATGTCCAGGATCATGATTCACGCCTCCTAGAAGGTGTCCCAGAAGGACTCGCGGTCGAGGTTGGCGCTTTCCTCACTGCTCAGCGCTGGCGGTTCCGGCTCGTCGCCCGTGTCATCCCCTTGGAATGCCAACTGGAACGGATCGTCACCCGCCGGAGTCTCCTCGCGTGCGGGAATCATGTCGGTGTCGTCCTGGTCGCCGAAGGGGAAGAAAGCGTCGGTCTCTGCCGGGGCGGGCGTTGAGGGTGAGCTGTCTGCGTGCGCAGCGCCGATCCGGTCGAACATGGCCTTAGTGCTGCTGCGCTTCCTACCAGAAGGACGCGGGGCTGCTGGAGCTGGCCTCGGCTCGGGAGCCGGGGGTTCGGCCTCCTCGTTAACGGGGTCGAGCTTGTCCCAGTAGTGGCCGATGTAGGACTCGAGGCGTTCCATGCCCTTCGTGTCGGGGGCGAGGACTGCTGCTCTCAGGTACGTGGGTGCGCCGTCGTTGATGTCGGCGATGCGCACTGCCACGTCACCGGCGTTGGAGAGCTTGTAGGGGAACTCGCTGGCTGAGTTCAGGCCGAGGTTTTCGGCGGCGCTCGCGTCGCTGGCTGACTTCGCAGTGATGCGCACGGAGATCAGCTCGGACACGCTCTTGGGGATCACGTCGTTCTTCACTCGGTGGGGGATGAAGATGGCGCGCATACCCAGGGCCGGGAACTCGGACACGAACCGCTCGATGAGTTCACGGTATTCGCGAGCGTCTTCCTTGCCCATGGCGTTGGCGAGGGACATCATCTCGTCGAGGACGACGTAGAGGAACGGGAAGGTGACTTCGGGGTGGTCGCGTCGGAACTCGAGGACGTTGACGTAGCCGTACTGCTGCATGATGTTCTTGCGGCGTGGGGCTTCGGTGTTGACGAGGTAGCGGAGCATGTCGATCACCGAGTCCACGGTGTACTCCTTGCGGCGCACGTGCGGCAGGTTGTAGTTGGCGTACTCGCTGATCTGGTTCTTTGGGTCGCCGATGTAGAGGTGCAGGTCGTTGGGGCTCATGTAGGCGCACATCTGGTTGAGGATGAGCTTGACGATCCAGGACTTGCCGCTTCGTGGCTCGCCGGAGACGACGATGGCGGGGGCTTTGAGGAGGTCCACGGCCTTGACGCTGCCGTCGCCGGTGGTGCCGATGACGACGGGCATCTCGGTCTTGGGGTTGCGCACGAACTTCTGCGTGTCGGGGGATGCGGCATACATGTCGGCGAGGGAGATCATGTCGATCTTGGCTCCCTTGTAGATGCTGATGAACGCGCGAGAGCCGGACTCGGCGCTTGTGGCGTATGCGTTGGGGTATTCGAGGTTGCCGTTGTCGTCGTACTTGTAGATGTTGACGACTTCATCGGCGATTGCCTGGGTCTTCATGCGTGGGGTGCGGCTGATCGTCAGCTTGAACATGAAGGGGTTCTCGGAGGCATCCTTGAGGTCGGGGAGGAGATCTTCGCGCGTGCCTACCTGCTTGGCTGCGTCGCGGATCAGTTCAGCCCAGATCGCCCATTCCTTGCTGCCTTTACGGAGGTTGCGCATGTCTGCGAACTTGGGGCTGATGGACGGTAGGCCCTTCGTCAGGGTCTCGTAGATGAACTGGCGAGTCTGGGTGCCCTTCTGCATGTTCAGGTTCTCGAGGTCGGACTCGAGGGAGTCGTAGTCCACGTCCTCGGCGGGTTCCTCGTCGGGGATGAGGTCGTTCCAGTCCCAGCTGTCCGATTCCTGCTCAGGCTCGGGGGCGGGGGCACTCGCGGGTTCTGGTTCGTCGAACACGGGGAGGGGCTGCGGCTCGATGACGGGGGCGGGTTCCGGCTCGGGGACGGGGCGGCGCAGTTGCTCGCGCACGTCATCTTTCTGGTCGATGATGTAGCCGCCGGCGAAGGTTGCGATGCCAATGAGGGCGGAGACGGCTGCGCCGACGAAGATGTAGTAGCCGACTGCGAGCGCTGGGAGGAAGTTCGATAGTAGCCACATGCCCGCGCCCACTACTGAGACAACGCCGCTGGTCTTCATGGTGGCTGCGCCCATGCCGCTTACGGACGCTGCTGTGTGGGTCTTCGCTGCGACAACGGCGGCTTTCGTGAACTCGTAGGAGTTGCGTCCAGCTTTCGACGCTGCCTGATGTGCGGCCTGGCTGATCGCCTCGGATGCCGTCTGCGGCTGCTGCCCTGACTGGCCGAAGGCTGCGGGCGGCGGTCCCTGCTGTCCAAAGGATGGAGAGAACGGGTCAGCGGACGGGCCACCAAACGGCGACGGAGAGGGCGCGCCGAAACCGGATCGGGAGGAACCGAAGGGGTCATTGCCGCCGCCACCGAAGGGGCTGTCGAACGAGGATGAGCGTGACGGGCCACCGAAGGGGTCGTCGAAGGAACTGCTGGACGGGCCGGAGTCCATGCCCCAGATAGACTCGTCACCCATGCCGGGCGCGAACTCGGGTTCCTGGTTGCGGGCGTTGAAACGTGCGAGCGCGTCGTCGCCGTTGGTGGGGAGGGCCATAACCGTTTAGGCCTTTCTGTGAGGTTACCGGACAGTGATGAGAGCAATGACGAGGGCGATGGCTGCGACGATGCAGGAGATCGCGTGGAAGCCGTTGCGGTACTTCTCGTCGAGGTCTTTGAGGGAGTGGACTCCGACGTTAGTGAGGATCAACAACATGGTGAGGATTGACCAGATCATCGGTTCGCGTCCTTGTACTGCTCGCGGATGTAGGTTGCCACGTCAACGCCGTCGGTGTTGCGCAGGAGGTTGTCCAGATCCTTGTCGATGGACACGAGCCACCCACTGTTCTGCGCGGGGTAGCGCTGGACGGTGAGGTCGAACGTCACGTCACGCATGGGAGCGTCACCTTCTTGCGGGCCAGTGGTTTGGAGGTGATCGACGGCCTGCTGGTAGGCGTTGGTGATGTACGTGTAGACGTACTGGTCGCCCTTGCTTGTGTCGGCCTCGCCCTTGTTGTAGTCGCGGAGATTCTGGAAGATCGTGTCGCGGTCCTTGTTCCAGAAGGTCTTGTTGGTGAAGTCGAGCATCTTGGCGCGCACCGTGTAGACCTGCTTGTCGGTGGAGAAGTTCGCGCCGCGGGTGACGGATTGGACCTGTAGGGACAGGAGACCGAGGCGGTAGCGGTCGCGCTGGTACTGGTCCTTGTAGTCGGTGCTGGAGGCGGTGTCGGTGTCGAAGAAGTCCGCGTAGGTCGTAGTGACGGATGAACGACGCGAGTTCGCTTCGGCGGTGGTGAAGTCCAGCGTGTTCAGGGCACGCAGGTAGGCGTAGGCCACCTCATCGGGCGGGGTGTCGGGGTTACCGAGGGAGAGGAGGGTGCCGTCCACGTCCCAGATGAACCCAGACTTCGGGGTGCCGTACTTCTCGCGCAGGGTGGGCTGCTGGTTCATGAGGAGCTGGTCAACACCGTCAGGGCCCGCAGACTCGGACGCGGATGGTGTCGAGCCAGACTGAGCGAGGGCGCGGACTCTCTCTTCGTTCGCGCGCGCTGAGGACGCTGAGTGTGAGAACCAGTAGACCACGCCGATGACGACGACGAGGACTACGGGGAGGATGATCTTCCACTTGGTGCGCACGAACTTGATGACGCGCTCGGAAGCGGTGAGGTCTTCCTCCTCGTCACGCATGTTGTCGGCCACTGCGGGCTGCTGCGGGCGTGGCGCGGGACGGGGGGCTGGCGTAGGGGCCTGCTGGCGCTGTGGGGGGCGCTGCTGACCGGAGGGGGAGGCCGTAACCTTCATTTCTGTCTCCCTAGTGTGTCTAGCTGGTTAGTTGAGAGCTGAGAAGTCCCAGCCGTCCGAGGCGGGTGCTGCTTCTGCTGGCGGCTCGACGGCGGCTTGTTGCGTGCGTCGTGAGCGTCGGCGTAGCGGTGGCCCCTGTTGGAGGAGGCTGTCGATCTCGCGTTGGAGGTCGTCGGGATCCTGGAACGCTGTTGCGCCACTCGAGGCCTCCTCAATGGCGGTGTCCTCGACTGCTTCGACAGAGCCGGTCTTGAACAGCTCAGACTGTGCGATACCGTCGGGGAGTACCACCTTCCCCAGGGTAACCTCTCCAGTGGACAGCTTGATAACAAACGCGCGTTTGTAGGGCGATTCTGCGCCATCTTCTGATGTTTTGCTGGTCGCTGTGGCGAGCATGGTGAGTTCGTCCTTGAGGTAGCCGATGCTGAGCTTGTCGGCGATTTCGTTGCGGACGTTCGCGTCACGGATCGCGCCGATAGCGACCGACTGGACGTTCTCGAAGATCTTGAGCTTCGACCCTGCATCCATGAACATCGAGGGCTGGTTGCTGATGATGAGGTTGATGTCGCCCATCTTGCGGCCACCCGTGATAGCGGTACCGAGGATACCGGCAGCGCTGGGGAACTCGGCCCAACGCTGGAGCTCTTCCCACACGGTGACGTTGAACTTACCCTCGCGCTTGCAGGTCAGGGAACGCACGTGGTGGATCGACGCTGCGGACAGCTGAGAGAGCTGGAGCTGCACCTCGTCCACCATGACGGTGGCCTTCGACTTCATGCCGAAGGAGCACAGGACGACGCGGGCGTTGGCTACGTCTTCGGTGGAGACTCGGTTGGAGAAGACGCTGGCGCGGGAGCCGTCGGGCTCGAAGTACTCGGCGAGCTGGGCGCGCACGAACGTAAGGGACTTGATGTAGTCCTCGTCGCTGGCGCGGTAGTCTCCCATGGCGGCTCCGGTGCGGAGTGCTTCATGGCCATCTTTGATGACCTGGTAGACGTGGTAGAGGGTGAGGCCCTTGCTGTTCTTCCAGGTGCGCGCGTCGTCGCCGAGCACGCCCGCGTCGCGGTAGACGACACTAATTGCGTTCTTGAGGATGCTTTCGGCCCACTGGTAGGTGTGGAGGTGGGAGCCCATGAGGGCGCTGAGGTAGGAGAGCGTGTAGTTCACGCCCAGGCCGTAGGTGCCGTTCTCAGCGTCGATTGCGAGGTCGCCGGAGGTCATGATCTCAACGGGGTCGAAGTAGCTGCCCTGGCCTTCGGCCATGTTGAGGATGAGGCAGGAGTCGTGGTTGGCGTAGAAGCTGACGAGCGGCGTGTACTCGTCGCCTTCCACGTCGTTGATGGTGAGTCGGACGCGGGAGTACTTCATGAGTTCGTTGAGGAGGTTCTTCACGAAGAAGGACTTGCCGCCACCTGTTTCGGCGATGACGACGAAGTTTTCCGCGTCCACGTCGTTCGCTCGGAACTTGTAGAGGATTGGGTAGCCGGAGTTCACGTCGCGGGCGATGTAGGAGCCGTGTGTGCCGATACGGCCCTGGTCGTAGCCGGTGAAGCGGGCGATGATCTCGTCTGAGAGCACGTTCTTTCCGACGCGACCGAAGGACTTGCGGCTGTGGTCCATGCTGAACGGAGAGAACGCAGCGGTGAAGTCAGCGAGGTGCTGGACGACACGGTTGACTGTGATACCTCTGTCGGTGCAGAACTGCTCGATCTTCTCGAGCGATTCGTCGAAGTCTTCACCGCGGATGCCCATGACGATTGCGTGGCATCGGTACTCGAAGAACTCAAGCTGTCGCTCGGTGCTGGTTGCGTTGGAGAGGTAAACAACGCTTTCTTCGCGCCACTGGTCGCGTGCGAGGTCGGTGCGGTTCTTCTGGTACTCGAAGGCGTTGTCGCCGATGCTCTTGTTTTCCTCAGCGGTGTTCTGGTAATTGCGTAGGAGTGCCTTGAGTTTGGGGTCTTCCCAGTTGATCCTAGTGGGGATGCTGTAGTCCGTGAAGAACATGCGCATCGTGGGGTGGAGGCGCTTGCGCATCTCGACGCGGAACCGCATGGGGAACGTGGTGCTGTAACCGTCGAAGGACAGGAAGACGACGAGGTTGTCCTTGCCGGAGAAAGAGGCGCGGTTGTTCGTGTAGAGGTTGTAGTCGCGCTCGGGGAATGTGCGAGAGTCCCGCATCTGGGTGTTCGTCGTGAACACATCGGCCCACACGTGGTACCAGGCGATGCGGTTCATCAGATCCCAGCGTCCCACTTTCTTGGGTCGTCCGGGTTCGTGGATGCGACCTCCGAAAAGGAGACGCACGAGCGGGTTGGTCTTCTTCGTTTTCGTTGCTGCCATGGTTGTGTCCTTATGAGCGGGCGGCTAGGCTACCGAAGCCCTTCATGAGGTCTTCGTACTGGCTGGTTAGCTGAGCGTAGGAGCTGACGCGACGGTTGGGGTTGTCTGGGTATTGAGTGAACATGGGTACGTAGGTGAGGGTATCCGCGTAGAGGGTGTGCGAGGTGATGAGTCGTCCCAGGGGGAAGTTGGTGTAGCCCGCGACGGAGCTGAGGCCGTTCGCTGCGTACACCGTCCGCGACGCGGAGCCAGTCACCATGTGCGAGTGACTGTGGACTGTGCGGTCCACGCAGATGACGGCGTTGTAGTTGTTGTCCTGGATGAGCTTGTCGTGCAGAAGCGCTGCGGTGGGTCTGCTCGTGAAGACCACGGGGGCGTGCAGCGCAGGGTCGTCGCTGGACATGGAGTCGTCAACCCAGGGGAACTCTCGATAGTGAATGCGGGTCACTGCGGAGGGGGACTCGATGAAGATGAGGCGGGGCCGCATGTTGAGGCGGTCTTGGAGGTAGTCGCGGAACCCGAGCATGAAGCTGGTCAGGTACTTCATGTGACCGAGGTCTTTGACCCTGTAGATGGGCTTGTTGCCCTGATAATCCACCGGCGGAAAGTTCGTGATGCGCGGGCCGCCGTTTCCACTCGTGTGAGCGCTCTGGAGCTGAGCGCGAGCGGCCTTGAGCGTTGCCTCGGACCTGCGCGCGTGCTCTTTCAGGGTGGCGAGACTGTCGTTCATGTCGCTGAGGATCCCGACGGACACCTCTGCTTGCTCACGGCGCTCTTCCTCGGAGCGCTCGTATGCGGCGATGACGTTGGATGATGACTCCGCAATGAGCGCAAGGGCTGCGCTCGGCAGAGTCTTCCCCTCGCGGACTGATTCGCGGAAGGCGCGCAGGATGTCCTTGTCGCCGGATACGTCGTCGGCGAGTACGAGGTCGGTTCCCGCTGCCAGGATCCCCTCAAGGAGGTCTGGGCTTTCGAGGAGGTAGGAGTCCGTGTAGATCGCGCCGTTCAGGCCGGTGATGGCCATGGCGAGTGCTGTGTCTGGCTCGTCATTGACGTAGATGAGGTGAGCGTCTTGCAGTCGCGGGTCTTTGAGGGCGGCGATTGCTTCGGGCGCTTCTTCTTCCGTGTCGTGGATGACGACAGCTTCGACGGTCAGCGCGCTCGGCGCTGTCGCGAGGAAGTCTCTGACGGATGCGGCGATGAGCCAGTCAGGGAACTTGTCTGGCTGGATCGTCGTGGAGATGAGGGCTTTCATCGCTGCGGTCCTGTGAGGGCTTCGATCTGTCGGATGAACGGGTCGCGGTCCCACACGATGCGGGGGGCGACGCTGGCGAGGAAGTTGAGGGTGCTCGGGTTCGAGCCGCCGGGGTGCAGCCATGCTGTCTCGGAGAGTAGGCGGCAGAGCTTGTTGCTGATCTGGTCTGAGTCGTAGATCGTGTTCAGGAGGGTTGCGAACCCTTCAGGTGACCCTTGGGGGGCGAGGAAGTGCGTCTGGGTGGGGTGTGCGTCGTTGAGGGCAGTCAGGAATGCCTCCGTCTTGCCTGTTGCCTCCAGGGGTACATCAACGACCGTGTAGTCGAAGTAGGGGATGAATGGCAGGACGGCCTCGAGGTCGTCGAGGTTCGTGTTTTTGTCCTCTGCTGCCCCGTTGGACATGAAGTAGATGCCGCCGTCAAGGAACGGGGAACTCTCCTTCATGGATGGGCGTGTGGCTGCGAAACCGTCGGCGTTCTCCAGGAACGCGAGGATCGGGTGCTCACCTGACTGGAGGTCGATGTAGAGAACGGTGTGGCCGCTCTGGGCGTAGGCGTCCGCGAGCGCGGCACTGTAGATGGCCGTCTGCTGGCTGTCAGCGGATAGGACGGCGTTGACGCGGGCCCCGGTGCGGAAGATCGGCATGTCTGGGTTCGCTGATGGGGTGAGCTGTGGGGCGTGCGCGCTAAGCGGGTGGAAGTCGCGTAGCTGCGGTGGTGGGCAGGCTGCGAGGCGGTCTTCGACGGTGAGGTTTTCGTCGTCGAAGAAGCCGGTGTCTGCGTGGCTTGCGCCTGCTGCGCCAAGGCTGAGGATGTCACCGGGGATTGCGCTGGCGGCGCTGTAGGTGCGGTCGTCGCTGATGGGCTGCGAGGTCAGGGTGGGAGAGGTGATGCGCGTGTCGGTGTAGGTGTCGGCGATGTCCTTGAGCGACAGCGTGAGGAGGTCCGCGAGGAAGGAAGCCTCAAGTCTGTCTGACAGCGGAATGATGAGGCTGTGCGGGTGGTTGACGTTTGCTCGATACTGGTTGATGCGGTCCTCACGCGCCTTCTTCACGAGGGCGATGCTCTCGATCTTCTCGGCTTTGCCGAGGAACATGTTGAGGATCTGTAGGTTGGTGTCCAGGAGGTTGCCGGTACCAAGCGTGGTATCGCTGTCGAAGATGATGAGGCGGTCGATGCCGATGGCGCTCGCGTCAGTACTGGAGTAGCGCCCATTTAGCTCTACAACAGAGTTGAACACCTCGTATGCGTTGGAGTCAACCTGGTTGCGTGCGCTGCGCAGGAGCGCGTCTGCGGAGGCCTTCTCAACGATGAGCGCAATGCTCATAGCCTTTTTCATGTTCTTATAACCTTTCGAGCGTTTGTTACTGGATGGGGGTGGTGGTGCCGTCGGCGTGGAGGATGCGTGTGGGGCGCAGGAAGCGCTTGTAGTTGACCTGGCCTGTGGATTGGCGGATCGCGTCGGATGCGGAGAACGTCAGGAGTGCGAAGTACTTCTTCGCGAGGGCACCGATCTCGTGCGGGGGCATGTAGGAGGCTGATGCCCAGTTGGCCTCTTCGCACAGTGCAGTCTTAAAGGCGATTGCCGCCTCGTGTAGATCTTCGTAGCTGCCGGTGCCTTTGGTGGTGGCCAGAAGGTACACGTCGCCGGGGGTGGTGGCGTGTTCTTGGAGGGCTGCGAGGTTTTCGTAGGTGGGGCGTAGCACGTCGTTGCGCAGTGAGGGATTCTCGGTGTTGGCGAGGTCTTCGTTGAGTCCTTCGATGCGTTCGTCTTTGCCGATGCTGCCCATGTAGTCGATGTGGCCAACCATGATGCCGCGCCTGCCGGCTTCTCGCATCGCGTATGCGTAACCCTCATAGTGGTCGAAGACCGCCTGAGCGGTGTCGTTTCCGACGCGGGAGCCTTTGTTGGCGTGGATGAAGATTCCCATGCGTCCGCCGGTCTTGAAGTAGCAGACGTAGGGGGGAGTGTTCTCGATCCGGTAGATTGCCCAGATGTTGCTGGTGGCCATCCGGTAGTCGTTGGCGAGCTGTTCCATGAGGTCGGCTCGGAACTCGCGTTCCTCGAGGATGAGGTGCCGAATGATGAGTGACGCGACCGATGGGATGAGGACGATGCAGACGATCAGCTTGGCTCCGAGGCCTGCGCCTGAGCCGATCAGGTAGGCGAGGTCCAGGAAGAATGCGATTGCGCCTGCGCCTGCTGCCATGTAGAGGCGGTTGCGCCACCGTTCTTTGCCGTTCACTTGCGGCTTGTCGAGTGTCAGGGGGATGGAGATGGACTCGTCTCCCACCTGTGGCCGCATGTCATTTCTCGTGCTCATGCCCCTATTTTACTGTGTTTTTGACGGTAAAGGCTGGTATGTGGGTGCGTGTTTACCCGAAATGGACGTAGCCGGTAACCCACTGGTTGAGGTAGCCCTTCTGGAAGCCAACATCGTGGGTTGCTGCGGAGGACTCGTCGGGGGAAACATTGAGGCCGGTTGCGCCATAGTCGGAGGCATGGACGATCCATCCGTCCCCGACGTAGATGCCGACGTGGCCGGGGCCCGTGATGATGTCGCCGGGGGTGAGGACTGACTCGTCGCCGTTGTAGGGGGTGGCATGGGCGGCGAAGAAGGCGCTGTTGGCTGATAGGAGGCTGGTGACCTGCGCGGAGGATGACTGTCCGACGACGATGCGGTCCTGGTCAGCTCCGAGCTGTACGGGGTTGCCAGAGTCGTCCATGGTCCACCCGGCCATAAGAATGAGGGCGCTCACCCAGCCGGAGCAGTCGTAGCCGGTGGGGCCGCGGCCTCCCCAGTCGTAGGAGTAGTAGCCCTGTGCAGGGAGGTTCGCCATGGCGTATTTGGCGTTCGCGAGCATGGCGGGGCCGATTTGGCCGGGGGAGGCTGCGACTGTGGGGACACCGTTGCCACCGTCGTATGCGTTGACGGCAGATGCGGCACTGACGGTTCCGTTGTTGCCGATGCCCATAACCTCGGGGGAGACCTTATCCGACAGGTTGGTGAGCCAGAACCACCCGCCGCCCGCGAGGACGAGCGCGACGATAGCAAAGATCGCGAGGACGGTCACCCAGCCCATCATGACGAGGCTGAGGAGCGCATCGACGGCACGGGCGGCGAACTTGATGGCCCCGAGGGTTGCTTGTCGGGCGATGCGAACGATCTTGGTGGTGTCGCTGTTTTCGCTGCCCGTCGCCTTCGCTGTCCCCTCGAGGGCGGCTTTGGAGGCGACATCTGCTGTGGCGACGGCAGCGTTGAGGCCGACGCGAGCGGTGAGGGCGACGATCTTGAGAGAGATCGACAGGCACAGGAGGAGGAAGGAGAGAATCACTTCGCCTCCCCCTTCTTCGCACCCCCTGAGCTCTTGCCGCCCACGAGTTTCTTAGCGCCTGCCTTGATCTTGGAGTTGATGCTGGAGGCAGTGCTTTGAGTCTGCTTCTTGGACGACTGGACGGTATCGGTGAGAGCGTCACGTCGGATCTTGTCGGCGAGGTCGGAGCGTCCGAGCTTTTCTTGCATCTCGGCTTCGGCCTGTGCTGTCTGGATCTTCGTCTGGCGCGTACTGGTTGCAGTGGCTTCGTCCTGCGCTGCCTGCGTCTTCTTGTCCTGTCGGCGCTGCATGACCTGCTGGCCTGCGTTGACGGTCCCGCCGACAGCGTTGGAGAAGCCCTGTTTCATTGCTGCACCGATGCCGCCCACTGCTGCGATCTTCGAAAGGGCGCTGCCGAACACGCCGGAGACGCTGTTGTATGCAGCCGTGGCGTAGTGGCGCATGTCCTTGAACACTCCCCGCAGGGTGCGGAAGTACAGGAGGGACACGATGACGTTGAGCGCGCAGATCGCGAGGAGCACGAACACGGGGTCACCGAGACGCACGGACGAGCTGAGCTGTCCGGTCACTCCATCGACGGGATCGCCCATGAGGAGGCTGATAATCCACGTCATGCCGAGTGTGATGAGGAGGAACTTGCCCAGTGGTGCGAGGATTGCTCTGGACGCCTTGGAGGCCAGTTTCCCGTCGGTCGCTTGGAAGACTGCGGCGAGGAGGAACACGAGGGCGCACACGGCGATTGCGAGGAGTGTCCCGTACTTGAGGAGCGGGACCACGTAGATGCTCAGGAAGTCCGTGAGGATGAGCATGACGGAGGTCGTCATGGACGATTCCTGCGTGACCTGCTTGTAGAAGTTGTAGTCGCCGGCCTCGAGAGCGTCCTTCTGGAGGCTGTTCGACAGAATGAGACGCAGGTAGGAGTCGTAGGAGAAGTTCTTGAGCTCGTAGGACTGCGGGTAGAGCTGCACACCCTGCTTGATGCCGAAGAACTCCGTATCGGAGAACGCCCGGTTGAACTCGAACGTGGTGAGCATCGAGGTCGCACTGTTGAGCACGCTGTCCTGGAAGCTGTAGTAGTTCAACATCTCATTGAACGGCTTGCGGCTGTTCTCGAGGACGCTCATGATGCGCGATTCGACGCTCGTCAGGTCGGCCTTGGTGAGGCCGTAGGCGTTCATCTCGGAGGGGGAGAACACCATGGGGCGCTCTTCGGGGTAGGAGGCCGGGTCGAGGGGGTCGGTGATCGTGTAGGTCTTGCCGTTGTGGCGGATCGTCTGTTGCTTGGCGTAGGAAGCGTCGTAGAGCTGGTCCACCCATGCGGAGTGCATGTTGGCGAGCTGTGCGACGTTGACGTTCTGCCAATATTTCTGTCGGTTCTCTGGGTCGTCGCGGAACTCCGAGTCGTGGCCTGGCTCGAACGGGAGGTTCGGGTAGGTCTTAAGGCTGTAGCGCTTGTCGTATTCGACGACGACGTTGTTAGCTGCCTTGAGGTAGGGGATGGTGTAGGTGAACAGTTCCTTCATGCCCAGGTAGTCCTTGAGCTCGCCGTCGTTGTCGGCGGTCTCGTCCTCGTTCTCCCCGGAGGCGTTGTTGTAGAAGAACCCCTGATTGGGCTTGTTCAGGAGCATGTCCTTGTAGCCGCCGGACGCGCTGTTCTTCGCAGAGAGGCCGTGGTCGTAGGTGTACCAAGAGAAGTGATAGTAAGGGGACTCGGATGCGAGCGCGAAGGCTCCCAGGCCGTTGTAGTCGGCATCCGAGTAGGACTCGTCGTCGGGGTTGTAGCCAGCGGGGTTGGCGGTCTTGATCTGCTCACGCGCGGACTTGCCCTGCGTGTAGGTGCCGAGGCTGAACTGGAATGCGCCGCCGGGGATGCCCACGTGGTCGTTGTAGGACAGGTTGTCGAGCTTGTTCACGTCGGCGAAGTGGTCGGCGACGATCTTGCTGGACAGGACGGGCGTGATGTAGGACAGGGTGGCGGGGTTGGAGTCGCCGGTTGGGCGGTTCGCAAAGCCGGATCCCATGTAGGTGTCGAGGTCCGCCTTGTAGTTCCCGTAGCTGTCCTTGAGGCCCTGCGGCCAGGTGTCGGTGGCGGGGTCGGTGTTGACGGTGGCTTTGCCGTCGCCGCGGGCCGCTACGCCGAGGTAGGTGTAGCGGGAGGAGTTGGAGATGTCCACGTAGGAGCGGTACAGGTAGGTGGAGTTGGGGTCGTCGAGGTAGGTTTCGCCGCCGTAGGCCTGCTGGGTGGCGCTGTTGAGGAGCTTGGAGAGGCTGGGGCTGTTCTGTGTGGCGTTGGCGAGGTCTTTGCCGTATTCGACAGCGGTGCGCTTCTTGGGGGACTGCCACTTCAGGAGAATGTTTTCGCCGCCTCGGTTGCTGATCGAGTTGGCCTTGCCGTCGGTGCCGTCGGACACGAAGGAGCCCATGTCGGCACTGTTGTTGAACACGGTTTGCAGGTAGTTCGAGTAATCGTCACCTGCTGCGGCCTTGTCGATCTCTGTGGAGTACGTCTGGTGGGTGATGACGGCCCAGTACGTGAACTTTTGGCTGTAGACGGCGTTGCTGAACCTGTTTGTCGTGTCCACGACTCCGTTGATGACGGGGAAGATTGACAGGGCGATGACGACGAACACGGCGAAGGAGCCGAGTGCTTGCTTCCAGCTCATCATGCTCATGACGGTGTAGACGCACAGGACGATGAGGATGACGAGGAGCAGGTAGACAACGTAGTCGTTGTAGACCTTGATGAGGGTGTCGGTCCAGGACAGATCGTGCAGGTTGGGTGTGGACACGTATCCAGCGAAGCCGGTGTAACGGGTGGTGCCTTGGACGATGCTGATGGCCTGGGTGCCGGTCATGTCGTCGTGCCAGCGGATGAGAAGGCCGGAGATTTTGCTCGTGATGAGCTGGGCTGCGTAGTTCGTGTGCTGCCAGTTGGGGGACAGGAAGAAGTACAGGTAGTTGGTGATCGCGTCGGCCTTCTCGTTTTTCACCTGCGCGGGGTCGGCCTCGAGCTTCACGTCTGACTTAACGGCGGGGAGGGATGCGTTGTACTTCCATCCCATCTTCTGATTCACCTTGTCGTCGCCGAATGCGGCCATGACGTAGCTGGCGTAGAGGCTGACGGCGGTGGGCTTGGGCATTGATGCGGCGGTCTGGGCGAGGTTCGACGCGGGGTCGAGGGCTTTCTGCCAGGCGTTTGAGGTCGTGTTCTTGTCGAGGTTGCCTGCCTTGGCGAAGACCTCACCGGAGGGAGCGGTGATCGCATCCTGGTACATGCCGTCTTCGGGCACGTCGCCCTTGAATGCCTGGATGTCGTCGAGAACGACCATCTTGTTGGTCGTGTAGACGGTTGTGGAGGCCTGTCCTTCGTGTGCGCCGACCCATTCCTTGTAGATGAACGGGGAGCGGGACTGGTTGGTTTGCGTCGCGGAGCGCATGACGGCGAAGGCGTTCTGGTTGTTGCCGCCGAACATGTTGTGCACGTAGTCGTCTGAGGCTACGCCTGCTGTCTTGTACTTCTCTTTGAGCTGTTCTTCGAGCTTTTCTTTGGTGGTGGTCCAGGAGTCAGTGAAGAACCCGTCGTTGGCGGTGGTGTTGCTCGCGGAGCCTGGCTGCGTCTTGCCGAAGAAGCCGGAGATCGGCATGAAGCCAGAGCCGTTCGCGTCATCGAGGGTTCCGCTGATCTTGGTGGTGGCGTAGTTCGTGTTGTAGCCACTTGAGGTTTCCCAGGGTGTCGTGAGTTGCTGCTCGATGTTCGACAGGACAAGGTTCTGGAAGTTCACGGTGTTGTAGGCGCTTGCGGGCCCATACTTGGTGCCGGAGGAGTCTACCTTGGTCCAGGTGCCGGGGTTCATGGATGCGGGGATCGCGACCCACGTGTGGTTGGGGCCTCGGTACACGATGTCGCCGAAGGGGCTGATTGCCATTTTGCCGGAGAAGCTGGACTGGTCGAGGGCGGTGTCGGCGAGGGCTTTGGCTGCTGCTGTTGCGTCAACGCCGTCGGTGAATGCGTCGGCTTCGCCCTTGGAGAGGTCTGCGTCGGCGGTGGAGAGGTCGAACAGGCTGGAGCCGTAGCCGTTGCCGAGGTCGGCCATGGAGAGCGCCTGGTAGAGGGCGACGGTGGAGGGGGTGAGGTTCACGCCTGTGGGATCCCAGACGAACGCGGGGACAGTCTTGCCGTCCACCTGGTAGACGAGGGCGTTCCACTTGGCTTTCATCGCCGGGTCATCTTCCTTGAGGAAGGTGTAGTTGGGGTTGGTGAGGCTACCGCCGGACACCATGCGCAGGAAGGAACGCCAGTCGGTCGGGTAGGAGTCCTTGACTGTCCAGGAGGTGTTCTGGTCCCAGTAGTCGCCGTCGGAGTATGCGAAGGATAGGTCGGTGCCGCCCTGCCAGACGTTGCCGATGATGTAGGCGGCAACCGAGTCGGCGGAGTCGGCGCTCATGCCGACGGTGGACTGTAGGGCGCTGGACACGGACTTCTGTGTCGCGTCGCGAGCGTCGCTGTCCTTCTTCATGATCGAGCCGTTGTAGTTGAACTGGCTCTGGAAGGGCACGTAGAAGTTCGATGCGAAGGTGCCGAGGATCCGCAGTTCTTCCGGCTTGAGGCTACTGGCATTGGTGTCTGCGAGCTTCTGGTTCTTCGCCAGGTTGATGATCGCAGCGGTACGGCTCGTCGCGTTGCCGCCCGTGGGGGTTTTCTCATCGGCTGCGAACGCTGCGGGGGCGACGATAACGCCGCTCGTGACGACGAGTGCCATGAGGAACATGACGACGCGGGGCGCTGCCTTCTTGATGCGGCGCACAGTCGAGCGCATAACGCTGCGAATCTTCTTCATTTGCTTAACCTTTCTTAGTTCACTCCGGCGACCTGGAGGAACCACCCCATGATCTCATAGATACTGCCGCTCACGAGGTAGACCAACACGATGGCGAGTCCAGCCATGACGAAGACTCTCCGCTTGAACCAGATCCACACGGCGCTCTTATTGCTGTCCATTTCTTCGCGCACCGCTCGTCGGGCTGCGGAAGAGATGAACCTGCGGGTGATGCCCTTGTCCGCGTCGCCGACTTGGAACACGGGGATCGCGATGAAGGCCAGGTCGATGAGGAGGCTCGTCGTCACGAAAACGATAATGAGGATCGCGACAAGCCCCAAGAATGTGCTGAATGGGCCAGTGAAGGGCTTGAGGAGCGCCATGGCGCTGTAGAAGTTTGCGGATGCGTCAGTCGTTAGGTTACTGACCGCTGCTGAGACCTTGCCGTCCTGCTGGCTGATGAAGGAATAGAGCTTGGACTTGCGCTGCCCACCGAGGCCGCTCTTGCTGGTGGCCGACAGTGCGGCCTGCATGAAGGTCTGCTTGTCCTTGTTGTCGAGCTTGTTATAGGTCGTGAAGTCGAAGCTGACGGATCCTTCTTTGGCATCGTAGGCCATGATCTCGGGGGAGTTTTTGAGGCTCCGGTTCGCCTCGGTAACGATGGCGGAGATGTTGACATCGTTCTTGGCGATGTAGGTGGTGGCGCGCACGTTGTCGTCCGCGAAGGCTGGCCCGACAGAGATGATGAGCGCGACGAGGGTAGCGAGGAGCGTCAGGAGCGCCTTGCGGGGGCCTGCAAGTGTCTGCGTGGGGGTCATTGGGTCATTTGCCTTTGCGTGAGCGTGTGCGTGTTGTGGATGTCGATGAGGGCAGGGGAGCTGGCATGTTGCTCCCCTGCCCTCGAGCGGATCAGAAGAGGCTTCCGGTCACAAGGTCCATGGCCGTGCCGACAAGGCTCCAGAGGAGGTTGTAGGCAAGGAAGCACAGAGCAAGGCCAACCATTAGGTACTTCATAAAGGCCTTCTTGAAGTACACCCAGACGGCGTTCTGGCCGTTCTCTTCAGCTTCGACGGCCTTTCGGGCTGCTGTGGACACGAGCTTGGTGCTCGCCTGACGTAGGCCACCGCCGCCGCCACTACCGTTACCACCACCGTTGGCGACGGCATCGGAAAGCACCTGGAACGCGGGGATGCTGATGTACGCCAGGTCGATGACCGCTGAAATTGTTGTCCCCGCGAGGATCAGGATAGCTAGGAAGCCCAGGGCGGTGGACAGTGGGCCGCTGAACGGCGCGAACCAGCGCGCGCCGCCGTCAAGGTCGGCATACACGCCGCGAGCGAGCGTCGAGGTCAGGAGCTTCGAACCGAGGCCCGAGTTGGAGCGCAGTTCCTTGAACCAGTTCTGCTTCGTCTCAGAGCTCACGCCAGCGGACTTAGCGAGGGACGGCGTGTAGTCCTGAGCAGTCGGCTCCGTGTAGCTGTCGGTCTTGGCCATCAGGTCGTTGGCGAACTGGCTCTGTGCCGAAGATGTGAGCTGTTCGTAGATGGCCTGGTTAATCGTGCCCTCGGGCTTGATAATGTCCGAGCCGTTGACGGTGCCGCCGCCGCTGAGCTGGTAGGTGTTCCCAGCCAGATCCTTAGCGACGGTGGTGCGTAGAGCCTTGTCGGCCTCCTGTGTGGCGTTACCAGCGCCGTTGCCGTCGGCTGCGGGCAGCACGCCGACTGTTGTGGGTGCAGTGACGCTGATCGACGCGCTCGCGGGCGCAGTGACGGGAGCCGCTGTCGCAGCGGTTGTGGTGGCAACGATTGGGGCGACGGCCAGGAACAGTGTTGCGAGTGCCGCTCGGCCCATGCCCATGCGTGGGGAGAGTTTCATTCTTCGGTGTCTTTCTGTGTCGATTCAGATGATCTGGAACGATGTGTACGGGGCGATTCCGAGCCTGTAGATCAGCCAGCCCAGGAGTCCTAGGTTGACTGCGTGCAGGATGTTGAACACGATCTTCTTCTCCCAAGTGCCACCAGTGGAGAAGAAGCCGGGCTCGCCCTTTCGTCGGGGTTTGACGTGAGGGATTATTTTGATCCGTTCGGGCAGGATCTTCTTCCTGAGTATCACTCGGTTGATGAAGAGTCCCGTTGCGAACGGTAGTCCCTCGGGGGTGAGGAGGTCGAGGGTGAGGTGGGCGATGAGGCCCATGATGATGCCGGTGAGTACAAGCTGGGTTAGAGCCTCCCCTAGGTTGGTCGTGAGTGGATTAAGTTGCGTGAGTGCTCCGAAGAGGAGCAGGAATGGCAACTCGCTGTGGGTCTGCCAAGACCTGTGCTTACAGTCAAGGATACTGAGTATCTGCGCCGTTCGTGACTTACGGGGCGCAATGTCACGCAGTGGTCGCGTGAGGTGCAGGATATGGCTGATTGTCCTGGATACGGGATCCTGGGAGGGGATCGTGTGGCCTGAGCGTTCGCCGGCGAGCTTTACTTCATCCCACACGCTGCCGGGGTGGTGGTCAAGGTCGCTTGCTGTGGATCCCCACAGGGCGAAGGGGTAGAGGACGACCAGTGAGGCGAGCGGGGCTGCTTCAATGAGTGGCGCGTGGTGTGCTGCGAGGGCCGTGTAGCCGATCATGCACGCTGCTGCGCCTCCTGCGCGGTGGGTTGCTCCCTGCATTAGGCTGTGGCCTCCTGTAGGTCGTTGAAGCGCTGACGGAAGGCAGGGTTAACGCATGTGCGGAACGTCGTGTCGGTGCCGTCCCATTTGGCGACGGCGGTTGCCCGGTTGAATCGGACTTTCCCGGTGTCGCTGACGTGCAGCGCACCGATGCCGCGGAGGACTGCGCGCCCCGACGTGGCGAGCTCTCGGATGATGGCGTTCGCGTATGCGGCGAGCACCATGCGGGCGAGTTCAATGTCGTAGTCGTAGTCGGCTGCGAAGGCTGCGTACTGGGCCTCGAGGGGCTGTCGCTCGTTCAGCCCGTAGCTGGGGGTGCCGTTGGAGAACTCGATGATGCCGAGGTAGCTGACGGTGGTCGGCTGGGTGGCGCTGGTTGCCTGGCTGGCTGTCCATTCACCGTATCGGGTGATGATCTCGTGTGCGAGTGCGTGGCTGACCTGGCATGTTTCTGCTGTCTGTCGGATGCGGGGGGTTCTGACGGTCATGCGAACTCCAGGGTCTTGATGGAGGCGTAGTACTTGGTGCGCACCTCCGTGTCCTGCCAGATGTTGTATGTGGCCATGATCTTGGGGTCGGACATGGCCTGAATGACGGCGGCTTCCTCTGCTGTCCGAGTGATGTCGAACTCGAGCACGTCTCCGTTGGTGGGGACGTGCTCCTTGAGCATGGTGAGGAGTGCGTCTGCTGTGGATGCGGAGACGCGCGCGCTTTCGGTAGCCTGGCGGCGGCTGTTAGGCATGAAGCGCTGCTTGAACACTTCCTTGAAGGTGCTCATGGGCTTCCTTTCTGGCGGGTGCGGGGGCGACGCTCCCCACTGCTGTTTGGTGGAGTAGCGTCGCCCCGTTAGCGGGTTAGAAGATCTGTGATGTCAGCCAGTAGATGATCTGGCTAAGTCCGTTGCCGAAGGCGATGCCGGTGTCGAAGAGAACCGGGGAGAGGACCAGGAGGATGATTGCTGCACCGAGGGCGATGAGTTCGAGTGCCTGCTTTTGCAGGTAGTAGCGGATCGGCGTGATGGGTTTCGCGCTGCCTCCAACCTGCTGTGGGGCACCGCCGAAGCTGCCAGGCATCATTGCGCCCATCTGGTTGCCAGAGGGGCCTCCACGTTCGCCGGACTCGGCCATCTCGACGGCCTGAATGGCGGCAGCGGGGACGACTCGCATATTTTTGAGCCAACCGCCCTGGGCCTTCGCGCCGCCGTTTGGGTTGCCGCCCATTCCCATTCCCATGCCCATGGAGTTCGCGCCGGACTGGCTTCCGGTGCCGTTGCCGTACATGCCGCCCGAGAGGATCGTGCGGATGAAGCCGATACTCACTGAAACGTAGAAGAGTCCGAGCATGTTAATGAGCGCATAGACCGCGATCAGAAGAGAGAGCAACCAGCCAGTAATGAAGGAGAAGAGAGCTGCGGCTGGGTGGGCGCTCTCTGCGCCTTGTTTAAGGCTTTCGTCGTCACTCCATTTAGGCAACCACTTTCCCTTGTCCTTCGAGTGGTCGGTTTTGACCAATGGATCGGTGCCGGGTGTAGTCACGTCGATCTGGGGCTTGGATGGGCCGTTGCTACCCTGCGTGGGCTGCGGCTGGTTGGGGGTCTGCTGCGTGCCCTGTTGAGTAGTGCCGGGCGCTTGCGTGGGCTGTGGGGTGGGCGTGTTGGTGTTCGCGTCACTGTCGTAGGCGGCGACGACTCCCTGTGTGGGGGCGGCAAGGGCTGCGCTAACGGCTGTTCCGGTGGCTGCTGGGGCCACGATGAGGGCGCATGTCAGAGCAGCGCGTGTGATCGCGGGGGCGAGTTTCACGGCAGGCGTTCCTTTCTTGCGGTTGATGGGTGTGGGGTAAGAGCGTTGACGACCGTGCGGGGATGCGTCTTGCTCTGTCAGTCGCCGCTGTCGGGGTAGAGGTCGGAGAACAGCTTCGACATCTTCGCTGATTCCTCAGCCACCTTCTGTTCTCGGCTCTTCTTGGGGGCAGGTGGGTTGTCGGCGGCGTTGTAGCCGAGTGGTGCGAACTTGGTCCCCTCGAACTCGGGGCGTAGAGCTCTATAGCCCTTGGCCTTGAAATACTGAACCCCTTCGCTTTCCTCGTATCCTTCCGTTTGGACGTAGTTGAGGACGGGGATCTCGGGATACAGGCCGATGAGCGTCTTGGCTCCCATGGCGCGAGTGTCGGGGCGCAGGAGGACTGCGCTGGGGCGACTGTCAGGGCCGGAGCCGCGGCCCCATCGCGCCTCGATCATGAGAGCCTGCTCCTGGTCGATGTCCGGGTTCTGGCCGGTGATGCGTGTGCCGACCTTTCCTGCGAATGCGGCGAGTTCCCCTCGCGTGAGGTCGAAGTCTGTGTCCGCTTCGATGTTCTTGTAGCGTGTGGGGTCTTCGACTGCGTAAGCGTCGCGCCGGAACTTGTCTCCTGTTCCAAAGTCGGGGATGCGCAGCGGGACGTTGGTGTGGAACCTGTATCCGACGACCGTGCCCCGCTGTGGCGTGCCGTCGGGGTTCTTCTTGCCGGGGATCACCTTGGATGGGTCGGTGATGAGGCCAACGAGGTAGATCTCGTCCGCGAGCGCCTTGAGGTTCTGGGCGGCAGGAGCGTCTTCGACGCGCTTGAGCACGTCTCGTTTCGTCATGCCCTTCGAGCGGGCAATGTGTGGAGGTGTGATTGGTGTCGGCATGAGTGCGACCTTTCGTGCGGAGATAGTTTCTGCGTGTTTATCTCCATTAAACCCTATGGGATCGTGTTGCGGTGTGTACGGCGCTCGTTAGCGGACGATAGCGATGCGACCGTCCTGATCGACTCGGTACTGCACGTCAATGAGGGAGCCTGATTCGTAGGAGTCGTACTGGCTCTTGGTAACGACATAGGCGACGGTACCGCCCTGCGCAGCTTGGGGGATATTGGGGATGTTGATGCGCAGGGTGAAGACCAGCTGACCGTTGACTGCGGTGATGTCTTTCCCGATGACGACGGCACGCGCCTGCTGTGCCGGTGCGAACGTCAGACTGTTGGGGTCTATGGTCGCACTTGGTGTCGGCTGCGCGGGGGTGGCTGGTGCTGTGGTTGCAGGGTCTTGCGTGGGTGTCTGCTGGGAGGGGGCAGGCTGCGGTGCCACTGTCGTGTCGGGTGCGGGGATTGTGGGTGCGACGGTTGCTTGCGGCGTGGAGGCTTCTGCCCCTGCGTTGGCGGGTGCGTTGTGCCAGTTTTTGAGGCCTATAGCGGCCACGAGGGCCACGAGGATCACGAGGGCGAGCGCGATGCTGCCGAGGATCACAGTGCGCGCGTTGCGCTTCTTCTCCACTTCGGGAGCTGGCTCGTCTGCGGTGGGGATGACCGTTGTCTCGTAGGTGTCTTCGTCGGCGACTGGGAGATCCCAGAAGTCATCGTTGTTATCCATTGGGGGTGTCCTTTCTGAGTGTTCCGTATCGGCGTGTGGTCCTGCACGCCTGTTCGTATTTGCGCCATGCGATTTGGCGCAGGACGGCTTTCGGATTGATTGCGGGGTCGGGGGTGAGGATGTCGCGGGCTTCTGCGAGCTCGGCGAGGGCGTGGGGGCCTTCTTGTTCGGCGGCGCGCGCGGGGAGGCCTACGTCGTTGATGGGGGCGACCCATAGGCTCGTGTAGTCGTCGATCATAGTTCGCTCACTCTCACTTGTGCTTGGAGGTGGAGGATCACCTGCTGGGGTGTGGTGAAGTCGGGGTGCGCGTTGAGGATCGCGACGATGAGGGGCAGGGGGATGTGGGCGCTGCCGGAGGCCATGTTCTCGGCCCATTCTGCGAAGGAGTAGCCCTGGCGCTTGTAGGCTGACAGGTTGAGGTTCACGGTGCCTGTTGCGTGGGTTTCGCGTACTGCTCCGACGCGGAGTCCAGCGTCCATGAGGGCACGTAGTCGGCGCATGTGGGCGGTGAGTGCCTGCTGTTTGCCCTGGGGTGGGAGCTTGGCCCATTGGAGGAGGTCAGCGTCGATAGCGAGTGCTGGTTCCATGAGATCCACCCATGAGAACAGGTCCGTGTAGGTGGAGCTGTAGGGAGCGTTGTGGAGGATGTTGAGGGCGGGCGCGTACCAGGTGGCGGGGTTGCGTGTTGGTAGGAGAGTGTCGGGGGCCGTGTGCTTCAAGGGGCTGGGCGCGTGGTCTTGGAAGGCGACGTAGTAGAACTCTGAGCGCAGGGCTGCGTTGTTGTGCCCGTAGGGGCGGTTGCGGGGATCCTTAGCGGCTTCTGGCGTTGGGGAGATCGGCGCGCTACCTGGACCGGCTGGCCCCATTGCTGGGGGCTGCGGGATGGGTGCTGTAGGGACAATCGGGCCGGAGAGGACGCTCTGGGGGCCGCGGAGCGTGAAGGTTTTGTTGTGGCGCACGAAGATTCGTAGCGCACTTTTGATGCTAGTAGAGGTCATTGTTGTACTCCTCGAGGGTGGCGTTTGGTGTCATCGTGTAAGTGACGACATGGCCGGGTGCGGCGTGCGTAATTCCTGGTTCGGTGGCGTGCTCGACGGTGATTTGGTCCAGTGGTGGGAGAGGGACGGATGAGGGGAGTCCCGCGAGGTCGGGGTCGTCGATGCTGATGGTATCGCCGTTGAGGTGGAGAGTGAGACTGTCTCCGTAGGTGAGTGGGCCTGCGAGCCCGAGGTCGATGAATGGGGGGCGGGCGAACAGGTCGGTGGGTTCGAGGCTGGAGTACTCGTCGGGGAAGGCGACCATCTGTCGCCCGAGGGTGGGGTCGATGGTCCACCATCCGCCTCGTGAGCGCCATTCGTTCTCGTCAAGGCGCGCCGGTAGTGGGGCATCGTCGGTGGCGAAGTGTTCCCAGGCCCATTTCTGCCAGGGTTGCCCGTCGTGTGTGCGCATCCAGTTGAGGGATGCGTCTGTGAGGGGCGTGTGTTGGCCGGTGGAGAATTGGCCGTCGAGGGCTACCCACATGTCGAAGCCTGCGGGGAGCGCGTCTAGGGCTTCGATCATGGGTGTGGTGGTGCCGATGGTGTTGTGGAAGAGTTCTTGCACGTCGGGGTGTTCCCACCATGTATGGAAGGTGGGCATTCCTTGTCCGAAGGTGCGTGCCTCGAGGATCCATCGGCAGTTGGGGGTGTTGGTTTTGCGGCGTTCGAGGCGGGTGTCTGCGTCGAGTGTTTCTTGGTTGGTGTGCAGGTCGAGGAGGTGTGTGCGCCAGCGGAGGGCCTGCCATGCGTCGTAGATGATCCGTTTGTCGTCGTCGGTGATGAAAGGGTCGTCTTTGATGATGGAGTAGGCGAGTCGGTAGTGGGCTGCTGTGGTAATGGCTGTGCCGTCGAGCTTCCAGCTGAGGGTGGGGATGATGGAGCGCGCAACGTCGTGCAGCTCCGTCTTGTTGAGGATCCACGGTTGGGTTTGCGCGTAGGCGAGGTAGAGGTTCGCGAGGTGCAGCTTGTAGAGCCCGAAGTAGGACAGGGCGCTCACGGTGCGTTTTTCGAGGGTTTCGATACTGCTCATGCGTCCCCCTGTGGTCGTGGGCGTTTCTTCTTGGGGATCGCCATGGCGATGCCTGTGATGAGAGCGGCGAGGGATGCGGCTCCCATGAGGCGCATGTACCAGGGCAGGGGTGTGATCGTGTTGAGGATGAACTCGACGGGGCCGGGAGTCGTTGTTGTTGCAGCGGGGTCTGTTTCGGGGTTGTAGGGGATGCGTTCGCCGGTGACGAGGAGGCGGTGGGAGTTGACTGCGTAGGGGGTGCAGGTCATGAGGGTCACGAGGTCTTTGCCGGGGACGGGGGCGAGGGCTTCGATTTGGTCGGGTGTGATGACATCAATGCTGGTGACTTCGTAGGCGAGGGTTTCGCCGTACACGTCCACGTAGAACATGTCGCCGACCTTTACGTCGCTGAGGCGGTCGAAGAGTGTGGCGCTGCGTAGGCCTGTGTGGGTGGAGAGGACGGGGCGGGTACCCGTGTCGCCGACGGGGAGTGCTGTGCCGTAGAGGTGGCCTGCGCCGGTACGCATGGCTTCGTCACTGGTGCCATGGTGGACGGGTAGGTCGATGCTGACGTTGGGGACTCTGATGCGAGCCACTACGTCGGTGTCGGCGAGTTGGTGCAGGTAGTTGTCGTAGGCGGCTGCGTCGTGTTCACTCGGGGCAGTGTAGGGGTCGGCGAGGGGAACGCCTGCGAGGGACTGGTTGTAGGCGTGAGCGTCGCGGAGTGCTTGTTCGACTTTCTCGGGCTGCTGTCGCTTGAGGGTTTCGGCCTGCTGGGCTTGCTGGGCTGCTGCTTCGCGCGCCTGCTGATTCTCCCAGATGGTGCCTACAGTGGGGTAGGCGAGCATGAGGGCGACGGCGAGCATGAGTGCTGCTGCGAAGCGTCGCATGGTTGCTGCCTTCATGACTTCCCTTCCTGCATTGACGTTACCGTATAAAGAATATCATCTGTCTAGGGTTTTCCAGATGAATTGCTGCTGTTTGTCCCGTGTTATGTAGTCGATTTTGAGGCATGGGGAAGCCCCGCGCTTCGCAGCATGTGGCCGGTCAGCGCGGGGCTTCAAGAGGCAGGGGTCAGGCGGTCTCGCCCTGCTTGCTGTTGCGGCGCGAACGGAAGGCGAAGAACCCAGCTGCGCCCGCCATGATGGTAGCGGCAGAGCCGATCAGGCCGATGCCTGCGCCACCCGTGAACGGGAGGAGCTGCTTCTTTGTGTCCACGATGGTGCGGGAACCACCCGCGTTGTCCGTGGTGTCTGCGTCGCGCTGTGCGTCGGCGAACGCTGCGGCCATGTCAGTGACCTCACCGGCGACAGTCAGGTCGAACTTGACGGGGCTCGGTAGGAGGTTGTAGCCCTCGGGGGCCTTGGACTCGACGAGGCAGTAGGAGTGCAGGTCGGTCTGCTCTGCGCCGTTGTACCAGTTGGAGAGCTGGAGGCCGGAGACCTTTGTGAGGCCCTGAGCGTCGGTGGGTGCAGACGTGGCGATGGGCTCGCCGGAGACGGCGGCAGCGTCACAGACGGTACCACCTGTGGCGCGGTAGACCTTGAACTCCGCGCCCGCGAGCACAGTGCCGTCAGTCCCCGTCTTCTTGAGCACGATGTCACCGTACTTGGAGACGACCTCGGGCGACTTTGGCGGCTTGTTGGGGGTCTCAGGCGGGGTGTTGCCGGGGGTGCCCGGCTTGTTGCCGTTATTGATGAGCCAGTTGTTTGACGGGATGAACCAGGCCTGGTTCTTCAGCTCACCCGTGACGTTGTTCGCCGTCACGCGGGTGACGATCTCGACGGTGAACTTCTTGCCGGTGTTGGCGGCGAGCTTGTTCAGGCCGTCCGATGTCACGGACCAGCCGAGCTGGTTGCCGGTCTGGGAGAGCACGTAGTCCGCGCCTTCGGTGAGCGCAGTGTCGCCGACGGAGACCTTGCTGGACACGTACTCGGTGCCCTCGGGGAGGGTGTCCTGGACGTAGTAGTAGCCCAGGTCTGCGCCGTTGACCTGGCCATCGCCGTTACTATCGCCCGCGAGGACGGTGGAGGCGAGCGTGTAGGTCAGGTTCTCGCCGACCTTGTAGCCGTCCTGGTTCTGGGTGCCGGCGTTACCGTCCTTGACGGTCTTCTCAATTGAGTTCTCCGTGTTCTTCGGGTAGATGTCGAGGTCGTACATCCAGTCCGAGTGATTACGGGGGTTGGTCTGTGGCATGATCGCCAGGAACGGCGCTGCCGGGGTGATTGCGGATGCGTCGCCGGGGTAATTCGCCAGGTTCTCGTTGACGACGTACACGCCGAGCTCGACGGTCGCGGATGCGTCGCCGGTGGCGTTGGTGGTGACGCTCGTCGTCTTGGAGAATGAGTAGTCCTTGCCGTCGATGGACAGCTTGCCAGAGGCGACGATCTCCGGAGTGAGGGTGATGTCCGCGGCCTTCTCTGCGATGGCCATGCCTGCGGTGGAGTGCAGGTCGATGCCGTCGATCTTGTAGAGGTCGAAGGTCACGTCGGCGAGTGGTTCGCCGAGGGCCTGGCGGGCTTGGTCGGAGAGCGGCGTACCGTCAGCGCGGGTGCCACTCTCCACCCCCTTGATCTTGTGGATCTTGATGGTGCCCTGGGTGGGGCCACCGTCGAGGATGGGGCTGGGGGCGGCGTTGGCGATACCTGCGCCCATGAGGCTCACGAGCGCGAGGGCTGCTGTCGCGGATGCGACGGTGTATCGGGTGGTCGTCTTCTTCAAGACAGGTTCCTTTCCTTGGGGGGTCAGTTCTCGTCGCTCGCGGCGGAGCGACGCTTGTATGTGATGGTCATTCCTGCGACTCCGAGGAGCACAATGGTGGCGATGCCTCCAATGAGGAGGATGCCGGTGCCGCCGGTCATGGGTAGACGCGGGATGACGGTGACGGGAGTCAGTTTACCCACAGTTTTGGCTGTAGATTGCACCGACTCGACATTGCGGTTGCGACCGTCGGAGATGCCGGTGGCGTGCGCAGTGTTTGTCACGTCACCCTGTCGGATGTCATCGTCGTTCGTGTCGGATGTGGCCGTGCAGGTCATGGATGCGCCCGCGTCGAGTGTCGTTCCGGGGCATGTGACTGCTGACAGGGGCTTATGGCCGTTGTAGGAGTCCTCGACGACGGTCACGTCGTGCAGGCTGATGTCGCCGGTGTTGCGCACGGTGAAGGTCCAGGTGAGTTTGTCGCCGGAGTAGAACTCTGGCTTGTCCACGGTCTTCTCGATCTCGAGCACCGGCTTGGCTGGGACGTAGGTCGATGAGTCGGAGGACGGGTCGGACGTGACGGGGAGGCCTGCGGGGCTAACGCCGGTGGCCTTCGCCATGTTCGTGATGGTCTTGCCCGCGTCAGGGAAGTCGGAGTCCACGAGGGGGCTGGTGATGTCCTTCCAGGTGCAGGTGTTGCCGGGCTGGACGGTTGCGCAGGCTTCGGTGACGGTGTTGACGGTGTTCGGGTCGGTGCCCGTGTAGCCGCCATCGTAGGTGTCGTCGATGATGTGGACGTTCGTCAGGGGGACGTTGCCCGTGTTCGTGGCCGTGTAGGTCCAGTGGAGCTCTGTGCTGGTGTCGCCGTAGGTCTTCTCGGTGACGGTCTTAGTCAGGGCAATGGAAGGGGTTTCGGGGGTGAAGGTGCCAGTCCATTCGCGGGCTTCGCCAGAGCGCGCCCAGGTGTCGATGATTCGACCGTCGCCGTGCGTTCCTCGTTCTGACAGCGCACATTCGGGGTGGAGCTTCGGGTTCGCGTTGTTCACGTTCCAGCCGTGCACGCCGGAGGGGGTGTCGGAGTTTACACCTGCGAGCGCTTCCCATGGGGTGCGGGTGTTCTCTACGTAGCGGCAGGACGTGAGGTTACGGTCGTCCCAGTAAACGGTTGCGTCACCTGCGGAGGGGCCGTTGAGGGCCTTGATGGTGAGGCCTCCAAGCATTTCTACGTCACTGAACATCAGGTGCATCTCGTTACTGGATGCGGCCTTGAGGGTCCAGTCCACGGCCTTGTCTGCGTCGATGTTGATGGTGACGCTGGTCTTGCCCTGGACGGTGGTTTCCTTGCCTGCGGCGGTGAATGTGTAGGCGGCGAACTTGTCGAGGCCTGTGATGACTGCTTGGGCTTTGTGGTTGCCGAGGTCTTTCAGTTCGACGGTGGGGGTGCCCAGCGTCTTGGGGGTGGGGAGGATGCTCTCGGGGAGGTCGGCTGCGGGGGTGGTGAAGAACAGCTTGTAGCGTTCGCCGCACTTGTAGTTGGTGCGGTAGTGGTTGACCCAGGTGCCGGATGTTTGGCCGTTGGGTGCGTATGCGTCGTAGCCGGAGCCGTCACGGATAGCCCAGTCGTCGTATGACTGGTAGGTCGGTTCGCAGTAGTCCTGCCCGTCCTTTGTGACGATCTTGTTGATGCCGGATGATGTGGCGGCAATGACTGACTGGATGCCGCCGTATTCGCGGGCTACGAATTGATACCTGTAGCCGGTCGGTGAGACAGCGATGAGGCTGACCTCGCCGATAGAGCCCGGCTGCGGGGTTGAGGGGTTGTTCCAGTCGAAGGAGGCTCGCTGGCCGACGAACACCTTGTCGGCCCATACGCGACCGGGGATCGTCTTGTCATCATGACTAACGGCCTGGATGTTCCAGAAGAACTGGTTGTCCGAGTACTGATTGTTCGCGTCGATGTGAGGCACGTAGTACACCTGAAAGATGCCGTCGTGCTTGGCGTAGTGGGAGGCCATGCCGCCCTGCCACGCCGTCATGTTGGCGATGTTGCCGTCCTCGTCGAGGACGTACTCGGGTTGCTTTCCAAGGAAGGTGTACCACAGGTATTCACCCTTCTTCACGTAGACGTAGAAAACGTCGGGCGCGAAGGTGGGCGTGTTGTAGGCGGGCACCGTTTCCGCGTGTGCTGCCTGTTGGACGGTGGGGGTAGCAACAAGTCCCACTGCTGCGATGGCGGCAACTGCGAGCGCAGTAATTGCTCGCCGCAGTCGGGACGGCTTTCTGGATACCATATCTGCTCCTTCTGGCTAATGTTTCCTGAACAATCCTAGCATTTTCCAGGTGCCCCTCTTCTACTTGTATCGGGGCATGTCGAAGGGGGAGGGGGCATCCAACATGGTGCTGGTCCCCCTCCCCCCCCTTATCGGTGAGCGCGGGTCAGTTGTCCGCGTTCTTGCGTCGGCGTGCCAACACGATCAGCGCTGCGGCTGCTGCGAGGATGCCGCCTGCGGCGCTGGTTGCGAGCACGTGGTGGCGGATCCAGTTGATGACCTGCCCGAAGGTGGAGGCGTTGACGTACACGTCGCTGATAGTCGTCTCGGTGACGTTGCCTGCCATGTCGGTGGCCTTGAGGACAACCGTGTGTGCGCTCGTGGACTGAGGCAGAGTGCCTGTGTAGATCCCATTCTCGTCGGAGAGGAGCTGCATGGGCTTTCCGTCCACCTGGGCCTCGAGGGTCACGGTGGTCATGTCTCGGGGGGTGACGGTGAAGTCGCGGCTTTCGGAGCGGTAGGCTGCGTCGGTTCGGATGCCGGACACCTGGAGCTCAGGGTTCGTGGAGTCCACGACGAAGGAGTAGCTGAGGCGGCTCACCTGGTCGAGGCCTCCCTCAGTCTGGGAGACAACCTGGATGAGGTAGGTGCCTTCCTTCTGGAATGCTGCCTTGTCGATGTGGTAGGCGTACACGTAGTCCCCGGTGTCTCCGCCCGTGCGGGTGGTGGACTGGAGCGCGGGGGCGACGGGGTAGGGTGTGCCGTCGAGGGTGACCTTGATGTCGGTCTTATCCTCGTTGAGGGCTTCGACGGTGGTCTCCTCGAGGTCAACGTCCACGGGGGCTTGGAGGTATCGGCCCTGGTAGTTGGTGCCGGTCACGTCCACGTTGGAGCCGTAGCGGTTGAGGATGAACTCGACGCTGGCGGTCTGGTCGTTGCCTGCGAGGTCGGTGCCCTTGATGGTGAGGGTGTAGAGGTCGTCGTACTTGGCTTCATCGGGGATCTCGGAGAGGTCGAGGTAGCCGCCGCTGACTGCGGGCTTGAAGACGTTGCCCTTGCGGCCTACGAGGACGGCGGTGACGCTGCTCGTGTCCGCGTTGGTGTCACTGTAGGTCACGCCGACGGTGGGGAGCTGGTAGTAGGCGGTGCCCTTCGTGAGGCCACTGATGCCGATTTCCGGCTTCGTGGTATCGACGATGAACTCGCCTTCGGTGACCTCGTTGCTGGGGTTGCCTGCCTGGTCGGTGGTGCGGAACCCGAAGGTGTGGACTCCCTCGGGGAACGTCACGGTCGCCGTGTGCGTGGATCCGACGCTGCTCCAACCGCTGATGCTGCCGGTGCCGGTGAGCTGGTTGAGGGCGGGGTCGAAGTGCTCTTCGACGACGGTGATAGTAGCAGTACGTACCTGGTTGTAGTACTTGCCGTTGCGCACGTCGGTGGTGTTCCAGGCGACGGAGACGACGGGGGCTACCTTGTCCACAGTGAAGCGACCCGACGTGAAGGTGTTGGACTGGTGGCCCACCATGTCCGCTGCGGACAAGGTGAAGTCGTAGTCCGTGTTGTCGGAGAACGTGATGGTGTTCGTCCAGGTGTCGCCGGAGTGAACCCATGTGCCCCACGTGCCGACGAGGCCGGTTGTGGTGAGGCTACCAGGGTCGAAGTTGTTGTCACGGACGGTAACCGTGGCGTGGCGGTCGGTATTGTAGAAGCCGGACTGGTTGGTCTGGTCGAACGTGACCGTGAGCTCGGGGGCGGTTGCGTCCACGCTGATGGTGCGGCGCGTTTCAGCCTCGTAGCCAGCATTGTCGGCGACGTGGATCCACACATCCTGAGCGGGGTATTCACCGGCGAGCGTCAGGGGGACGGATACGCCGGTGACGAGGTTCTTATCGGTGGCGGTCACCTGGACTGCGGGGTTATCGACCTGGCCGTCGGGGGAGACGGTCGCAGTACCCAGGGTTGTGTCACCGTATCCCCAGGTGAGGGTACGGATACCAGAGTGTGTGGCGACGGCGGTGAGAGTGCCGGATGCGGAGTCCTTGTAGAGGGGCACGCCAGCGCTGTTGGTCGCTGCTGGGGCTCCGAGTTCAACAGAAATGTCGGTGCTGGTGATCGTCGTGTTCGAGTCCTCAGACACGAGGCCGTCGGGGCGCTGACTGTCGCTGATGTTGCCCACCTTGTCGGTGGCTGTAGCGGACACGAAGCCCTTGAAGCCGCTGGGGATGTCGAACTCGGCCACGCCGGAGTTGATGGGGGCCGACTCGGTGCGGATGACGGTGCCGGACGGCGTGTAGAACGTCATGAGAGCGTTACCCATGCCCGAAGATGGGGCGGGGTCGGAGACCTGAGCCTTGATGCGTGTGGCTCCCTGAACGAACAGGCCGTAGCGGTCGGAACCGTTGATGGTCTTGCCCGGCGCGTAGGACGGGTTCACGACGACGAAGTTCGTGATCGTCGGTGCCTGGTCGTCCACGTAGAACGTGTAGTTGCGGGCACTGACGTTACCTGCGAGGTCAGTCATGGTGATGGTGACCTGGTAGGAACCATCCTCCGCGCGTGCGGCTTTCGCGTAGTCCACGTCGAGGGTTCCAGTAGTAGCGGCTTCACCGGCCTTGTCGCTGGGGTTGACGGTGGCGACTTGGGTGCCGTTGACGGTGGCTGTCATGGTGGCGATGCCATTGTCGTCGTGGGCGGTGAAGCTGTTGATCGCCCCGCTGGTTGATGAGAACCATGTCCCATCCGTGGCAGTGATGTCGGTGGTCATCGTGGGGGCCTGAGTGTCCACGGCTGCGCGCTTGGATGGCCAGCCAAGTGCGGTTGCGACGTGGAGTGTCTGTGAGCGGCCCAGCGGGTCGGTGACGGTGACAGTGGGGTCGTTGACGCTGCCGGTGATTGTGGCAACGCCGTCAGGGGAGACAGTCATGCCACTGCTGGGATCGGTGTAGGTCTGCGCGAGGCCACCACCGCCCTGTGGGGTGAGCTGCACCTGGATGGGGGTGCGGGAGAACACGCCGTAGGGGGTGACGTTCATGTCGCCGGGGTTACGAACAGTGGCGTTGATGGTGGCCTGGCTGGTTGACGTGGAGATCGTGCCGGTCCAGGAAGTGCGGTGGAGGCCGCGGTCAGCGCCGTAGAAGTCGATCTGGTGGCGCGTGCCGTCAGTGAAGTTGGCGGCGGGGATCGTGAACGTGTACTTGTTGTCAGCTTCGCGGGTGGGGGCGATGGGGCGACCGTCGAAGATGAGGCTCATGCCGCGCGGGGAGAGGGCCTGGTCGTCGCTGAATGTGAACGTCAGGTCTTCTGTGGGGGCGGAGGTGAGCCAGTACTGGCCGTCGCCGAGAGTCTTAGCGTTGGTGATCGCGTCGGGGACGGTGAGGGTGGGGATGGTGGAATCCACTGCTACCACGTCGGTGTCGCCGCCGGTGAAGGCACTGAGGCCGACCTCGTTGGTGAGGCCTGCTTCGTCCATGGTCTGCACCTTGTAGGTGCCTGCTTCGGTGATCGTGAACGTGAAGTTGCCGCCCTGGCGCTTGAGGGTGGTGACGACTTCGCCGTCCTTGACGAGCTCCACGGAATACACGCCCGATGGGCTGTCGGTGGCGGTGCCGCTGATGGTGACGTTGCCGGAGGTGGCGTAGTCGCCGTATGCGTTGACCTGGCCTCCGGTTGCGCGGAGGTTGGAGAACTGCGGGCCTTCGTCGTCGTAGGGGACGTTGATGGACTGGCTGGCGGTGCGGCCAAACTCGTCGGTGATGCGCAGTGTGGCCTTGCTGGGCTTGCCAGTCAGGTTGATGGTGGCAGTGGTGCCGCTGACGCTCACCGAGTAGCCCTCGTCGGTCGTTGCGGACACGATCTGCGTGTCGGAGCTGATCGTTGCCGTGAGGGCGGGGAGGGTTGTGTAGAAGCCCCAGGCCGGGCCGGTGGCCGGGTCGAGCGTCATGGCTGTGATCGACGGTTCGCCGACGGTGGTGTGTGCGCCGAGCGTGAAGGTCGTGTTGTCCCACGTGACGGTGGGGGTACCGGACGCTGGGACGCGACTGGTGCCGACAGTGTAGGAGCCGTCCGCGAGCGCGAGCGCGCCGGAGTCCGTGGGGATGACTCCGGTCATGGTGATGGGTGTTGCTCCGGTGTTGGTGGCGAGGATGCCCGCAGCGTACACACCCTTGTCCGTGTGGACGATGTAGACGATGCGCGTGGGGGCTGTGATGTCGGTGGGGAGCTGGTTCACGCCGACCGTTCCCTGGCCTGCTGCGGTGAGCGCGCCGGAAGCGTCGTAGCGGCGCATTTCGACGCTGGTGATCGTTGCGCCGGATTGTGGGGCGATGGTCGCACTGCCCCGCCACTTGCGAACCTGCGAGTAGTTGCCGAGGTCGAAGTCAACGGACGCTGTAGGGGCGGGCGCTGCGGTGACGGCTGCGGGTGCGACGGTGGCGGCGGGCTGGGTGGTGCCGAAAGCGTTGGTGGCGAGCGCTGCGGGTGCGACGGTGGTGGTGGCTGTGGCGAATGCCAGGAGGGCAGCGATGCGCACTGTCGTCTTGGTCGTCTTCCGGGGAGTCATTCTTGAACCTTTCCGATGATGATGGGGCTAGTGCCAACTATGGGCTTCTGACACCAAGGTTACGCGACTGAGCGGGTCGGTTGGCTGCGCGGATGGTTGTGGCGCAAGGTTTGCGGCAGGAATCTCGGTGTCCTCGAAGAACGTGGTGTCTGCTTCTTCGGTGGTTTCCGTGCTTGCGTCTGAGAAGAACGTGGTGTCGTCGTCCTCTCCGACGTTAGCGGAGCGCTCGAGCGGTGCCGGTGCGGGTGGCTGTGTGGTTCGCGTGGGGGCGTCTGTGGCCTGTAGGGGGACAGGCTGGGCTGGCGCAGGCTTGTTGGGGGCGATAGTGGGCGCAGGGGTGACTGTGGTGGGCTGTGGCGGGGCGGGGGTAAGGTCGCCGGAGAGCACGCCGCTCGTGTCGTCGGCGAGTGTACCGCTATCGAACGAGTCACTGTTCGTCGCGTCGTTCAGGGGCGAGTGTTCACCGAGAGATAGGGCGGACATCTTGCGGTACGCTTCGACGGCTCCGTCGCTACTCAGTGTCGAGGTGAGGGTTTCAACGGTGTCGGTGAACGCCTGTCCCTTGAGTTCCCTGCGAGCTGCTGGGATGTCCCACTGGAAGAACAGGATGAGGGCAGTGAAGAACAGGATGAGGGCTGCGACTGCGAGGCCGATTGCCGTTGCGGTGAATACGGTCATCACTTGGTGGCTCCTTCGGCTGCGTACACAGCATCGACGAGGGTGCGGGACTGGTCGAGCTTCGTGGAGAGCTGGGCTGACAGTTCAGCCGGCCTTCCTGGGGTCGGGTTGGGGTGCTGGGTGAGGTAGTCTTTGGCGCGCTCGAGCTGCGCGTCAACGTCGGCTTTGGGTACGCCGTCGGTGCGGAGCCTGTAGGTGTAGTTGTTGATGCAGTCCACGATGTAGTTGAGGAGCTGCAACTGGACGACCTCGCCGGAGTTGTCGGTGTTGAGGCTGGTGAGGTTGTTCCAGTAGGCCCGGTACATGCCGGTGTCGCTACTGGTTTGGATCGCGGACGCGATGTCGCGGTTGAACGATCCCATGTTGTAGAGGGCGCTCGCCTGTTCGACGTTGTAGTTACCGCTGATCGCGTCCTTGAACCATGGGGCGGATAGGGCGAGGCCGTCGGCGTTCGCGTCGCTGGTGTAGAAAAACCAGTAGAGCTCACCGATCTGGTAAGCGAGCTCTGGGTAGCGCGGGTTGTCCTGGATGTCCTTGATGTGCTCGCGCACGAGGGGGATGAAGGCAGCTTCCTCAGCGGAGGTGAATCTGCCGTCTCCCTGCTTGATGGCGGTGATCGTGTCGAAGTAGGAGTCGATGTTGGAGGGGCGCGCGTTGATGACTGGCTCCCACGCTTCGACGGTGCCCGCTTTTTGTGCGGCGCTCGTGAGTGCAGCGTAGGAGTTCGCGTCGGCGTTGGCTCCGTAGGTGTAGGTTCCTGCTGACGCGACGGCCATGATGAGGGCTGCTGCTGCGAGCGCGCCGACTGTGCGGATGCGCCTGCGATGCTTGGCTCGGTGGCGGCTATCGGCGGTCTTGTAGGTAGTGAGCGCAGCGATGACTTCGACCATGGAGGAGTAGCGGTCATCTGGGCGCAGGGCGACGCATTTGGCGATCACGTCGGAGAGGGCGCGACTGACTTCCGGGTTGGCTGCGTGCGCGTCCACGGGGCCTGTGGGGATGCCCCTGTGGTCGGACTCGGGGAGTTTGCCGACGAGGAGCTGGTACATCGTCATTCCGAAGCTGTAGATGTCGCTTCGGATGTCGAGCGGGGTGCCTTTGGTGATCTGCTCGGGTGGCGCGTATCCCTTGGTGCCGAGGTTGTGGGTGTTGATCTGGTTGTCGGGGGTGATGACTTCGGCGAGGCCGTAGTCCATGAGCACCATGGAGCCGTTCTGGTACATGATGTTCTTCGGCTTGATGTCGCGGTGGACGAGGGGGCCAGGGTGGATGTCTGGGGTGAGAGTGTGGAGATACTGGAGGATGGTGGCGACCTGCATCATCTTGGAGACGACGAACTGCTCACTGAATCGCCCGCTGTCGGTGTGTTTAGCGGCTTCTGCGAGGTCGTATCCGCCGATGTAGTCCATGAGGACGGAGTATTTGCCGCCTGGCTTATCGGTGCGGTCGCGCACGTCGATGATGCGGGGGATGGCGGGGTGGGTGAGGGGCTGCATGAGGCGCGTTTCGCGCTTAAGGCTATCAACGGCAATCTTGCCTCGGCCTTTGGGATCTGGGACGGGGGCTGCAACCTCTTTGAGGACGACGAGTTTGCCGTTCTTCGCGTCGGAGACTCCGTACACCTGGCTGAATGTGCCGTTGTGGAGTACGGAGCTGATGACGTAGCGATCCCCTTTACCAAAGGTTGAGCCCACATCGCGCAGGTTCGTCATGCTAGTCCTTCCGTTGAGGCGAGTAGAGCGGTGATGTTGTCCTGCTCCCCCGCTGCTTGTGCGCGCGTTGCGAGGTCGTTGAGGCCTGCTTCTGTGAGAGCGTCGAGCTTGTTGCCGACAGCCTCGTAAGCGTGCCAAAACCCATCTGAGCACAGGAGGAACATGTCGCCACTCTGATAGGTGCCGGTGTAAGTGTCGGGGGTGTGTCCGTCGGCTTTAGGGTTGCCGAGCGCACGGGTGATGCGACTGGCGTACCTGCCCGCGATGTCGGGGGTGATGGTGACTCCGCGGCGCTTGAAGTCGTTGAGGGCTGAGTGGTCCTCGGTGAGCTGGGTACCCTCAAGGGTGCCTGCGGGGATCTTGTAGGCGCGAGAGTCGCCGATCTGGAGGATCCAGTACTGGCCGTCGTAGAGGCGCAGGAGGGTCAGGGTTGTGCCGCCTCGCGTGCCGGTAACCTGCTGGTGGGCGGTGGCGACGGCTTCGATGAGGGTGTCGTCGGTGATGTCTCCGGCCTTGATTGCGTCCATGTAGGTGCGGGCGGCGCTTTGGGAGGCTTGCGCGCCGTTGGCGACTCCGCCCATGCCGTCGGCGATGAGCGCGAGGATGCCGGTCTTGCCGTCGGCGGTGAAGGTGGCCCAGGCGTAGGTGTCCTGGTTTTCGCGTCGCTGGTTGCGGTGGGTGATCGTGTGGATAGTGGTCATGCCTGTTCCTTGACGACGTTGAAGGTGACGTGGCCGAGGCGTAGGAGCGCGTCGTCGGGGACGATGGTGGGCGTGTGGGGCTGGAGGCGGTGTGAGCCGATGTGGGTGCCGTTCTTGGAGCCCAGGTCGGTGACGATGACTTGTCCGTCCTGCTCGTAGATCTGCGCGTGGCTGCGGCTGAGGCTGCTGTCGCGGCTGACGCTGATCTCGCTGCGTGTGGAGGAGCGTCCGATGACGACGGGGCGGGTGAGGATCGGCCAGGTTTCCTCCGTGGTGAGGCTGTGGAGGCTGTAGGTCGTGCCTGTGGTTTCGTCGTCGTCGAAGAAGCCGGTCATGTCGTCCTCGTTGGTTTCGATGGACGTTACTGGCGTGGGAGCGACGGGTGCAGGCGTGGGGGCCTGGACGATGGGGGCAGGTGGTGCGGGTGGAGTAGGAGGCTCTGGGACCACCGGCTCGGGGAGCACTGCTTCAGGCTGTGCGGGTTCGGGGGCTGCAACTGGCGGCTGCGGCGCTGGCACGCGGTCGAAGAGGGACTTGCGTGGCGGCGCGGGGGCCATCATGGCTTCGAGGTCGTCCACTGCCGAGTGCTCGACGGTGGGGATGGTCTTGTCCTTGACTGATGCGCGTAGGGCTGCTGCGAGCATGTCGGGTGTACCGATGGCTGCGAGCGGCCCGTTCGCGGGTTCGACGATCTGGCTGAGCGTCACGGGCGACAGGTTGGGGGACACGAGGCGCGGGCCACCGTTTGCGAGCGCCGCCCAGTGCGGGGCGACCTTGGGCATGATGAAGGACCACAGGTTGAAGGCGGGGTTGTCCTGTGGAGGCGCGACGGCGACCCAGAAGTCACCCTGGCCGTTGGTGACGATGCCGGTTGCTGTGCGGTAGTCGCCTCCTTCACGGATGAAGGCGCGCCACACGTTGATGATGCCGTCGAGGGCGGCTTTCCCGTTGAGGGTTTCGACGGGGGCGAGGCCTAGCTGCTGCGCGTGAGCTGCGGGGACGGCGGTCATGGGGGTGATGGTCATGGCTGTTCACTTTCCGCTGGATGGGTTGCCGGCGAGGACACGGAACCAGATCGGGTTGGTGGCCCGGTCGTATGAGGCTCCCCAGATGAGGTAGAGCTCGGAGAGCCGTGTGGATGAAGTCCAGGACTCGAGCGTCCCGGACTCGCCTGGCGCGAGGGTAATGCTGTTCGTGAGGCCGTACACGGTTCCCGTCCGAGTGTAGGGGTTGCGTGTGGCATCAACGAGGGTGTCGTCGGGGGTGAGGGTGATGGTCTCGGTACCGAGGTTGCGGACCTTGAACGTATAGAAGGCATACTGCACTTCGCTGGACTCGACGAAGCCTCGGTTCTGCGCGGATTTTTGACTCATGGCACGGAATGCGTCGGGGCCGGTAAGGAAGGCGCTGAGGGTGACTTCGATGGGGATGTCGGTTCCGTCAGTGGTCTTGACGACGACGGGGGTGTTCAGGCCTGCGGGAGCGTTGAAGGTGCCGTCACCGACTCTCGGGAGTGTGCTCGTGTCGGGGAGGGAGCCGTCTTGTCCTGCACTGGTAAGAGCATGTGCGCCGATCCAGTTGGGCTCGGTGTAGTAGCTGTCCGCGTACTTGCGGGTGGTCTTGGCTTCGTCGGAGTCGTCGCGCGTGGTGGCGGTGGCGTGTTCAGGATCGAGCGCGTCCACGGCGAGCTCGCTGAACGTGTCCTGGAGCTTGCGGAAGCTGTCAGACGCGAACAGCGTGTCATCCATATACACGTCCTCACCGCTGGAGAGCCGACAGGACGAGCCGAGGCCAGTGCCGGTGCAATCCATGACGGGCGGGCGACTGACGGTGGTCGTGGGGAGGTTGGCGGCGTTCGCTGCGACGTAGTTGGCGAAAGCGTCCGTGACTTTGCGACTGAACTCTACGTCGCTGATCGACGTGAGCTTCGCTTTGGCGAGCGCGTCCTTCACGCCGGTCTTGTCGAGGGTGACTGCCGTGTAGTCCACGAACTTGAAGTCCACGTTCTCGCCGTTGTTGAGGGTGGAGGGGGCGGTGGTGGGCTTCCAGGTGAAGGGGTTGCGGTGGGGTTGACCTGTCCAGGTGAACTGCCCGGTTTCGGGGAGCTGGTAGGTGACGGTGGCGAGGATAGCGCGCACGGCGTTGGTGCGTGCCTCGTTGCCGTTGAGGTAGTCGTACTCGCGAGCAACCCAGGATTGCTCGATGACTGCGTTGAGACCGTTAGTGTCGAAGTCATGGAGGGCCGTCATGTAGGGCACGAACGTGGAGGTGCCCTTAGCGGCCTCGGGGAGGCTCTTCGCCGGCGGGACGATAACCCCGAAGTAGGTGCCGATCAGCGCGATGGGCACTAGGGCGATGAGTGCGCGCTTGAGGAGCTTCTTCTTTCCGCGCTTCTTCTTGGCTGGCGTTGCAGGTGCGGTAGGTGACCCCCACGAGTCCCAGGCCTCGCCTTGCGCGGGCGCGTTGTTCTGCGTGGGGGTGGTGGGGATGTTGGTGTCCCAGGATGCCATTCTCTTGTCTCCTTTCCTGATTAGCCGATGAGGTTGCCGAAGAAGGTCTCAGCGTTCGCCGTGTCCACAGGCTCCGGGGTGGGCTCGGCATCTTCCATGGTGGGGCGCGCGGGAGTGTCGTCGATGCGGGGTGCGAAGTCGTCCTCGTTGTCTCCCGTGGGGAACACCCAAGGGCTCGCCTCGTCAGAGCCGATTGTTTCTACCTGAACTTGTTGGGGTTCTTGGGGTTTTTGCTGGGTTCTGAGTAGGTCTTGGATGAGCAATTCGAGCTTGTCGATACGGTCGTTCTGCTCGGGCTGCACCTGTGGGGCCTGCACGACGACCTGCGGCTGCACGGGCGCGACCTTCTCGAAGTAGCTCATCCCCTGCTGTGTGCGCATGGTGAGCGAGTCGAGCATGAACTGAAGGCGTTCGTTCTCCTGCTGGGCTTCGTCCAGGGCTGTTTGGAGCTGGGCGCGCTCGAAGTCTTCCTCGTAGCCGAGCATCACATCAACGATGCGTCGCACTTCCTCGTTGTCGCGGTAAGCGGTCAACAGGGTGATGACGAGGGGGGATGCCTGTCGTTGCTGAGCGAACGGGCGGATCACGTCGTCGTAGATGTCCTCTGGGAGGCCCTTGACGACCAGCGTGTGCTTACTCGATGACATCGGTCAGCCTATCTCCCTCACGGATGATGTTCGTATCAACTGATCTGGCGATGAACTGGATCAGCTGTTGCGCTTGTCCTGCTGATGAGGGGTTGTGGATGAGGGCGCGAGGCTGAGGGTTCAGGCCTCTGAGGTTGATGAGGGTCGCTCGTAGCGACTGGATGTCTCCGTCGATGATGACGGTGGGGAGCTTGTGGGCTGCTAACGCCATGTAGAGGACGCGCGCGACCATGTTGTTGGCGGGTGGGCCGATGAGGATGATCTGCTTACCGTCGTGGGCAACCTGCGAGAGGCGAGCTGCCCAGTCCACGAGTAGGTAGGCGAGGTCGTTCATGTAGGAGCGTGCTCCCATTGTGATGAAGCTGACCTGGTTGACGCTGGTGTCCGTGTAGGGGATCGAGCCAGTGCCTTTGGTGAGCCATGTGCGCCCGTCGGTCACGTCGTTGGTGCCGAAGCGGTAGTCGATGAGGCTGTCCACGTTCAGGTCGATGATGCAGACGGGACCGTTGTAGGCGAGTTCGGCGGCGTACTTCTGGATGAGCTTGTACGTCGTTTTGACCGCCCCTCCGGTGCCGGGGAAGAGCACGTGCAGGTTCTTGACGACCGTCGGCGAGAGCGTCGCGACCGTCGGCAGGCTCAGTGTCAGGATGGAGTCTGCGTTGGAGAATGCGTCGAGGCGTGCGAACGGGGATCGCTCAAAGGCAGCGAGACGCTTACGGAGCTCTACGTCGCTACCACCGTGCATGACCTGCTTTTCGAGGTCAGCCTTTTCTCGGGCGAGGCGCGTCGCGTCGGCTTCGAGGGCGGCGATACGGTCACTCTCAGAAGCGCGCGTGTTCAGGAGGGCTTCCTGTTCTGCGAGCTTCTGGTTCGCTGCGTCGAGGTCGGCTTGCAGGCGCGCCACGTCGGCGTTGGTGGAGGTGACGGCAGGTGCGGCAGTCGGTGTGGCCTGCTGTGGAGCCGTCGCGTTAGCGCCTTGCGCAGCTGCAAGCGCAGCGAGCGCCTGCATGAAGGCATTGGGGTCTAGTGGATGCTCTCCCGTGGGAGCGTCGAGCGATGCGCCGTGCGCGTTCAGGGCTTCGACGAGTCGAGCGTCGGTCGAGTAGGGGATGTACTTGTCGGTGCTCACGATGCTGGGGGCGATGCGACCGCTATCCGCGTACCCGTCAGGGACGATGAAGGCAACCACGTCATTGCGCGTGGCGCTCAGGTGCGATTGGAGCTTGATGCTGGCGGCTGGCACTTCCGACAGTTCGACGACATCCTCAGCCCCGTAGATCTGAGCGAAGCCCTCGCGTGCGAGTTTCACCGCGGATGCGGGGAGGCCGTAGTAGTAGGCCTTGAACATGCTGGGCTCCTTCCTGTGTGGTGGGGCCTCCGCGCCCCTACCTGTTCGACTGGGTGAGCAGGGGCCAGTGAACGGTGAGGCGCGGAGGGGCTTGTGGGGTTACTTCTTCGCGTTCTTGTCGGTGAATCGCGCGAAGTTGATGGCTCCCTCGATGTTGAGGGTGCGTAGGTTGATGCCGTCCTTGACGGGCAGTAGCTCGATGTCGGGGGCGAAGGAGTGGACCTGGCGCACGACCGACTCGGCGATTGGCTCCGTCTTTTCGGGCTTGATCGCGCCGCCGCCGATGACGAGGAGGTAGGCGAACTCATCTGGCGCGAAGCGGTTGGCCTCGAAGGTCTCACGCAGGTGGGAGGTGACGGTGCCAGCGACTTCGTTGCGCGCTGCGTTGACTTGGGCGCTCACGTCCTTACGCTTCGCGCCTGAGCGGATGGTGCCGGTGAGAACCGCTTCTGTGGCGGCTTCGCGCGATAGCGAACGCCCATACTCTTGGTGCACGTACTTGGCGACCAGGGAGGCAATGGTGTTGCCGCCGACTGGGTAGGACGCACTCGCAGATGCGATGGGGTTGAGGTTCTTAATGAACGTCACATCGGCTGTTCCCGCCCCGAGGTCGAGAACGATGATCGGCTCATTCACACAGTCCGAATAGTCTGCGACTGTGCCCATCGCAGGAGTGAAGACTGTGGCGATGAAGCCTGCCAGGCCCTCGGCGAGGACAGACACGTCCCCCACCTTGATGGGGATACTGACGCGCTTGGGGGAGATGATCTCCACGCTCTTCGCGAGGGTGAAGATCTTCTTGAATGTCTCACCCTTGCCGGCCTCACTGGGTGGGGCGAGGAGGGTCACGTCCCAGGTGACCTCCAGCGAGTCCGGCTTCTTGCGTAGGAGCTTCGCGACGAGTTCGCGACCGATGTAGAGGGCGTAGTGGAAGCTCCACATGGTTGTCTCCGACTGTGCCTTCGTGGCGATGGCGGAGCTGGGGCGGGTCGCGGACTTAGAGAACTCGCGGTCGGCGAGGGGGCCTGCTGCGTACAGGTGCGTCGGCTCTCCAGCTGTGAGGCTCTGGGGTGCTCGGAAGATGATCGAGCGAAGATCGTTCGGTTTCCCGTTGATCTCGTCGGCGACGTACTGGTCGGGGATCACGTAGTCGTCCCCGATGGCGGCGAAGGCGTTGGGGAGGATTGTGATGGGGCTGGTCTTGCCGTTCACGAGGACGGCGACTCGGGTCTCCGAGTTGCCGAAGTCAATGACCAGGCGCGCTTGCACCTTGGTATTGGTCTGCTCACTCACTAGCGCATCCTTTCTGATGGTTTCTATATGGTTTTGTGCGCTGTTTATACCATTTTATCGGTAAATGGCCTGCGCGTGTGTTTAGGCGTGGTGGTGTCGCTGATTTGCGACGTTCGCTTCGAGGGCTCGGGCGTTGACTGTGGCGTTGCTGAGGCCTGGCATGAGGAGTTCTCGGGTGAGGGTTCCCTTCTCCCATCCTTCTTGGATGCGGGCGATCTGAGTGCCGGAGTACTGGAAGCTACCGTCCTCATTCTGGGATGAGAGCTGCTGCATGAGGCCGGGTACTGTGTCGGGGATGCGTGTGGCGTACAGGTTGGCGAGCGCTTCGAGGGTGTCGGACTGGCTGTTCCTCGTAAGGGGCAGGTCAGAGAGGACGGGAGCGCGGCTGATCTGGTGGAGCTGTTCCTCACTGAGGCCCGCGCGCGCGAGGCTGGGGCGCGCGATGTTGAGGAGAGAACGTAGGGCGGTATCGGAGGAGATGGCTGCGTTGAGGTAGGGCTTGATGTCCATGCCTTGTGCGAGGGCGCTCTCGTAGAGGGAGAGCTGGGTTTCCTTCATGTACCGGAAGTCGCATCCTGCGGTGGGGTATCCGCGCATGGTCCATTCGAGGACTGCTGCCAGGACGGGGACGGTGAGACCCATCTTGAGGAAGGGCCTGAAGCTGTTGAGGTTGCCCTGGTTATGGGCGTGGTTGCGGACGATACGCAGGATGGGTGCGGGGAGCACGAAGAACGGCTCGGGGATGGTTTCGAGCATGGCGAGTCGGATCTGGTGGAGGTCGTCGGGGTCTCGGTCGATGTAGGGCATGATCGGGGTGCCGTCGAAGATTGCGCTGCGTACCTCGTCGAGGATGTCGAGGGGGTAGCCGGTGAGGATCGCCCGGTAGTTCTCGAGCGTGAGTTCTTTACCTGCGTACTTCACTGGTTGGTGCCTTTCGTCGTGGTGGTGAGCGCTGCTCGTCGCTGGGCGGTGACGTGCACGAGTTCGTCGAGCACATGGGGATAGAGGCTGCACATCCAGGAGCGGTTGGTGCTCCATCCGTCGGTGGGGTGGTGGAGGGCTGCGGGGATGCGGGCGGCGTTGAGTGTTTCGAGGTAGGAGGTGACTGCGGCGTGGGGGCTGAGGTCTTTGTAGTGGAGGCGCGCTGTGGGTGGCATGTTGGCCCACGTGTAGGAGCCACTGTGCTGCTGGTGGAGTTCCTGCGTGGTCACGTCGAGGATGAGTGCATCGTAGGCCAGGCCTCGGGTGGCTTCGGCGTTGCGGGTGCCGTTGCTGGAGTGGGGTCTGGTGATGGTGACGGCGAGGACGTGGCCGTCGTCGTAGTGGATGGCGTAGTCGTCCTTCTTGACGGTGCGGGCACCTTCCCGGTTGTAGATGGGTAGGGGGATGGTGGCGAGGTGGGCGAGTGCGCGTAGGCGAGTGAGGGATGGGTGGTCGCACAGGTTGATGTGGGCGACTCGTTCGACTTCCGTGCCGAAGCGTTTGCGCGTGGAGTAGGCGACGTGGCCGCGGTGTGGTGCGTGGACTGTCGTGTACGGGGTGGAGGTCATGAGTTCTCGGAGGTTCATTCGTTGTCCTCGGCGGGTAGGTGTTGTGTCGCTTCGAGTTGTACTCGTTTCGCGAGGTCGGGTGGGGGGAGTTCGCCGCGCGTGTCCCAGGCTGGTGGCTGGCCGTTGAGGGCTTCGGCGTTCTCGAGCTTGAAGCGCTCACGGTCGAAGTCGATGCCGTGCTGGGAGAGCACCCAGTAGGTGAGGTCCACCTCGGACAGGATAGTGGGCGTGAGCTGGCCGTCGCGGGTGATGACTGTGGGCACGGTGTTGGTCTGGTCGATGGGTTCGATCATGTACGGCTCTTGGTAGCCGAGGTAGCCGACGGCGCAGTCGGCGAGATGGTAGGAGGCATCGTGGGGTTGGGGTGGGGCGATGAGGTCCGTGTACTTCCACCTGTCGGCGAGGGGGATGTTGCACAGGTCGGTGATGGAGTCTTCGATGGTGCCGTTGATTGGCCAGGCCTGTAGGTCCAGCTGGTCGCTGGTGGCGGGGTCGTTTCGGACGACGGCGAGGGTGCAGCCAGTGAGGCGCGGGTAGGAGCCTGCCGTTGAGGCGGTGGAGAGGCGCGAGTGGACGACGACGACGCTGCCGGTGGTGAACCAGGCGGCGGCGCGTTTCTCTTCGACGGTGGCCGGGCGGAACGTGTCGAGCTCGCGGGTGACTCCCTGCCAGAGCACGTAGTCGATGTCCCTGTAGGTCGCGTTCGTCGTGTCGATGTCGATGTCGGGGTTGTTGAGCTGCCAGAGGAGGAGCGCGAGCGGCTGGAAGATGCGTCGGTTCTTCACGTGCGCGACCGGGGGCGTGATGAGTGCTCGCGGGGTGGGGGTGGTGCGGGCCCAGTGGGCGAGGCCGCTCATGTAGGCGGTGACGGTCTGCGCGTCGGCGAGCTTCGGCTCCGTGGAGACCGTGATCGTCGTCGTGTCCCCTTCGCGGGTGAGGGTGGCGTGCTTGTTGGGCCGCTTCTCGTCGTGGAGTAGCGTCTCCCACTGCTGCTTGTAGGGGAGCGCCTGGCGGGCGACGGTCTGAGGGTTCGTCACTTGCTGGCCTCGTTTCGGAGCTTCTGCGCGAACATGTACTGGTCGTTCGAGTTGCCGCCGGTGCCGGTGATGAGCGCAGCGACGTAGGCGAGGGTGCCCACGTCGAGAGCATGGAGCTCGTCGTGGATGCGAACCTTCGAGAACTGCATGACGTAGGCGAGGATCTGCTGAAGCATTTCGATGTCTGGCGAGGACGCGGGAGTTACGCCGTCGGTCGTTGCTTTGAGTTGGGCGATGAACTCGGAGTCGAAGTAGTCCTCAAGACTCCCGGTGCCGGTGTCGCGTGCGACGGCTCGGTCGAGGGTGCGGGCTGCGGCGGCAAGGGAGTCGGGAGTGTCGGTGGCGATGAGGGTGAGGAAGTTCTTCCCGAGGCGGGTTTCGACTTCGCGGAGTCCGGCTGCGATTTCGAGGCGCACGGTCGTCTCTTTGCGGCCTAGGCGCTTGCCGATCTCCTCGTAGCTCATGCCCTTGTGGGCGAGCGCCCCGTCTGGGGTGCCGGGAATGCGGAGCCGGATTGCCTGCGGATAGAGGCGAGTTTGCCGATAGGACGCGCCCCGGATGTAGACGACGGTGCGGTCGATGAGAGTTTGCGCGTCGGCGGACAGGGTGCGCGCCTCTGAAACCAGCCTCGTTAGTTGCGTGGGGAACCGCGCCACGATGCTCTCCTTCTGGCCCCTAGTTGAGGGGGTGATCGTCGATGTGGGAAAAACCATCGTTTTTTGTCCACGCGCTTTTGCTGGCGGCGTTTTTGGCCTCCTGGGGGGGGTTCGCAGCCGGTTTGGAGGTGCGCGTGGACTTAAACCGATGCCTGAAACCATCATTTCACGATCAACATTTTTCATCACTTTTGACGGTCGGAGGGTCGCAGATTGAGACAGTAGCCGAGCGCTGGGGGTGCAGTGGAGTCGGCTAGAGGGGGTTGCAGGCGCGGGTGAGCGAGAGTCAGGAATGGGGCATTTTGTCGGGGTTTGTCCAGTTGCACCTCTGCCGGGCGGTTATCGGTGAGATATAGCCCCTGTTTGCGCGGACCTGCGGTCACATCGCGCTCATCCCAGCCCATCCCGTTAGGAACCCCTGCTAGTAGTACCTGGATGTCCGCTAGTGCAACCTAGAATCCTGCCTAGTGCTACCTGTATCTAGGCAGGGTGAACCTGGAACGCAGGAGGGTTAACCTGCATCTCGATTTCGCGTGTGGATATGCCTTCTGGTAGTACCAAGAACTACGTCTAGTTGCACCTATATCTGCGCAGGGTGTACTTGGATGTCGATAGGGTTAACTTGTATCTCGATTGGTATAACCTCTATCTTCGTTTTCGCGTGTTGATCTACCCCTAGGTACAACCTCTATCTGCGCAGGTATAACCTCTATCTTGACAGGTGCAACCGTGATCTACGCCAGGTGCAACATTTATCTTCGATTTTGCGTGTGGATGTGCCGTCTAGTAGTACCAAGAACTACGTAGGGTCAACCCGGATGTCGAGAGGGTCAACCTGCATGTCGGTGAGGGGGTACCTGGATGTGGGCCTAGTGCTACGTGGATATGCCGCTAGGTGTACTTTCTTCCCTGTGTGAGCATAAGGATCGGCCCCTCGCTCGTGCTTATGAGCTGAGGGGCCGACTTGTTGGAGTGGAAGGGTCTAGTGTGAGCACTCCGTGGCGTGGGAGTAGATCTTGGCGAGGTCGTCGGGTGCGACGTTGGCGAGTGAGTGGGTGTCGCGGATCTGGGAGATGGCTACGGGGTCGAGGTCGCTCCATGATTTCTCGACCATGCACTGTGTGGTGGTGGCCGTGTACTCGCCGAGGCCGACGATGCCTTCGGGCACGTAGGAGCTGGTCCACGGGTGCCAGAGTGTCACGAGGTAGATGACGAGGGCGAGTAGGAGGAGGGAGAGGATCGACTGGACGATGCCGAGGGCTCTGTACGCCATGCGGAACGGCGTGAAGATGATGAACACGGTTGTGTCCCCTTTCAGTTGTTGTGCACGGTGTAGCGCAGGGGGTGGCGGTCGTGGAGGAGGACAGGGCGGGCGAGGGCTTCCTTGAGGCGCTTGTGTGCGTTGTTGAGCTCTTGGAAGTCGCGGGGGTCGCCTCCCCTGTCGGGGTGGAGGGTGCGAGCTCGGGCGCGGAACGCTCGGTTGAGGTCAGCGAGGGTCGCTGTGGATGTCACGCCGAGGAGCTTGAGGTCGTGGGGGTTAGGGCGGGGGGTCATGCTTGTTCCTTGTTCCTCATCTGCTTGCGGTAGTTGGCGATGCCGCCGCCGATCATGGAAGCGAGGCCTCGCACACCCCTGGAGGCGACGTTGGCGGCTCCCATGGCGAGGGTGCCGGTGAGGCCTGCGGTGATGCGCCAGGTCTTGCTCAGTCCTCCAAGGTCGGTGCGCTGCCAGGTCTTGCGCGTGTACTCGCTGGCATTGCGTTGGCCGGAGGAGAGGATGTGCGTGGCGACGGACATGGCGCGCTGCATCTCGTCGTAGCGTCGCACGCCTGACGGGGTGCCGTTGATGGCGCTCCAGGTCTGGCGGTCGAACTCCTCACCCTCGATGCTGATGTGCTGAAGGAGAGGCATGTCAGCGAAGAGCTGGGAGATTGACGAGTCGGGCTTGTAGCCGAGGTCAGGGCAGACATAGGAGCAGTAGAAGTCCCAGGAGTCGAAGGACAGTCGGCGCAGGTTGGGCATCTCCCGTAGGACGGTCCAGTTCATGATGGGCGCGATGTTGGAGGATCGGATCGCGTCGGTCATGTACGGGGGGATGACCTGGTTGTTGCGCCAGTCGTCGGTTACCTGGGTGCGGTAGGCGACTCCGTTCATGATGACGGTTTCGCCGACGACTCCGACGCGCTTGACGCGAGCCCAGGTGCCGGCCCATTCGTTCATGTCGGCGTAGAGCGCTGCCTGCACTGCGTCGGGTGTCATCTCCGTGGGGGTGATAGTGCGGGGGGTGCTGGTGTTGAACTCGTAGCCGCCGCCGGTGGTGGGGCGCACGGGGCTGGTGGAGTAGTCCCATGTGGGTGCGGGTGCGTCGGGTTCGTCGGGCATGGCCATGCGGTCGGCGTTGGGGTCGGTGGTGTCGTCCATGTCGGGGACGGTGGGGGCCGGTGGCATGGGTGGCGGTGGAGGGACAGGCGGGATCGGCGCAGCAGGTGCGGCGACGGTGGGGGGCTGGGGGACCACCGTGTGCGTGTCACCGGATACGGTGGTGGGTGCGGCGGTTGGCTCGCCGCCGAGGTCGTCCATGTTCCACTCTTCCGCGTCGCTGCCCGCGAGCGCGAAGCCGCTGTTGGTGTCTTCTGACTCGAAGGCCTTGGGGCAGACGCGACGGAACAAGGTGACGGACTGGGGGTCGTACTCGTAGCCCTGGAAGACGTTGTAGATGTCCTCGACGGAGGCAATCCACTGTGGGCGTAGGTCGGAGACCCATTCTTGCCAGGTGCCCTCGTAGCCGAGCTTGCGGACGGTGAGGTTCGCTGCGTCGGAGAGCTTCTGGAGGGTGTCCGCGGCTTGCTCGCGGGTGACTCCGGCTTTCGCGAGGTATCCCTCGAAGCCGAGGGAGGGGTCGAGTTCGCCGGTGTCGGTGGATACGTCACGTCGGACGGCTTCCACGTCTACGCCTGCGCTCTTCATGTAGGAGATGCTGTTGTTCCAGCAGTAGCCGTCTTCGCTGCCATCGGCGAAGAGGAGGCCGGGGCGCAGGTAGGTGGCGGTGCGGGCGATAGCCTCGTCGCCGTTCATGATCTTGTGGATGTTGTCGCCGCTGAATCCGGGGACGTAGGCGAAGCATCGCATGGTGGAGGACAGCTTGTCCGAGGCGTAGGAGCCGGGGGTGAGCTGGTTGAGGTAGTTGCGTCCGGGGTGGTGGCCGATGAATACGTCGGTCTTGCCGATGGAGGCGTAGGAGTAGATGAAGTTGTCGGCTTCCTTGAAGGGGATCGGGATGTTCTTCGTGCTGGCGTTGAGTGGTTTGCCTGCGGGGAAGAACTGGCCGATGTCGGTGACGGGGTTGACGGGATCCTGCCCGATCATGAAGACGCGGGAGCGTTTGGCTTCGGCGTTGTTGAAGCCTGCGTTGCGCAGCTGGGATAGTTTCTCGAAGGAGCGGCGCATCATGAAGTACATGCTGGTGAACCACAGCTCGCCTTCGTTCACTTCCTGCTTGGGCTTCTTCTTGTCGTCGAAGCCGGACTGTTCCCAAGCGACCCACTCAGACTCGTAGTTCGTGTAGCACATGTGGCCTTGCATATTGGACTGGAAGAACGTCTGGATCTGCTGGTTCGTGTTACTGATTTCGTCAAACACGATGCAAATACCGTCTTTTCCACCCAGTTGTTCAGCAATTTCAGGGCTGATTGTGCGGGCTGCGAGCATTCCGAGCGCGAGGATCATGTAGCGCAGATAGACGACAGTACCGAGGGTGCCCGTGTAGCCGGGGGCCCACGCGAGGTTGTTCTTGTTCAGGTACTCGGGGATGCGGGCGCGGGATTCGAGCTCGGCGACCTTTGCTGCCGTGTACTGCATGAACATGTCTGTGCCCTCTTCGGGGTTGCTCGCGATGTTCGATCCGTTGATGACGAAAGCGTCGGGGTTGATCGACAGGAGCAGGGATGCCATGTCGGGCTTGTTGTCACCCAGTCCGGGGGCGATGCCGGCGATGAGGTGCATCGCGAGGATCGTCTGCGTTGTCAGGCCCTTACCTGATCGGGAGCCCGCGAAGATGCCGTGGCTGGTGTGATCGTTGAACTGCCTGATCTCCTTGCCGGTGGTCACCACGTCATCGTCGAGGCCGATGCCCAGGATCATGTTGCTGGCGCTGGGCTTGCGTCCCTGGCGTTGCATCGCGCCAAGAATCTTGCCTGCCCACACGGGGGAGGCGTTGGCGAGCACCTTGTCCATGTCGTGCCGGAACTCCCAAAAGATCCCATCGTTGATGGGGTCGTAGTTCTGGGCCGTGGTGCCGCCTGCGAAGCCGAGGGCTTCGACGATGGCGCGCTCGACGATGTTCTCGCTGAAGCCTTCGTAGGGTGTGAGGACTCGGACCTTGACCTTGACGGGGATGTTGCTCGGAGAGTTGTCGTAAGCGGAGACGAGGACGCACGTCGTCATGGCCTTGTAGATGCTCTCGAGCGCGCCGACGACCTTGGTCATCATGGAGGGGTCGTGGTAGGCGAGGCCGTTATCAGCTTCGTTCTTGAGGAGGGCTCGGACGACGGCGGTGAGCATGGCTTGCAGGCTCTTCTTGACTTCGCGCTCGCGGTAGGTGTCCCAGGAGGATGCGTCGCTGTGTCGGGGGTAGAGGTCTTGCGCACCGTCGTTGGACTCACGCCCAAAGGCATACTCGAGCATCTTGTAAGGGAAGTAGAAGCGCGTGCCGTTGGGGTAGGTGTTGCCCTGGCGGTCCTTCCCGTTAATCAGGATCTCGGCGATCTCGTTGATGTTTCGCGTCGGCATGGGGGTCAAGTGCTGCGCTGCTTGGACCTGCTCCCACAGACGCAGGAGGACGAGGTTGTGGGTGCGCTGGTAGGCGCGCCCGTCGGAGGAGAGGGCCATGAGTCGGCCCTGGCCTTCTTCGTCGCAGGTGAGGACACCGGCGGGCTGGAGGACGCTGTAGCCGGACTTGAAGATGCGGTCGTACTCGTCGAGGATGCTTTCGGCGCGGGCGACGATCTGGCCTTGGTAGAAGGTCATGGCTTCTTCGGGTACGCCGTCAGTTTCGCCGTTGAGGGCTGCGAGTACTTTGTCGATGGTGATGTCACGGGTGATCTTCTCGAAGCCGAGGTTCGTGCGTGCATCCTGGGGGAGGGAGGCGAGGTAGAGGGCGGCTGAGCGTTCGTCGCTGGCAGCGTCGAGGAGGACGCCGCGGCTGTTGGAGTTGACCTTGGAGGCGAGGGACTTGTGGTTGGCGAGGGTTGGCCACCAGTCTGGCTGTGTGTCGAGGCCGGTGAGGTCGCGGCACTGGGATGCCATGGCCGTCGTGTAGGGCTCGCCCTTTTTGAGGCTGGCTTTGAGGAGTGTGAGGATCTTGTCCTTGTGGGGGCTGGTCTCGAAGTCGTGGAGACGATCAGAGAGGTCGTCGCCGGGGGTGTCCTCGTCGGGCGTGGGGATGCGGGCGGTCGTGTCCGTGTCGGTGTCGTCGCGCATCTGCTCGCGCTTGGGGGCTTTGAGGGAGGACAGGTAGGTCTCGAGGGTGCCGCCGATCTGGTCGGAGGCGTAGACGTTGGGCGCGAGCTGGTAGGACTCAACGACCTGCGAGAAGGGGCGCAGTTGCGTGTAGTGTCCGTGGGCGGCGAAGTCGCTGGCAAGAGTGAGGCGCGCGCCTTCGGGCGCGTCGGGGATGAGGGGGCGGGGGTCGCCTTTCGCGCCGGAGTGGGCCGACATGTAGGATTCGCGTTCGAGGCGCAGGCTCCGCGCGATTTGTTCGATGGGCGGCATGATGTCGTCGGGGATCTGGTAGTAGCCACCCAGGCGCACGCCTTCACTGAACATGGCTTCGACGTTGACTCCCTCGAACATGCTGGCGGGGGCGACGATGGTTTCGAGCGCGCCGAACTGCTTATGGGAGAGCGCGCGCAGCGGAGACTTCGACGTGGACGAGGGTTTCGCAGCGGCGCGCGTGAGCTCACCCTTCGTTTTGCCGTGGCGCTCAACGTACACACCATCCTTGGCGATGATGAGGGTCTTGACGGTGTTAGGGGTCCACGTCCCGTAGTCGGTGCCGTCGCCGTCGGTGATGTAGTGTCCGCCGAGGGCCTTGATTGTGTCGTCGTAGGTGGTCACGAATGACCCTTCCCTTCCGTCTTGGTTGCGCAGGTGTTCAGTGTGTGAGTGTTAGTGCTGGCGGGACGGTGCCCGTAATACGAGGGCACCCCCACCCATCGAGCGCTTGTCTCGCTGGTTGCGTCACCTGGTGGCAATCGGTGGCGTTCCCAGCGAGGGGCGTATCGGGGTGGGGGTTGTGAGCCGTTGTAGTTTTGGCCTGCTACAGCGTGCTATTGTGCATTATAGGTTACTGATATGTAGAGAAAGGGAAAGGGGGGTCGCGTGGTGCTTGAATCGGTCAAGGTCGCGTTAGACCCTTCTCCCGCCCAGGAGCGCCTGCTGTTGTCTCATGCTGGCGCTGCTCGTTTTGCGTACAACGCTGGGCTCGCCCATGTCAAAGCCTGCATCGAAGCCGACGCGAAGCCCGAGTGGTCGCTGTATGGCCTGCGCCGCTGGTGGAACTCGAACAAGGACGCGCTGGCCGTCAGCGATGATGGTGTGATCTGGTGGGGCGAGAACTCGAAAGAGGCGTACAGTAGCGGCCTCGAGGCCCTGGCGAAGGGCTTGTCGAACTGGTCGAAAAGCCGGAAAGGCGCGCGGAAGGGCCGTCACGTGGGGTTCCCGCGATTCAAGTCGAAGGACCGTGCTACGCCCAGGTTTGCGTACACGACCGGAGTATTTGGCCTGATCGAGGGCGACCCGAAGGCTCTGAAATTGCCGCGTATTGGCCGCGTGCACTGCATGGAGAACGTCACGGCACGAGTTGGTGACGCTCGCGTGTTGCGTATGACGGTCTCGCAGCGTGCGGGCCGCTGGTTCGCTGCGTTGACCGTCGAACGCGACGACAATCCGATGACGAAGCCGCCGAAGGGCGGGGCCGTCGGCGTAGACCTGGGCATCAAGACGCTCGCCACACTCTCGGACGGGACGGTCATTGAGAACCCGCGCTGCCTTGCGGCCAGCGAGCGGCGGTTGAAGCGCGCCCAGAAGGCCCTCAGCCGCAAGACCCGTGGCTCGAACAGGCGCGCTAAAGCCAGGGCCAAAGTCGCGCGCCTCCACGCCCACGTCGCAAACCAACGGATCGACGCGATGCACAAGGCTACGACGTGGCTGGCGGAAACATACTCGCACATCAGTATCGAGGATCTGAACGCGGCAGGCATGGTGAAAAACCACCACCTCGCCAAGGCCGTGTCGGACGCTGCGTTCGGCGAGTTCCGCCGCCAACTCGAATACAAGACCGCGCGCACCGGGGCCGTGTTGCGCGTGATCGACAGGTGGTACCCGTCCAGCAAAACATGCTCAGCGTGTGGGGCAGTGAAAGCCAAACTGTCCCTCAGTGAGCGCGTCTACAGGTGCGATGCGTGTGGCCTATCCATGGACCGCGACCTGAACGCAGCACTCAATATCAAGGTCGCCGGGAGTGCCCCGGAGACCCTAAACGCGCGCGGAGGGGACATAAGCCGGGCCGACACCGTGTCGGGCAACGCAAACCCCAGCGAAACGCGAACCAAGCCGGCGCAGTCGAAACCACGCCGGCTTGGAGCGGACGGCCGCAAGCCCGTCCTACAAGCAAAGTCAAACTAGCTTGTAACGGTGGGGGTGCGGCCTGTGGGGACTGGGGTCACCAGTCGGAGCCGCCTCCAGCGGAAGCGGTGGCGATGTCGCTGCGGCCTTCGGCGCGGATGCGGCTGCGCTCAACGGCGCGACCGACCTTGTAGCCGATGAAGGCGGGGATGGCGATGACAAGGATAATGGCGACGATTGTGACGACTGTCTGCACGGTGTGTTCCTTTGCTTGGTTGGGGTTAGGCTGCGACGAGTGCCGCGGCCTTCTCGATGCGGTCGGGGCGGAACCCGCCCCAGGACTCCAGAATAGCGCCGTCTCCACCTCGGACTGCGACGACAGGCGCTTGGCTGTATCCGAGTCCCTTGATGAGGTTGAGGGAGTCCTCGTCCTTGGTGACATCAATGGACTCGTGGTCCACGCCCAGCTTCTTGAGCTTCCTGTAGGTCGCGTCGCACTGGGGGCAGCGGGGCTTGGAGTAGACGGTAATCGACATGAGTGGTTCCTTCCTATCCCCACGGTGGGGGTGTGGGTTTGGTCTTCTGGGTCATGAGTATCCGCCGTGGGGCCGCCAGGAGTGTAGCGGCGCACCCAGGAGTGGACATGTGCCCATCATGCCACACAAACCACAACGTGCACGAACTAGACAGGCCATTCGCAGCGTAAATGTGCGAGATGCCTAGACGTTCTGTGCTGTTAGGTGCAGATATGTTGCCTCAGAGGTGAGGGGGTAGTCCAAGTTTTGGATGACGTTCACCACCCAAGCAGGTCACTTTTTCGGGGGGGGGTAGTCCAAGTTTCGCACGACCCCGTAGTCCAAGTTCTGGACGTAAACGTATATAGAAACCATTGAAGATAAAGAACTACCCCCTCTAGTCCCCCAAGTCGTTCACAGCGAGGCTGTCCAAAGCACATGGCTGGTTGAGCAGGCGCGCGCTTCGCGCACGCGAGCGAGAGACACACGTAGTTGGATTGCACGCAAAGGGAGGTGTGTGTAGACTGACGATCACCAGAAAGGAAGGAGCAACATGCTTACCACCGACCCCGTTATCCAGGCAGGCGTACTCGCCACACGCGAGTGCATGATCCCCGGAAGAGCCCGAATCAAGCACTCTGTCCAGTGCTTCCTCCGAGAGCTCATGAGGGAATGGCCTACTGACGAAAGCGAAGATCTCCTCTTCAGCATCACCGCCGCCTCTAAGCGCGTTGGCCTCGACCGCTCCGTCCTGTATGTCGGACGGCGCAACCTCGTCGCTGACGACGCGATACGTTTCCGCCAGCGCGAAGACGGCAGCATCGTCTACTACGTGGACTGGGCCAAGATCGTCAACGCTTACGGCATGAAGCGTCTTGGCGTTCAGGCTCACGGCGAGCCTCACTCGTTCGAGTCTGCGGGGTGCCCAAAGGAGCCTTGCACCCCGGAGCCGGACCTGAAACAGCACAAGCGCTCATCCAAGAAGGGAGAATGAGCGATGTCCAGCTTCGAAGAGTGCAACGCCCAACTCGCAGCACCCAAGCGCACAGGGGAAGATAGCCCCCTGTACGGGATGGGAGCCGTGTCCCACCCGGCCATCGCAGTCATCCATTTCGACCCGCTACTGGAGCACAAGCTCACGCGCAAAGAGAGGGCCTTCATGGTCTGGTTCTTTACGCGCTGGAACGATCCCTACATCGAGTACGACGTTGAGGGGATCATGAAGCTGACAAACATGAAGCGCGACGAAGTACACATGACGCTCTACAACCTGTGCGCGCGCGACATCATCCGCATGAAGGCCATGCAGCGAAAGGATGACGAGACAAAGGTTGCGGTTTTCCTGTACTTCGAGCCCTCCCACCTCTTCGTACCCGAAGCTGTGAACCTGGCTGGCTGCTTCAACGGGTGTGTCCACTCGTTCTCCGAGTGGGTTGACCCCGCACGACCAGTCACCCTCAAAGAGATCGAAGCGTCGCTGCCTACCTATGAGTGGATCGATCCGCGCAACATGAAGTGGCTTCAAGTCCAGCGCGAGAAGGGGAGCAACCAGACCCGAACGCAGAAACGTCTTGCTTTCGAGGCTCAGGCCAAGAAGGCCGAAGCCGGGGCAGAAGCCCGGACGCAGAAGTAAAAGCAAGAGGGGGAACCCCTTGAGGCTCCCCCTCTCTCATAGAAAGATAGCTATATTGTATCAGCTTTTTGACGGAATGCACGTGTCTGCACTCCACGCTGCCGTCAACTTCCGCAAGCACCTCAAGGTGGACCTGAGTCGCAGGGAAGTTCTGACACTCATGGCGCTGTTCACCTTCTGGCAGTGCAAGATCATCAGCCCCTCCTACAACCTCCTCCTCGAGCGGTGTGTTGGCGCAAAGCGCTCCACAATGTTCACCGCCATGAAGTCCCTTGAGGACCGAGGCCTCCTCATTCGACGCTCGTTCCTGGATCGCAAGGACGGGTCGCGCCACGTCGTGTTCTTCCTGGACCTCCCGGGGATCTTCACTGATGAATGCTGTGCGCAGCTCGACTCCGATCCCAAGTCGCCGATCACGACCCGTCACACCATCGAAGTGGGGCGAACTGCCAGCACTGAGGAAATCCTCGCCATGGTCACGTTCGCTGACGTGTCCCAGTGGCAGGAAATCGACTGCAAGCTGACACGTAGGAAGCTGCCACTAGGCAACTTCGACGACCTGAGCGGCTTCCTCCTGCCCTGCCCGGACAACTTTCCTGTGCGCGAAGAGGAAGAGCCAAAGCCGGAGCTGTGCGTCGCAGTCAGCGACAACCAAGGCGATCTCTTCGACATGCTGCACGAAGCGAAGACGCAGGAAACCAGCAACAAGGCCGCGGCAACGCATGGCACGGAAGACCAAGGTGCATATGGCACGTTGTGGCCTACTGCCGCCACCATCCCTGGCGGCTCAGCGTGGGTCCCTGCCGACGTGGAGGACACGTCCACGGTGCCCGCTACTCCAGCAGCGGGAGAGAGTGTCCAGGAGCGTGCTGAGCGCATCATCCGCGACCATCCTGGCGACGACGTGATCGACGCTGAGATCATCGACGCGGAGATCATCGAAGACGAAACCCCCTCGGACGCGCTGATCGACGTTCCCGCGTCCCAGGAGCTCGCCATCACCACCCCCGCCGTGCCCATGAAGGCCAAGAAGTCCAAGAAGCGGAACGACTACCCTGATGACTTCGAGGAGTTCTGGCGCACCTACCCGCGCCGCGAGGACAAGAAGAAGGCATTCGTAGCGTGGCAAAAAGCGCTCAAGGGCGGCGCGACCGTTGACGAGATCATCGCAGGCGCAGTCCGCTACGCCAAGTACCGCGCAGGTGAACCTGAGCAGTACACCAAGCATCCCGCCACCTGGCTCAACGGAGACTGCTGGGAGAATGAGTACTCGACCGCTGGCACCGGCTACGGGAGCAGCCAGTACGGTTCGCGTCTTTCACCCGAAGAAGCTGCACTCAACCATGAGATCGTCGCTTCTGTGTTCGCTGATCGAATCCGCGAATGGGGCTACGACTCTATCGAACAGTACCGGGAACATACCGAAGGCCTCTCACGGATGTACCGCGAGGACGCGGAAGAACAGCGCGCTCAAAAAGCCGCCATCCTCAACGCCTTCTAATTCCAACGAAAGGAACAAGCCATGGTTGCCTACAACATGAGCGTCCTCCAGAAGGAAATCACGACCGCCCTCAACGCGGGCAAGATCATCCGAGGAATCGGCACCACACAGGAACAGATCGCAGCGTGGGCTGCATACATCATTCCCACCGCCACCGACAGCAACATCGTCGAAGCCTTCCGCCTCTGCATGAGCGGCGGCACAGAAGTCTACGGGAAAGTAGACGTAGCAGACATCAACAAGGCCATCAAGATCGTCCGCTCACAGCGAGTCAATAACTGGGCGCAGCACAACGAAATCGGCATCGAGTTCGACGGCCCCCCAGCACGAGGCCTCGTCTACACCCGCGTCTTCATGCACTGCATCGCCGGCGGCATGAGCGACACAAAAGCCGACCAACATGCCAGGCAAGCACTCCAACGCGCCGAGTCATACCTCCAGCAGAACCCGCAAGCACAGTGGAGCGACGCTCTCGACATGACGACCCAAGCGCTCGAAAAGGGGACATTCGTCCGCTCCGACATGGAACTCCCATCGTCACGGGCCAAGGAGAAGTACATGCTCCCTCGAGGTAGCGCAGCTACCATCCGCGAGGCTGAGAACAACCTACCCCAGCTCCCCTCCGGCCAAACACGCGCCCAGGACGAGCCCGTGGAACGCCCCCGCGCTGTTCAAGCAGCTATCGAAGCAGCCCGACGCAAGATGAGCCTCCAAGCAGCAGAAAAACGCCGCAAGCAGGAACGCCTACGCCAGAACCTCGACGGGCGCTTCGAACGCCTCACCGGCATCGACCCGGCCACCATCGGACCTCAACGATAGAAAGGCAGCACAAGTGAGCGCCGCACTCATACACGCATCAGTCAGCCTGCTACGAGACCTGCAAAACCCGGAAGAACAGTATTCACCCAGATGCAACACTGAGGACGCTTCCGTCGTCGTCGAGACCGCCGACAGTGCCCCCAGGGCCACCGCCAACGACACTGAGGAAACGCTAACCGTCGCCAACAACGACGTGCCCACCGCACCTGCACACGCATGGCGCTACACCGCCATGTCAGCCGCCGCCTTCACGCTATCAGCACTCCTGGCCTACATCGCCACTGAGGCAATATGTAAGCGTGTCCGTGGTCGCAACTAAGCGCACACGTGGCGCTCCAATGTCGATAGCCGCCACCGTCGGAACCCAACGATAAGGAACAACCACCATGAACCCCCAGTACTTCCTCCTCTGCGTCATCAGCGGACTGTACGTAAGCCAAATCTGGCATTCCCTACTCACGTCTCCCTCCCTGTGGAGGAAGCGCAAGGGCCTGGACGAAGAGCAACGCGCTAGGTTGTACTTCTTTCGAGCGATGGCCATCATTGCCTCCCTCGTCATGGCCTACTTGTTGGGCACACTCCTAGAAGGGGCTACGGATGAGCATGTATTGGCCTATGACTACACGCTTCTCATTACGGGGATGGGCGTTGTTCCATGCCTTCTTGGCTCCTGGATGCTCCTCGTGCAGCGGGAACGCGAAACCCTCGAATATGACGGGCGATCCTTTATCGCCATTGGGCTGTTCACCCTCGTCATGAACTTCCTCATCTCCTGACACGCCCCCGGAAGGACCAACATGAACACCCAGAAAATCACGCTGAACCACAACAGCGACGACGGCCTCTACACGAAACTCCTCCGAGGCCGCTACGTCACCAGCATCGACAACGGCACCATCACTCTCGACGACGGCACGGTCCTCGAGGTCGAAGGCAACGAAGGGTGCGGCGGCTGCGGAAACGGTTGGTACTGGCTCGAACAGGTCTACAAGCAGGGGAACAGCAATGCGCGCATCATGAGTGCCTACGTCGCATACGACGAAGAAGACAAGGACGAGGAAGGCCCTTCTGTCTACACGATCTTCGTGCTGGTGGATGGCAACCCTACCCAGCTGCCTCTCGCGACCGTGCGAGGTAGCGACGGCAACGGATACTACGGCACCGGCTTCACGCTCACCGCCACCATCAAAACCCCTTCAACGTCACTCGCCACGGTCACGCCCCAGGACATCATCAACGTCGTCGCAGACGGACACACACTCCCTTCCGTCCCCAACATTCGTACCCGTGAAGACCTCCTCAACGCTGTCGCCTACACGCTCCAGCAAACGCGAGGCTTCGACTCGCCTCTGCGCGTCACCGGACCCGAAGCCCAGCTCTTCCACAAGCTAAACTCCAACCAGTACGGGTACAAAGGCCCCTACTACGCGAGCAATTGGTACGGCTTTCACCAAACAGTCCTGTTCTGGTTCACCGACATGGAGGGAGGCGTGTCCCTCGTCCTGCGCGACTTCTCCGACGGAGCGGAAGCCTACGTGGCGAAGCTACGCGACTTCACAGAACGAGTGCGCGCCTCCAAGAACCCCATCAAGACCTTCATCACTGGCTACGCCTTGAAAGGTAACACCGCCACCGTCGATGGAACCCGAGTGCCGGCTACCGACTTCCTCCTCTCCGAAGTCTGTGGCTTCCACGGCCATCGCATCGGTCCCGAGGCCTCCTTCATCCCTGATTGGATCTTCTTCCACCCCCAGAACTACGGCGTGCGTATCATCAAGCACCGCGCAGGCGGGCGCGGAGACGTTACAATTACCTCAAATACCCAGAGCGTTTGGGCCATTAACCCCCAGAAAGGCACCCAACTATGACCAAGAAGAGCTCCAGCAAGCACCGCGGCACGCCACGTCGAGGAAACATCCTCCACGGTCTCGCCCGACTCATCCGCCCCCTTCTCGCTATCGTCGGGATCGTCAGCGGCATCATGGCATCGTTCGCACTCGCGGACGTGAACCGAGCCATCAGCATCAACGACGCTGTACTCGCCTCACACCCACCACAGGACGCGACCACCACCATCCCCAACCCACTCCCAGACGGCACCATCACCGCCCTCGTCTCCTCCCACGCAGGCAGCGCAGGCTACAGCCCCACCGCAGGAGTACTCATCGAACCCATCTGGCTCTTCCACCCACGCATGAGCTTCATCCTGGCCCTCGTTGCAGTTCTCGCGCTCGTATCCTGGATCACCAAACACAGCAGATGGAACACGCTCCCCTTCGTCCGCAAGTTCCACATCGAGGCTCCCAAGCCTCGCTGGTGGTGGGAGTTCACCGGCTACGCCGAAGTCCTCCTCCTCGTCAGCCTCACCGCCACCGTGATCTACACGCTCGGCAGATAGCACTCAGCACGACAAAGCGGCCCGGCACCCCACCATGGGGAACGCCGGGCCGCTTTCGTATGCGATCAGTCGCGGATCAGGGAGCCATCAGCGCCGATGCGCGCCGTGAGCTTGTAGGTGTAGCCCCACTTGTACTCCTTTTCCTTGTAGCCGAGGTCGTGGAGCAGCTGCATCCAGGACTCGTAGCCGCCCTTGGTGAGAGCGTCATGGAAACGCTCCAGATCATCCTCTGCGAGCTCAGGTGAAACCTCAACACGCTCAACGCTTGGGAGGATGGGCTCTCGCTCACCAAACGCGCCCAGAACATACGGCTCCGCACTGTAGATGACTGTCACTTCATGCTCGCCGGAGTCGAGTCCAAACTCAGACAGACGCTCCTTCAACGTGAACCGCTCGCGAGGCTTCCAGCCCTCGCAACGGTCCAGGCGCTCGCTCAGGTCGCGCACGGCAGCAAGCATCGGACGCGACGCTGCGATGGCCAATGCAGCAAGCTCGAGCGGCACGATGAACCGATCATCTTCCTCTTCGGCGGGCTTGACGTACTCGAACTCTGCGCCACAGCAGTCAAAGCCGATAGGCGCACTGAATCGCCGCTCCTGCGTAGCATCAGGGGTCACGGGAACCCGCAGAACAGCAACAACCTCCTCGCCATTGTTGTACTTGTCGTCAAAAGTCCACGTGAGGACCAGAACACCACCACGCAAGGCAGCTGAAACGCTGCGAAGAGGTCCAGCGTCAAATGTCACGTCAGACTCCTCGTTGAGATCTACCTCAAAGCACTGAGCGAAGGTCCGCGCAGCGTCCCTGTGAGAACCTGTTGCGATCAAGCAGTCCACAGCGATATGCGCATAGAGCCTAGGATTTCCTGAATCAATGGCTTGCTCGACATCGCGCTTGAGGAAGTCCGCGAACCAACTCCGAGTGGTCACGAAGTCAGGGTGTGCCTTCTCGTAGGCGGCGTAGTACTCCTGCTGAGCGGTCTCGAACCTGTCGTGAGCTTTCTTGAGGCTGGCGGGGATGTAGGTGGACATTGGGGCTCCTAACGTTCTGGGTGGTAGGGGAGGGTTAACGGTTGAGCTGCGATCTTCGAGCGATCACTCGTCGCCTAGCGACTTTCGACGCGCGCGCTTGATGGAAGGCGCGTAGGTGAACGCAAAGACGATGACGGGGAGTGAGCCCAGCACAGGGGCGAGCACTGCGACGAGGGCAACTGAGCTGGCCAGCGACATGTGGGGCACCTTCCTTCCCGATCAACATATCCACAGGAGTTGTGAACAAGTCTGAGCGTAGCATCCCAAAATGGACTATGCAAGCAGGATGACAGTCCAACATGGGAGGCGAGAGGAAACCTCCCGCCCCTCCACACGCACCTACCGGCCAATCGCGACCCGACCGCCGTCAACACGCTGCCGAGCCGGATCCCCCACGCCACTCTGATAACCGTCCACTTCACCTCGAGTCACATCACCGCGATCCAACTTCCTCCGACTCTTGCTGACGCGCAGCTGCGGGAACTCCTCGTTAATGCGACGCTCAGCGCGCGAAGCTCTCCCCACGACAACCAGCTCCTTCGACGTTCCCAACGCCTCTTCCCTCATAGCCGCGTAAACCCGAGCGGTAACGCCACGGAAGAACCCCAGCGTGTAGCCGCGCCGAAAACGAAGCCGATCAGACTGCGAATAGAACACTCTCTCCCGCAGGGCCTCCTTCAGGCCCACCTTGCACTGAATGAGCGCCGAGTTGAAGAGCTCACTCAAGAGCGCCAAGTCGCCCACAGTGCCAGCAATCGTAACCTGGCTTCTGCGAGGGCCTTCCTGAACGACGGCCATGCAGCTAAGAGCCTTCGCCAGGTTCGACAAACCGATCACGTGCATCGGCCCCATCGACCCGCGCCCACCCTCTACCCAGACGTTAATGAGCTGCACATCCTCCCTGGGCGAGTCCACGTCAGGAAGTGACTCGATCCTGTATTTCACCATGAGCTTTTCAGCACGCGCAGCCGCCACCTCGCGCTCAGAAGCAGACGCGCCCGGGTCCTCAGCCAAACGCAGAAAATGCCGAATCTGATCCTCAATTTTCACAGTACAAGTCCTTCCAGTAGCCAATCGCGCCCACTCGAGCGCCAGCGCATGCAGAGTATCAGCACCCACAGCAAGCGACCCCGTAACGACAGGCCATTACACACGCCCTCCATAGCTCAGTCACACAAGAGTCCACACTGGACCATTCAACTTGCGAACAAGTCCAAACTGGACTACGCTCCAAACTAAGAACCATCCAGAAAGAAGGAAGCTATGGAAATCTATGCAGACATAACAGACGAGGGTCTTCAGCCCTTCTACACGTACACGCTCGACGAGATCATCGAACAGTACGAGTACGACGGAAACCGTATGCCCATCGACAAGGTGTACATCCAATACGACGAGGACGAGTACTACCTCGAAGACCCCGCCGAAGTCGAAGCCGACGACCAACTCCTCACCGAGGATAAAGTCGAAGCAGCAATCGCCTGGCGTGAAGAGAAAAACGCGCGTCAAAAAGAACAGGAAGAAATGGAGCGTCGGGAGAAGGAGCGGGCGCTCGAGTTCGCAGAAAACCATCCCATCCGCTCTAGGATCATGGATCCTACCTGGTGGGCTGTAAACGGCTTTCCGGGATTGACATTCCTGGGATTTGGAGCTTTGTCGGTTTTTGTTATATACACGCTGCTTGCCCTCTATTTTGGCTAGCAGCCCTTCTCTTAGGTAAGAGGATACTGATCATGACTAAGAAAAACGCATTTGCAGATCACCTAATTTGGTTTCTACGAGCCCTAGGTCTGGCGGTCATTACCAACTTTCTGATGTTTGGGCTACTCATGGCTCCAATCCTTCTTGAAGGATGGAACTCGCTTTCGCAGATTCATCCGGCCTTTGTGGTCATGATGATTGTGAGCATTATTTTGTGCACGGTCGCAAGATTTATGAGTGACTTGGAGAGGCGAGACGAGCGGTGGAAAGCACGGCTTGAGCGTTGGAGAGCAGAGTGCGAAAATGCTTATCCACAGTGCTGCTGTCGATGCGCTTGCTGCCGCTGCCGTAACCGGCATTGAGGCATACCTTCTCGCACCCGTAATAAACAATAGAGCTGACTGATAGGAAATTTCTGATGACTAAGAAAAAAGCGTTCATTGAGCACTCAGTTAAGTTCGCGCTGTGGCTGGTCAAGGCGTGCATTGTTGTCTCTGCGCTCACCGGGGCTGTCATAGCGGCATCCATTTTCGTCTGGCAGGGCACAATGTTCCTTGTTAAGGAACATGGGATTCTCTGGGCACTTCCTGTACTTGTCTGCTCTGGCATGATCTTGCATCTCATGTGGTCTGAATGTTCGCAGTCGAAGCAAGAAGAAGCGAAGGTCGAACGCGGCAAAGCCGCCCCCGACAAGCCGGAGTCCCGGTGGCGCAAAGGCGCTCCCACCACCCTCACGAAAGTCCCGCTCAGTAGGTGGACGTTTGCCTCACTGACCATCTTGCGCCAGATCGAACTCGCACTCGGCTCCAACCGATTCTATGCGAGCGATACGCATGGGGCTCTTCTACGCGATCTACGCCCTGAGCAGCCTAACCCGGACGTATTCGTTAGTGCTACAAACTCTGCGGCCCTCCGCGAGTTCATCCGCAACGGAGGTAGAGCGCACAGAGTGAGGAGGGTCAACGGCGGTTGCGGAAAACCTATCATCAGTATCCCCGGTTACTCTGTCTGGTTCCGCTTCGCTAATGCAAATGATGAACTCGCAGGCCCTGCTCGGAGCATCAAGAGCGAAGCGCAAGCAGAAATCGACCGACGCGCCCTCGAGAACAAGAAGGAGGCCCACCGTGACTGATCCCCTGGAACTAGCCCCCAATGACCCGCACATGACGGCAGGATGGGAACCAGTCTGGATGCTCCCCACAACACCGCTGCCATGGCCCAAACCCATTGACCTGCCAATTGGTAAGGAAGATGAACGCCACTACCTAGGAAGGTAACGCCATCATGCCCACCGTCACCGAGCAAACCCTCACCATCCACGACCTGTACGCCATGCGCGACAGCATCGGCCTGTCCCGCAGCGAGTGCAAACAGCCTCCTCACCACCGCTCCCTGTTCGAGTGGGGGAAGGCCCAGCAGGCCTACTACCTCAACAACCTCACGGGAGGCATCACCAGCCCTCCCAAGGTCTTCATTTACGAGCCGTTCGCCGACTCCAGCAAGGCCGCAGTCTTGGATGGCCGTCAACGCCTCAAGGCCCTCTTCTCCTACCTGGACGGCAACTTCCCCACGGGAGAGACCGCTCCAGACGGTTGGGCAGGCAAGACCTACAAGCAGCTACAGGCAACGACACCGGAACTCGCAGACGCGCTCCTGCACACCCCCTGCCAGACCAGCGTCATCAACGCGACCTCCTACTGGGAAGCAGCCGTAGCCGTCTATCCGCAAATCTGCGGACACACTCGCGAAACCGTATCGAACGAGCAGCAGATGCTCATGCACTATCTCGACACCAACGACGGCATCTTCGCAGACAAGGAGTTCTGCGACCGGAAAGTGGGGGACCTGAAAAAGAGCATCAATGGGATCGAGTTCCGCTACACGGGACTGCGAGTTCCAGTCCCCCAGCTTTCACCTCGCGAGTACTCAAAGACCGTAGAGTGGCAAATCAGAGCCACCGAGTTCGTCGCCAGACACCACCACAGAGGAGTAATCCCATGCTGAGCACATTCATTATCCCTGACCCGGCAACTGTCCCCGATGACTACGACCTTCCGACAGAGCTCACCGTCCGCGGCCTCCCTACACGCTGGATCGGCGAGTTCTGTGAGCACACCGGAAACGATGTCCGCATCGCCTTCTACGACCAGGCCTACGGATACGACACAGAGGAAGACGGCGGCGACGCGCTCGTATGGAACCCTGACACTCATGAGGTCTGGTACCTGTCCAGAGGTGACGTAGAAGCCGCGCAGCGCATCAACCCCGGCACCCCGCTCACGCACCTGCGCTACTCGTACTACATCATGAGCGAGGACATGGGCCGGGATCTCGGCGCACTCCAGCGTGAAGGCCTCGCCTGCCAAATCTGCGCCAGCCACCTCGATGGAACCGACATGGAATCAGCCATCGACATCCTGGACTGTTACGGAGAGTACGGCAATCTCGCCTACCCCGGCGACATGATCGTCTACGCCGACGGAGTGCTCTACGAAACGATCCCAGAGGACGTGCACGAAGCCGTCAAAGCAGCATCCTAAACTCGCCACATACGCGAAGCTCCCCTCCCCACTGAACACTAGGGGAGGGGCGCTTCCGCATGTGGAGCCTTGTCAAAAGTAAGTGCACCTTATGGACTTGTGTCAACTTGCAGCAGTCCAATATGGGATATAAGCTGTTGGGTAGAAAGGAGGCCTCTCTATGGTCGCACGCAAGGCGATTCTCGCCCTCGACTTCGACGAAGTGTTCATCCTCGCCCCTGGCACCCCAACTGCGAAAGGGGCGTACCCGGATCGCGCCCGCACCCTGGTCACGGTCAAGCTCGACAGCGGACTCGTGGGCACCGGGGATGTCTGGTACTCGCCCCGCATGATCGAAGCCCTCAACGTCATCGTCGGCGACGCGGACAAGATCCTCCTCGCCTCATCATGGGGCAAAGCGAGCATGAAAGCGGTGAAGGCCGTGGGCCTGCACCTCCCGCGCCGAAAGACCGTCAACCTGTTCCCGCACCTCACGCCGGGAGCTATCGACCAGGAGTGCAAGCTCCGCCGTGCCCACGATCTCATTCTCGACTATCTCACCGACACGGACACCCGCATCGTGTGGGTGGACGATCAACACCCCCGAGGATACGGGCAGGTAGATGGCATCCACACCATCGGTACCGACCCCATCACTGGGCTAACCAGAGCAGACCTCGCGCACATCCGCGACGTGCTCTTCTACTGATCTACTGAAAGGAATCATGTCATGACGCTAACCCTCAAGTGGGCGAACGGCACCTGCACAGGCGACCTCGAACAGGTTGCGAGCCTCGTCCATGCCATCACCCAGAAGAAGCCCTGGACCCAGACAGTGCCTAAGAATGGTGGACTCGTCGTGTGGCAGAAGTGGGACAAGTCAGAAATCCTGTACTCCGACGATGACCCCACCATCGCGGACGACCTCGCTGACCTCCTCGCCGACCATCTGGGAGTCCCCCACGACGAGGTGACCATCAAGCCTGATCCTCGCGATGAGTCGCAGCTGACCGCCAGCGAACTACGCGCACGACGGCTCCAGGCTCACCTCAGCAAGGCCGATCTCGCTGAGATGTGCGGCGTGAACAAGTGGACAGTGCGTAACTGGGAGCAGGGCGTGCGAACCGTTATCCCCACCCGAGTCATGCGTATCTTCCAGCGCATCAACTCCTCCAAGAAGGAAGCTCGCGCATCTGTGCAGGCAGAGGAAGCTCTGTTGGCACTCGCCCAGAAGAACAACCCTGCAAAGGACGGGCCCGAGCAGTATGCCGTCTACGCGCCCGGCGATCAGGCGTACACAACCCTCTGGCCTAACGCTGCGATCAGCGCCGACGTGTGGCGCGATGCCGTCATCGAAACCGGGTGTTTCCGCACCGTTGCAAGCGACTACGAGGCGCGATTCATGGGCCTTAAGCTCATGACCATTGAGCCACCACGAACACAGAAAGAACAGAAGTCATGAGAGCCGCGCCAGCGCCACAACAACCAGAGCAGCCCACCCTCGAGACCGCCTGGGTAGAAGAAAGCGAGAACACGCCCGCGCCATCACCTAAGCGCGCCATCATCGTCATCCTCATCGCCGTCGTCGCCCTCATCGCGTCAGGTGTCGCCGCATGGGTGCTGAGCACCCCACAGCCGCAAACGCCCGCGCCCCAGCCTGCGGCCACGCAGGAGGCGCGCGCGTACACGGCCAGCGACTACGAGGAAAACCGCGAAACCTGCCGAGAGATGTACGAGACCCGCGACCTCCAGCTCTACTGGTCGTGCGTCGTCGGCGACATCCGCCTCGGACAGGAAACCGACCCGGCGGTCCCGCTCGCGGATCTGCCGCCTGTTCGACTAGCGCCCAAGGCCAGCCTCGGAGGCCAAACCGACATCACCTTCGCGCCCGACGCAACCGCGCGTTGCTACGCCACCGGCTACTGCCTCACCGACGCAACCTTCAACGCCAGCCACACCAACGTCAAGGTCATGTTCACGCGAGGAGACGGCGACATCATGGGCTTGTTCGTCCCCACAACGGACGCGCCCACCGTCATGACTCAGGAAGTCCTCGCACCCTACATGCCCACCGGAGCCGCACCGGACCCCACCGTCCGCCAAGCGACCCTCAGTCGCATCCACATGGGAGGCACCACTCTCGTCGGCTACGTGTTCTCACAGCCCCGCTACTGCGGCGACACCCCCGACGAGTGCTCCGTGAAGTACACGGCCCGCACCCCCATCCCCTTCACGGGCACCACCCACATCACCACCCAAGCCGAAGCCCAGAACTGAGAGAGGTCGTCATGGCAGTTGAGAGCACGATCTTCGAGCACTACGCGCCCGTTGGTGAAAACATGCGCATCCTTCAGGGCAACTACTTCGCAGAGGTCGGCGACGAGCTCGATGAGGCCGAAGGTCGAAGAATGTGGATGGTGCCGGTCAGGTTGGAATGCCCTCATCACTCTCTGTAGCCACAAGCGCGCAAGCACGCGCGCGGACAGGGTACTCGCCAGAAAAACAGTCACCGACCACCATGAAAACGAGAAAAGAAAGGCGACACAAGTGAGCGCCGTAACCATATACGCAGCCACACGCCTGCTACGTAACCTGCAAGACTCGGAAGAACAGTGTTCAACCAACAACAACACTGAGAGTACGCCCATCACGCCCGAACTCATCGTCACCAGAACTGGGGGCGCACCAACAACACCCACCGCCGTCCACACCGAAAACACCCCCACCAACAACAACGCTGAGGACACCCCCGCCACACCCGCGCACTCGTGGCGCTACAACGCCATGTACGCTGCCACATTCACGCTATCAGCGCTCCTGTCCTACGTTGCCATTGAGGCAATGCGCAAGCATGGCCGGGGCCGCAACTAAGCGCACACACGGCGCGCCACCCGCATCACTCCAACCCGAAACCCAGAAACGAGAGACCATGGCAGTCGAGAGAACACTCATTGAGCACTACGCTCCAAGCAGTGACTTCGCGCGCTTCCTTCAGGGCCGCTACGTCACGGAGATCGACGACGAGTTCGACACCATCACACTCGACAACGGCACGACCCTCGAAATCGAAGGCAACGAAGGCTGCGCATGGTGCCGGTCAGGCTGGTACGAGCTCATCAACGTCTTCAAGCAGGGCACCAGTAGCGCCCGCATTATGAGCGCCCACGTCGCCTGTGACATCGACGAAGAGAGCGACGATGAGAGCGAGGACAGGGCAGTGGACCCGCACGTCTACACCCTGTTCGTCATGGTGGACGGAAACTCTGGGTTCCTGCCTCTCGCGACGATCCGCGGCGACGACGGAGGGGGTGGCTACGGCACCGGGTTCAGGATCTTCGCGAACGTCGTGACCTCGCCGCCTTCTGCGACGCGCCAAGACCTCGCCAACGCCACAGCAGGAGGCCACTATCCGCTCACCGACACGACGGGAGACGTGCTCACCTTCGTCGCACGCATCCTCCACGACACGCACGGAGCTAACGTGCCCGTCCGCATCTGCGGAGATGCGGCAACCCGCTTCCATGTGGACCTTCTGGACATGCGCGACGAGGGCGACAAGGAAATCGGCCTGCCCTACAGGCACACGTTCCACCACCTCGAGAACGGCCTCACGCTCCTGTGGCACAAAGACGCAGACGACAGCTTCACGTTCGTCCTCCGAGACCTAAGAGCCCACCCCGGAGGGCTCGACGTGTACGCGCGAAACCTCAGCGCCTTCCTGAACGCCATCCACAAGCGCACACAGCACACCGAAGTCGTCCGGTTCGTTGCCTCATCAGCATCCCGCGCCAACTACCTCACCGTAGACGGCGAACGCATCCCCTCATGCGGTTTCCTCCTGTCCGAGCTCGACGGCACCTACATGTACGCCGAACAGGAACGATCTGACCAACTCGACAAGCCAAGCCAATACGTCATGAACCAGAAAACCGGCAGAGAAATGCGCTACACCACAAACCTGCGCACCATCAAGCCGCTCGCCCACGGTCAGGGCCTCCTCGTCACTACAAGCGCCACAAAGGACGTGTGGACGCTCTAGTGGATGCTCATACGGTGAACAGTCCGCGCACGAAAGGAAACCGTCATCATGGCGCTCATCAACAAGGACACGCGCATCGCGCGATACTCAGCCGAAGAAGGCGTGGGCTGGGTGCCCCTCGTCCCCGGCCTGGACACGTCCCCGTCATTCGACAAGTACCTGGAAGAAACTGCCTACTACGTCAACGACTACAGCGACCGTGGCGAAGGAAACCTGCTCCGAGACTCACTCCTGGACCCTCTGGGCCCCGTGTGGGACGACATGAACGAAGAGTTCCTACTCGACCTCTACGAGGGCTGGGACCACATCCCCATGGTCAGCCCAGACACGCCCGTCTTCGCGTTCACTGAGGGGAAGGCCGCAACGTCAGCGCCCCTGTCGAAGGCCATCAGCTCACCCCTCATCGGAGGAGGCGAAACCCTCGCCCTGAAAGTCCTCCACCTAGCCGCCGACAGTCGAAACATCTACGTCCCCGACAACGCGACCGTGTACGACGTGCTGAACCTCATCAGCATGGCAACGAACAGCCCCCTCTGGGCACTCAACTGCCTCCTACGCGCCCAAAACACGCAGGCCTTCCCCCAGCTCACGCTCGGCTACCACGAGAACCAACGCGAAAGCAGCTGGATCGCCGCCACCCACAACAGCGGATACGCCTGCGCCTTCGACCTCCTCGACCAAGACCTCCGACGCGACTACGGCGTGAACTACGTGATCGTCCCCGACGACGACCACAACGACTACTTCTACACCAGCAACAAGTATCGCGACAAGAACATGAAGTGCCTGCGATACAAGGAAAACGGCGTAGTCGGAGACGCTATCGAACTGATCGACCTCGACGGCGGCAACGCATACCCCAACCTCCACGGGTGCCAGCCCGAAACACGAATGCCGGAACTCCTGCGCCTCGACAAGTACCTCGCAACGATGAAAAACCTACCCCAAGGCACCCAGGTTCCCATCGCGATCTACTCCACCAACAAGGGAGACACAATCACCGTCAACGGCACCCGCATCCCCGCCTTCAAGATCGTCGCAGAAGACCTCTACGAGCGCTGCGAACTCTACGACCGCACCGACTTCCGAGTCATGCGGAAACCCGTCCGCTCATACGGTCGCTTCCAACTGCGCCCACAGTTCGGCCCCCACATCCTCACCCCCACCCCCAGCGGGAACGCTGTCCTCGCACACATCCAGAAGCAACGGTGACACCATGCGCATCAACAACAAGTCCATCTTCCCCTACCGAGGGAAGTACGGGTCGCGCCCACCCCTCAACTTCGGGCGCACCAAAACCCACATGCAAAGCCCCACTGGCACGAACATCCTCCTCACCGACGCATACGACGGCCTCATCGGCCCCGTCTGGATCGCCATTCCCGACCCCACGTTCAGCGACCCCGACACAATGCCGGTTCCCCCCTACAAAATCGCCGTAGACCTACACGCCCGCGAAGTAATCAACCAGACAGTCACCCCCCAGGTTGAGATCGTGGCCTACGCGCGTACACACATGTCCCCCACGTCTGCGATGCAGGCCAGCATCGACGCGATTGTTCACTTTCCAGGTGGCGGAGCTGGGCTCGCTGAGGTCGCAAAAACGCGAGACAACCCCAACGGCCCCGGCAAGGTGACACACACATCGACCCTAAAGGCAGACAGTCACCTCGTAATTGGAGCCAACGAGGTCTGGCCAGTAGACCCGATCCCCGTGCACACATGGTCAGTCCGCAAGCCCGTGTACGTCCTCCACGCAGACGACGTGAAGAACATGTCCGACAAGACACTCGACCTCATCCTCCGACGTACCCCGTCCGTATTAGCACACAACCGAGGACGCGAGTACGGCGAAATCTGGGACGAAGAACTCGAACAAGACACGACCGACTGGGACACCCCCTTCCTCCTGCGCATCCTCGCGCGCAGCATCAGTGGAAACACCAAGGCTGGACGATCAGACACCCAAACCAACGGCCTGTGGACGTACTGGGTGAGCCGCGACGGGCGCAAGCCTCGAAAACTCGCCGACTTCACCAACCCGCTGGTCTACACTGGAGCGACCCTCAGCTTCCTCGCCTGGAGCGCATACGGAAACCTCGAGGAAGACCTCGCAAGAAAGACAGAAGACCTGCTCCACTAAGCCCCGAAAGGGAACCCACATGCTCACACGCGCCCGACGAGTACTCCTCGCCCTCATTGCCGCGGCCACCGTCATGCTGCCACTCACCCCGGCTCCCGCATACGCTCTCCCAGCCAATCCCAACGTCTCCGATGAGGTCATCGAGGCGAACTGGGCGACCCTATCCGCAGAGCAGCAGGAGACAGCCAAGCAGGTGGTCGCAGAAGCCAAAGCGGAAGGCTACTCGGCAGAAGCAGCAGCGGCCATCGCCGGTAACTTCTGGCGTGAGTCCCACTTCAACGTGGACGCAGTAAACGCCTCGTCGGGCGCGTGCGGCATGTACCAGGCCCTCGGAGACAGACAAACCCTCCTCTTCACCTACAACGGAGTCTCCGGCTGTTCTGGCCTCAAAGCCAAAGAAACCACCCAGGCCGCGCTCGCGGACGGGCGCAGTGAATGGCTCGGATGGCCCACCACCAGCAGCATTTATGGCGGCATGGCCTCCTACGCGCTCAACGAAGCCGGCGTTTGGGGCATCACCGGCGGCACCGCCCCCTCCGCCGACGACTCTTTCGGGAGCCTCGAAGGCTTCAAGAGTACCGACAACTGGTACTTCGCGACGTGGATCTGGATGACGAACTGGGAAGCCCCCGGCGCAGCTGAAGCAGGCTTCATGGAACGAGCCTCCTACGCGGCGACAGTCCTCAAGAAAGTCGGCAACACCGACCCCGCCGCAAAGTCCACCACAAGCGGCGCACAGTCCGGCTCAACCGGGGGAGTCCTCGACGAGTGGTCCCTCCCTGGGATGCCCAAGAAGCCCGAAATCGCTAAAGGCCAGTCCCTCACGTTCGCAGACGGCTCGCAGCTCACGGCGAAGCAGCGCGCAAACGCCTCCGACCTGAAAACGCAGCTCGAAGAAGAACGGGACCGAGAAGCGGCTGAGTCCGCTCGAACATGGGTCGCCGTCGTCGGTGTCGTCCTGTTTGTCTACGCTCTCGTCATCCTCCTGTCCCTCCTGATCGACCTGTCGTTCCCGCTGTTCTCTGTCCTCAAGGGTGTGACCTTTGGGCGGATCAAGTACTCGCCGCTACCAGCTGACGAGCGCCCGAAAGGCACCTACGGAGTCGCTGGAGTCCTAGCCACCTGTTTCGCCTTCGCAGCCCTCGGTGCCCTCATCTTCACGGGCGTGATCCAAACCTGGCTCGCGCACCTCGTCATCGCCCTCACCTCCTGAAAGGAACCCTCCCATGACCCGCCAGTCCGAAACCGACTTCGCCACAACCCTCGTCACCAAGTACGGGCAGCAATGCGCCGAGCTCTTCGCCCTGTTCCTCCACACCATCCCCCTCGGGTGCTCATGGGCATTCCTGCACCCCCAGCAGGTCGAAGACCTCGGCCTACCCTACAACCCAGAAGGCCCCGTCCCCCTCATCTGGGATCCCCAACACAAGACGGTCACCACTCGCACCACCACCAACGCGAACGCCTCCACCCTGACGTTCGTCCTCATCCCCGTCGTCGGAGGCTTCATCCTCGAGACCGCCTACAGCGTCGCCGTCAACGTCATCGAGCAGTGCGGGGGACTCTACGACGAAGACATCCTCACAGCAGCGGGGGAGAGCCGCACCAAAGCCAAGGAACTGTTCACCAAGCGCCTCGAAAAAGCAATCAACGACGGTGGCGAGCTCCGCTTCGGCTACTACTGCGTCAACGGCTCCCAAACGATCACCATGAACGGTGTCGCCTACCCCGCCTACTCGCTCCCACTACGCGCCATCGCCGAAATCGCAGCACAACAGGGCCTCTCCTTCCGCGTCCCCCAACACGCCCCAATCCACGCCTCCACCGTCGCCGCAAGCCCCTGGGACACCCTCTCCCGATCAGTTGCAGCCCCCTCCGGCAACGCAATCCTCGGAGCACTCACCCGCTGAAAGACCACGCCATGTTCATCCATATTCCAGAACCCAGACCCCGTGAGGGCATCGACCCTGCCCTCGAACTCCAGATCCGCGCCCGACTGGACAACGCCTCGACAGAACCCGCCAGTGAAGCTGTCACCATCAGCTCACCCCAATACAACACCTTCATCGCGCAATGCACAGAAGCTCTCCAACGTGACAAGTCAATCGACCTCGAAGTTGCCCCCGCGAGCGCAAGCGACGCTGAAACCATCACCATCGTCAACGACTCCGGCATCACCGTCGAAGACATGCGAGAAACCCTGAGCGACCTCATCGGAGACGCACCCGACATCGGAGTCACGATCAGCGTCAACGACGGCCAGTACACCATCACTCTGACCACCGTCCCCGACCTGCCCGTCCTCGAGGCCCACGTCGAAACACTTACCTGGTCCACAGTCGGCCACACCCTCACGCCCACCATCCACACAACAACGGGAACCGAGATCCCCGTATGGACCCCAGCAGTCCTCGAACAAACAGAAGCCTACCCAGGTGGGACCGTCCGCTACGTTGATACCACCTATGGGCCGATCCCCTGCACCCCCCAGGGGACCGTCATTATCAACGCTGCCATCGCGACTTCAATACACCACGCCCGCGTGTAACACTCCTTCCGCCTCCCTTCCAGTTGGTACCCTTAAAGAAACTAGGGCAAAAGCCCCGGTTACGGCTCCCACAGGAAGGGAGGCGCTGTGCGCCGCTACATCGAACAAACCACACAGCCCGACGGGACCGTCATCGAGACCCCCGTTGGCGGCATCATCCTCACCGAGCGCGAATACCAGGAACAGCGCGACCAGCTCGAAGCGCTCATCGTCACCGCCGACACCTTCCTCCAGCAAGCACAGACAGCGCTCGACTCCCTCATGGATACGTACAAGGCGCAGCGCCCCATTGACAGGACGTACCTCAAGGCCTTCGGCCTCGAAGACGATCCGCAGCCCGAAACGATCCTCCCCTAAGCCCTGCACCCTGCACGCAACCACCACCACACGCGAAAGGCTCCCCATGAACTACGACGACATCGACGAGACGACAGAAGACACCATCGTCCTGGACCTCGACGACGACACCACCGACCCTGACGACCTCGACGAAGCCGACCTTGAGACCCCAGAAGAGGACGAGGATGACTACGACGAATACGAGGACGACGATGAAGACGACTATGACGACGAAGATGAGGATGACGTAGCCTCAACTCCTGTCACCACCTTCGCCCTCGCCCCACTACGAGACGACACCGACGAGCCCTCCGAGTCTGACGACGATGAAACGCCCGACGACGATGCCGACCTCGACGAGGACTCTGACGACGAAACCAGCACCAACAACGAGGCCACTCCCTTCCGCATCGACATCGACACAGACGGCCTCGACACTGCAGCGGTCGAAGCGATCAGCAGCGTCAACGACGTGGTGACCGTCAAGAGCGACACGTACTCCGTCCACTACACCCACATCAGCCCACACCAGGTAGTTGGCACCAAGCCCATCAAGGACTACCGAGCCGACACCTACAGCGGCCTCTTCAACGTCGTCCGCGAAATGAAGGTCATCGTCCCCATCGTCGTGACTCCACTCGCTGAGTACTCCGACTTCCTTGCCGACAACAACATCACCACCGGCGCAGAAGCCGACGAGCTCGGCTATGCGGGCCCACGCTACCGAGTCCTCGACGGCTGGCGGCGTGTTTTCGCGTCCCTCAAGAACAACCAAGACGAGATCCCCGCCGTCATCATCACCTTCCACGACCCCGAGGTTGGACGCGACCTCGCCAACCTCATGCACCTGGTCCTCAACCGCGCCCAGAAGCACACGTGGCCTGAGAAGTGGTCGATGCTGAAGGTGATGGAAGAGTCCTACAGCCTCACCCCATCCATGCTCGACTGGCTCCTCAACCTCGACGCAGGCGACTCCATGCGCCTCAAGGAAGTCATGCTCGCCGAGTACCCCGAGGTGACGGAGGACTTCCTGTCGGGCAAGAAAGACCTCATGCGCTCCTACAAGGCCCTCGAAAAGCTCCGCAAGGCAGAAGCGAACCCCACGGCAGGCGACGACGACCGGAAGATCTCCAGCGTTGACGAAGCTAGCGACCTCGCAACCGACGACACAGACGACGCGCCACTCAGCGACGAGGAAGTCAAGAACCTCCTCGAAATGGGCGACGAACTCCGCGAAGTCCGCGACCTCCTCAACAAGGAAGCCGACACCGACGACACCGGCATCGACGACGACAACTACGGCGGCGACCCAATCCCCGAAAACGCAGCCGAACAGGTCGGCTTCGAGGGCGGCGACGACGACGAGGACATGTTCGGCGAAGTTGACGAGAACACCGTCCAGGACACGAAGGACCGCAAGCCCCTCTCCAAGGAGCTACGCACAGCGATCCTCGCGCGCGACGAGTTCACCTGCCAGGCCTGCGGCTACGGCAAGGGCATCACGTCCATGGTCCACCTCGGACAGCTCGAAGCCCACCACAAGACCAGCGTCTACGTGGGCGGCTCCGACGCGATGAGCAACTTCGTGACCCTCTGCCAGCGCTGCCACGGCCTCGTACACATCCTCGCCGGCTTCAACGCCAAGATCGGCATGACCAAGGAAGAGTTCGAGAACGTCCCAGACAACGACCAGACAATGTTCCGCGTCTGCATCAAGCTCGCAAAGGTCATCCTTAAGGCCGAAGAGGAAACCGGCAAGGCACTCAGAAAGTACAAGCCTGTACGTAACCCGTTCTGGGAGCAGCAGAAGCAGGCGCAAGATGTTGTCAAGACCCTAAAGGGTGAGGAAGCATTGGAGGACACAGCAGAATGACGACGTGGGTTTACTTCCAGCGGCCAGGATTCAGCCTCTACCAGGAGGACGGCGGCGTACTCACATCCACCGCTCAGACCGTCAAGCGCGCCCAAGACCTGCGCAACATGGCAGCGCGACGCGCGCCCAACCTACAAGCAGCCCCATACAACCCAGCAGGCTACGAGTACTGCGCCTTCGACGGGCAGCGAGTTGTCAACCTGTTCGCCCGCGACGACCTAGCCATCACGCCCCGCACCGTCATCAAGACAGACCAGGGCAGCAAGACGCTCGCGCAGGTTCTCGACAACTACGAGATCACCGACCGGGGTATCGACCCCAAGGCCGCGGCATGGGACATCCAAGCCCTCCGCGAGGCCGTCAACTACGCCAACGCCTACACGCTCACCCGCCTCGATACGCGCGCCTCTGGCCCATTTGGCGCAGCCGGACCCACACGACCCGACTACTGGACCCTCACGCGCCCAGACACCGACACCGAGTGCACCCTGCGCACGTGTTACCGCACACAGGAAGGCTCCCTAGCGCACAAGCCAACCCTCGAAGCCAGCATCGACAGCTCCGACTACTTCCTCGTCTCCCTCCCCAAGGACTGCATCCCCCTATTCGACGGAACCGGAACGACACCCACGCAGGACACGCTACGAACGCTCGCCCGAGCAGTAGATGACGCAGCCACCGACCCCTTCTGCCTCGAGCGCGACATCCAGGGCGTAGCGTATGCCCTCACCCGAGGCGGTGCACGTCTCGAGTTCTACCTCGAAAACGTCGGCTCCTTCACCTATACGAACAGTGACCTCGTAGCACACGAAACCCATGGCGACCCCGCATACACGATGGGCCGCTCGATGCTCGTCAAGAACGCACTTAAGAACTACAGCAAGTTGGGCCTCGTCGGCGTGTACTTTATCGTCGATGCTCTTGTCCGACAGAGAGTCTGGAACTCCGGCCCCTCCTTATGGTCAGAGTTCGCTGAGGGGTATCGAGCCGCCTGCAACGGCAGATTGGACGTGTGTGCTGACGCGCTCCCCCTATACGTGCCATCGCGCAGCACGCACCCCGAAACGCGACGCAACGACCCCTACAGCACCTACTACAGCTACGTCGCGCACTACAGAAACCTCATCAAGGCCGACGCAGCCAAGATGGCCCAACGGGCAAACTAGGCCACCATGAACACTCCTCGCAGCGCCATCGCGCGACACAACGCCCGCCAGGCACACACCCATGAGGCGCGCAGCCGACTCGAATGGGCGGCAGAAGTGCACGCCATCCTTGAAGCCGCCGCCACCACCTTCGACGAAACCATGACCCGCCAGCAGATCGTGGTCCCCGCGAACCGCACGCGCGGCCCAGTGCAAGCACGAGGCATCCTGGACATGTGCCAGGCCCTCAGCATCGTAGGCATGGCTACCAGCACTCCAACCGGCGATATCATCCTCACCCTCGCCGGCCACGCCGACCGAATGCAAGCAGCACTCCACCTCGCCCACAGCTACCTCGAGGCCGAACACCTACACCTCAGCCGAGCACACACCGACCGCCCCGGCGTAACCCTCAGCCCCGCCAAGGCGCGCCAAAAAACCTACGGGATACTCCTGAGTGCAGCAGCCGAAGCCTCCACCATCATCCGCACAACCCGCCCCTTCAACGTGCCACTCGACCGGGAGGATGTTGAAGCGGCGCACGCAGTCCTCAGTCAGGGGTGGGTCGGATCAGCCTACCGAGAGCAGCCCCTCCTAGCTGCCGAAGAAGGGTGTCGCGAGTATGAGAGAATCTATCTCTCGGTTAGTCAAAAACCCCTCGTCAAGTCGTACAGAAAGAACAGCCCGCGATGAACCCACTCCGCACGCCCCGTCACCTCCATCGAGCGTGGCGGGGCTCCGTCGCCCTCACCTTCCTCCTTGCCCTCGTTCTCACGTTCTTCGCACACCCCGCTAAGGCGTTCACCGAAGACCAGGGACACAACCTCAAGGCCAAGCCCTCCACCTGGTGCCAGTGGTGCGCCGACAGTGACTTCGGGTACGACCCAAACGAAGAGCGCGGCATGATTACCAACGCCGGAGCAACCATGGGCGAGGCGGCGTGCGGTAACTTCTCCTTCGCATTCATGGAACTTCGCGCGGGAGTTAAAGCCCGCGGCTCCTACACCGTCAACGACATGCGCGCCGAAGCCATCAAACTGATGCAGGCAGGCAAAGATAGCCCATTCAGCGATGACGGTTGGCTCTATCAGCTCAATCCCGAAGGCTTCGCCCAGGGAGTCTCCAACATGACCGGCGGACAGCTCACCGTCGAAGTCCAAGGCGACACCAGCGGAGCGGGACTGGGAGCCAACAAGTTCACCGAAGACGACGTGCGCCAAGCCATGAACGACGGCTACTTCGTCATCTTCATGGTCCAAACCGACACCGGCGGACGACACTGGATCGCCGGCGACTACGTGGAAGGCAACACCGTCCACACCATAGACTCAGGACGACCCCTCACCACCCTCGACCGCTCCCAATACCCCGGCGGTATCGGCCCAATCCTCAAGTTCTCCCGCACCGACGGCAAGAAACTCCAAGACCTCCCCACCATCGACGACGCAGCCACCAGCGTCGGCGGCAACAACAGCGGTGACACCGCCACCGCAACCGACACCGGCATCATCAGCGACCTCGACCTACCCGGTATGCCACCTCGCACCGTCGGACAAAACCACCAGCTCTCCGAAGCCGACAAGCTCGCCTTCGCGAAAGACACCCTCAAGTTCGCTAACTACACGAACCTGAACACCACACAGAAAGACAACGTTGACCAGATCGTCGCACAGCGACAGCTCGAACAAGACCGCAAAGTATCGGACTGGTTCAGCACCGGCGCAGCCGTCATCGGCATCATCCTGTTCCTGTACGCCCTCGTCATCGTCCTCGCATTCCTGTTCGACCTCGCCTTCCCACTGTTCTCTCTCCTCAAGATCGCGACAGCCGGCTCCCTGACTGTGCATCACGAGTCGCAAAGCCGTGCGGGCGTGAAAGAGCTGGGAGCTCCACCTCGAGGCCGTTGGGCGACATGGGGGAATGTGTTTGTGACTGCCGGGCTGGTCGCAGCGTTGGGTGGTTTGCTCATCAGCGGGACGCTGGTTAGGTGGGTTGCGTTGTTCGTGCAGATGCTCTACATGTGACAGGTGAGCATAACCCCTGCATACCTGTGATCTAGTTAACCAGTTTCCGGGTTGCGCACACAAAACAACCCGGCCTACACTAAACCCATCACAAACAACACATAATTTAAGAGCGTCCCCTGAACCGCCCTGGATCAGGGGAGCACCCCGGAAAGGTGCCCGAGTGGCTGAAGGGGCCTCCCTGCTAAGGAGGTAAACAGAGGAATCTGTTTCGCGGGTTCGAATCCCGCTCTTTCCGCAGGACGCGAGAAGCGCCTGAGTCGAGTTACTTCATTTGGATCGAAACTACACTCGACTCAACTTTTTCTCTCGCGTCCCCCACTTTTGCCCAAAACACAACCAGAACCCAGAAAGGAGAGCGTCATGGCGCGCATGAATACCCGAGGCACGAAGCCTCGCAACATGGCTACCACTCCCGTCAACACGACGACGGGACGGGCCTTCACCGCAGAAGGTGGAATGGGGTGGCAGCGCACCCCCAAGGGTGAGCTGTTCCTCGCCGCCGTGACCTCCCTCAATGAGGACACGTTCTACGAGACCGCCGATGAGCGCGTCAACCGTATCCAGGCCCTCGCCACGGATCCCGAGATCGTCAACAGCCCCGAGTGGGCGCTCGGCATGGTCCGCTGGCTCCGCCAGGAAGTCGGCCTCCGCTCGATCCCCGGCGTTGTCGCTATGACCGTCGTTAAGGCGCGCCTGGACGCTGGCCTGACCGGCACGAACCGTCAGATTATCGAAGCGGCTATCGGTCGCCTCGACGAGGCCTCTGACATGATCGCCGGGTGGATGAACCTGTACGGGCGCAACATCCCATCCTGCGTGCGCCGTGGCGTTGCCGACGCGCTGCGCGCACGACTGTCCGAGCGTTCCTACCTCAAGTGGGTGGGCCGCATGAACTCGGGGAGCGTCAGCCTTCGGGATGTCGTCAACCTGACGCACCCCAAGCCGAAGGGTAAGACGCAGGAAGCGCTCATCAAGCTCGTGCTCGACGAGTCCTACGGCAAGAAAGGCGACGACAAGCAGCTGCCCGTCATCCGAGCTCGCCGCCACTTCCTCGCCATGGACCGTGACGCGCAGATTAGCGCCCTCACCGGCCCGGACGCGAAGGATGTCATCCGTAAGGCTGCGCTCACCCACGAGGTGATCGCAGGCGCAATCGGGACGATCCCCGCCGACGTGTGGGAAACCCTCGTTCCCAACATGGGCTACATGGCCCTGCGGATGAACCTCCGACGCATCGAGGCATCAGGCGTGAGCCGTTCTCTGATCGCCACGATCAACGAGCGCCTGAGCGACGTGGAAGAGGCTGCGAAGTCTCGCACCATGCCGGTCGCATTCTACGCAGCGTACAAGAATGCGCCGCTGGCTTTCGCCGCCGCCCTCCAGGACGCAGCGAACGCTTCTCTCGAGAACGTTCCCGCCCTTAAGGGGCGCACGCTGGTCCTCCTGGACCGCTCCGGCTCGATGTCTAGCATCTTGTCGGCGAAGTCGTCACTGACCTGTCAGGATGCAGCCAACGTGTTCGCGTCGGCGCTCGCCCTTCGTGGCGAGAACGTCCGCGTGGTCGCGTTCGACACTCACATGGAGGACGTGCAGGTCAACAGCTCAGATCTGCTCCGCGTCGTGGAGCAGATGCCCGCCCCTAGGGGTGGCACCTACACGCCCAGCGCTATCGCTTACGCACACGATGGCGGTCGTCAGTACGACCGTATCGTCATCCTGACGGACGAGCAGTACTGGGGCAACTCTGTGGATAGCACGCTGGACATCTACGCCCCCGGCGTTCCGGTGTTCACGTGGAACCTCGCAGGCTATAGGACGGCACAGATGGAAGCGCGCGAGGGTCGCTGGACCTTCGGAGGCCTCTCCGACAAGGGCTTCCAGATGATTCCCCTCCTTGAGCGAGGCATCGGCCAGTCCTGGCCCTGGGAGTAACCACCCACCCAGGGGCCTCACCCAACACTCCCACCACAGGATGAGGCCCCACCAACGCCCCTATAGCTCAGTTGGTTAGAGCTGCGGACTTTTAATCCGAGGGTCGCAGGTTCGAGTCCTGCTGGGGGCACTCAGTGAAAAACTGAACATGGCGGGGTGCGCGAGCGGACGAAGCGAGCAGTCTTGAAAACTGTAGCACCGGAAGGTGCCCAGGGTTCGAATCCCTGTCCCGCCGCCAACAACTGAACATGGTCCTATGGGGTAGCGGTCAGCCCGCCAGATTTTCACTCTGGCGACCCGAGTTCGACTCTCGGTAGGACTACTCCGATCCGGTGTAGCTCAATGGACAGAGCGGGGGACTTCTAATCCCAAGGTTGCAGGTTCGAGCCCTGTCACCGGAACTCCAACAACTAAATAACCCACTGAGGGTCGTTGGCTGAGCGGCGAAAGCATCCGGCTGTAAACCGGACACAGGGTAGCCAGTCCCACACCGCAGGTTCGAGTCCTGC